GTTAGCAAATCCTTTATTTGCGAAATTCTGGCAGATATTGCTTGCGATCGTGTTCATTGTCTGGTTAGATGCATCGTATAACCACACCTCTGTACCGCCAGCTGATTCCGCTCCTGCCGCATTCATGTGCAAGGTGACATAGATATCGCACCCCGCACTATTCGCCTTATTTGTGCCGTCAGACAGCTCACCAGACACATTGGATGCGTTGGAATTACAATCAACCACAGTATGACCGACAGCCTGTAACATTGGTGCGAGCTCATTGTAGATCTTCCGCACTTCTACCTGCTCATCGATCAGACCGATTGCTCCTTTACAATTTGGGGAATGCCCTCCCCTTAAGCCAATTTTCATTCTTTTTCTTCCTCCTGATTTTCCGTTTCAAATGCCTTTTCCAGTTCCTCTGCGGATACTCTACCAAATTCGTTCTGTTCGCTCATGTTCTCACCTCCTTGTGCGATGTCGCACAATAAAAGAGAGCCTGTTTCCAAGCCCTCTGAAATTATCTACTTATATGTAAGCGCCCTCTCTGAATCTCCTGTTCCCGGTGTTGTTGGGTCTACCACTACACCAAGGATTGCCAGTACTGCAAAGAGCGCATTGATTACGGTCAACAGCTTATCCCCAAGGTCTCCGAGATCGATCGCAAATCCAAACACTGCCGCAATAGCCTGTACCAACAGTAAGATTGCCGGGATCAGTGCCACCCAGAAAGCCTTGTTTTTGATTCTTACAATCCAGTTAATTTTTTTCATGCTGCATTCTCCTTTACAAATACATTGCTACTATTCCACCAATCACAGCTCCGATCAGTGCAGTTACTACTACGTCCCACCGTTTAGCCGGAGTCTGCTCAAGATGTGTAACTTTTGCGGTCAACTGCACAAGGGTCTGGTTCATAAAGCCAACCTCCTTGGTCAACCCAACCATTTCCTGTGCCAGCTGGTGCACCACATTAACAACGTCCTCCGCTTCTTTCATCCGGTGTTTTAGAGAGCCGATTTCTTTTCCGTGCTCTGCAAGTTTCACTTCTACTTCATTTTCTGTCATGTCTTTCCTCCATTTATTTTTAAGTATAAAAATAAGACCTGTGCGGTCTTGCTCTAATCTCCATATTCTCCACCCGTAAAATGTCTAAACAGTCTGTACTTCTGCGTAAGTTGTCTCCGCCAGAAGCGTCAGAGTTGCGTATTCCTCTTCGCTGATTCGGTTCATAGCGAAATAGACATCCAGTTTTGCAACCGCTTCATCCTTTGTGTTGTAAAACTTCTTTTCAATCAAATTTGTCATTAATTTTACGATTACTGTGTTATTCATGTGCTTCCTCACTTTCTAAGTTGTTTAAAATGTTATTCGTGTCATTTTCTATCATTGTTGCCTGTGTTTCCATAGGCATTAAAGATAGCAGATTTGCTGTGTCAGCCTGGTATTGTCTTAATATACTTGCCACTTTTGCAGACACTTTTCCATCAATGTAGTTCTTTGTATCCGCCGTATATGTTACTTTAATATCAGGGTCAAGCTCCCCTCCGTCAACTGTGATGACTGTGGTTGGGTAGTAGGTTTTTAATGCTCGGATTGCGTTCTGCTCTTCTTCTGGGAGTGGGACGAATTCTTCGGAATCGCCCTTATACAGAACGTGCAATGGATTATCTGCCAAATACTGTTTATATGCATCCGGTGTAAGTTCCACCTCTTCTGGGAGAGTTATACATAGGATCCCTAAATTATTTATAGTAATACCTGTATCTTTTTTGTATCCTACACTGGAATAGTCATATCCTAACAATTCAGAGCAGAACGGTACGGCTATTGGGAAAGTAATGTCTGTCCTATAAAATATTTTAGACGCAGGTTGAATTGACCACTTTCCTGTTTTTCCGTCAATCGTTTCATTCACGGAATTATACAACCACCCAATCTGTCCGCCCTGTTCCACGAGCTTATCCCACTTGGTTATCGGGCGGTCGGATGTGATAGTTATGGTTTGCTCGGTGTATGGCTGATATTGTGCAGCGTCTTTCCCTTCGCACACAATTATGTCAGTTATCTCAAGCGTATTACCTGTTCTAATTGCATCTCCAACTAAATATATTCCAATATCAATGCATATATCTTCGTTTGGGGTATAAAAGTTACCCATTTTTAGTAACTCTCCATTATTTTTTTCCTTAAAAAAAGCGAACATAGGCGTCATATTAGATGTCCCGACTTTTCTCCCATTTAGAAAATAAGTTTTTCCGGATTTTAAGTATATGCCACCACCTGATACTATCGCATATGCACGTTTCGAAGTAACTGTTTCAATTGCTGTAATTTTTACGATATTATTCTCACGTTTTGCAGTACAAAGGTTCCCACCACTTACTTCCGCTTTTTCGATATCAAACAGATTCTTCCCAGTAACTTTCACACTAACTTCATACTTCTGCTTCTCTTCATTCCATTTTCCGACACTCTTAATCTCCTGCTGATATTCGGGTGATGGGGATGGTTTACCGCCTGTGTAGGGTTCGTAAGTAGTTACAGTAGTGCCCAACTCAACTTGCAATTCTGTGTTTTCTTGCGCATCATAAGTCACAGAGAAAAAAAGTTTTTTTGCATTTTTCGGGATTGTTATATTTTTAAATTCCGAATAGTTATTACTCCCGGTATCAAACACTCCGGTGATAATAGTATCTGTCTCATCAGTGAATACATATTTTTTTCCTGTTTTTTCTTTTGTTCTGACTGACACTGAAACGTTTTTCCCTTGCATAGAACTTACTTCCATATTTGTTGTGAATGATTTTTGCATTTGAGTTAACGATACTTTATCACCAGCATTAACGCTTGTTAGATATCCTTGTTCGTATACATTGGCGTTTACCAAATTCTTCCCACTCGTCTGCACCTGCTCCGTCTTCCCACCAAGCTCCAACCTCTTATTTACTCTCTCAGCACTATCCGGTATCACAAGTGGGCTTTCTCCACTCATGGTGTTTATGATTGCAATACCGTCTCCGCCACCACTAGCGACTTCTCCAGGCACTACATTACCATCTTCTTCGATCACAAGAACTTTACCCTTGTTCTCGATTCCCTGCTGTTTATTCAGCTTAGTTTCCATCTGTGTCTGGAAATCTTCTGGTATGGACTGCAATACCTCTGTGCCTTTGTCCTGTACGGCTTTGACCTGTTTTGTTCCCTCTGCGACAATTCTATCAATTTGTTCTTGAGGGGAGGTTGTTATTTGATTCCAATGTCCATTTGAATATCTCCACAATATAGATGTTTCAATTACGAAATAAAAAGAATCAATAGGTGCAAGTAAATCATTACGTTGTTCTTCTGTTTCTATGGTTTGTATTTGCTCATAAACCGTACGAACTCCGTGATTATCTAATATAATCTTCTTTTTATCGTAAACGAAAATAAGTTGTCCATCCTCAAGTGGAAGAGTGGGCAACTTGGATTCGACTGTAGAGTATGCCTTTAATATAGTTTTTGATTCAGCTTTTGCCATAATCAGCACCTCCGATTCTTATATATTTTTATAGTTAAAATTCTGTAATAGTAAGCTTTTCATCTGTATAGGCTTTGCTTTGCTTAATAGCGTCGTTGATTTGGTCGGTTATATCTACTCCTCCTGATCCTACCGCACGTTTTACATAATCAACAACAGTACTAGACTCACCTAAATCGCCAACTTTTGTATTCAAGGCTTCATTGGCAGCCTGCGCAGCTTCAGACAGAATTCCAGGTTTTGCAGCAGAAATCTTAGAATCAACAGTTGCAGCATCTACTTTTGTATTGACATTATCTTTGATAACTTTCAGTTTTCCGTCAATGTCAGTCTTTGTGTATGCATCCTCAATACCATATCCAGCTAATGTTGTGGCTTTGTCTGCTTTACCATCAACAGTATTTTTAAGAGCATCTACTTTACTTTGTGCATCTGTAGATGCCTCATTCAGTAATTCAGTTTGAGTCTTAGTGTATGTATCAAGTTTATCCTTATTTGCATGTTCATGTGCTTTTGCGATTGCTTCATTCAGAGCAGAGATATTTACTTTGGAAGATTTGATAACCTTTCCGGTAGCACCGCTCATTACAACGATCTCGCCTTCAATAGCAGAAGGATCGGCACTCGTAACAGCACCGTCAATGTTAGACTGCAACACGATTCCATCAGCATTAGATACAGATTCAACATTGTAATCTTTTACGATAAGAATTAAATCACCGATTTCACACTTCTGTCCAAGATATGTTCCGGCGAGAGCAACAACATATTTCTGTCCAGCTTTATATGCTTCATCAGGGAATGGATGGTCTTCATCAATTACAATCGGAACCTCAGATTTTGCAGCATTTACAATCGATTCTGCATATTCCTTTGTTGCAATATCTTTTCCTTCTAATTTCAGTGTTCCTGTAAAGTTTGCATTTGCAATATTTGCTTTTAGGTTAATGTCACCCTCAAGTTTTGTGATGCGTTTCTGGAAGTCTGTAATAGAAGTAGATACATCCTCGAATACTTTTACCCATTTTGCTCCATCCCAGATATAACCTACATTTGTATCAATGTAGATAATTCCCTGTTGCTGACCAGATTCAGGTCTTGTACCAACAACTACGTATTGTTTCATTGCGGACGGATCAGCTCCTACTGCTTCAAGAGTACAATTACCATTTGTTCCCTGTAAAACATAGGCTTTATATTTTCCATTCACTTTTGCAGTAATAATCTGACCTGCATAAGCATTTGGTTGTTTTGCATATGTAGATGCTGCTTCTTGGGTATCATGAACGGAAGAAGAGTCTAAAGCCAGTGGGTTCGCTCTGGAATAGGCTTTAACCACAGTCAATAATTCTTGTTCTTTATAATTTGCCATAATTTAATTTCTCCTTTCAGTTTATCCGATTGCAAAAGTGAAGTTCATAGGTGCCGCTGCGGGAACGCTTAAATTATAGACATAGCAGTTATAATCCTTTAATCCATTCTGTCCGCCTCTAGCATCAGCAACTTGAATCGTAGATTTTGTGAAAGAAGACAGCATTCCTTTATCTCCAAGATCATCGTAAATAACCTGTGTAAGTGTTCTTGGTTCTGGTAATGCGAATACGATATTCTGTTGACCAGTTTCTACTTTCATAGAAATTTTAGTCCCAGATCCAATATTAAGTCTCTTGTTTGATAATTTACGAACTGTATCAGAAGTAGGAGACTCAACTTTCCCGACTCCGCTTCCCCAGAATGAATTACGTCGTCCAGTGAATACATATCCTCCTGATGAAACAGTTCCCGCTTTGATTTGACCATCTGGAGATGGATTACCAAGGTTATCATTCTTAATTGCTCCATCTTTATAAGTAGCAGAAGCAGTAAAAGTCACTGTTTCATCACCGATAACGATTGCTTCACCTACATAATCAAGAGGAGATGTCGTTCCGTCTTTGACACTTTCGGCTCCTTTTTTAATGGAAATAGCAGTTAATTCACCGGCATCATTTTTATTAAATGTGGCTCTAATTTTTGGTGTAACAGATGTTCCGGCTTCAACAGTATCGGCAGCAGTTCCTGCGTTGTTAACTAAAGTAACACTAGGTTTTGTATAAGTAGCCGGAATTGATTTCTGGGTAATCAGATTAAGCAGACCATCCATATCAATTTCTTTTGGAATCGTCTGTCCTGCCTTAAGAGCGCCGAGATCTGTTCCTTTCAACGTGTACTCTTTAGATGATTTGGATTTCAGAAACTTTGTTTCTCCATTTTTGTTAATAAATGCAAGTTCATCAGTGTCGCTTGTGACAATGAAATCATTTGCATCCAACTTTCCGGATGTTTTTGCTTCCTCAATTTTCCCTTTTTCACCTGTTGCAAATTTCACTTTTAAATCTGCCATGAGTTGTACCTCCTTAATTTTTTATATATAAAAAGACGATAGATTTTCTATCGCCTAATTTTTAAAATTCAACAATATCAAATGAGTCATCACAACCTGTATCTCCTCCAGATCCTTCAGAAGAAACAGTAACCTCGTCTCCAATTGGGATATGGTTTGACAGCAACTGCAATGTTTTCCCATTTTTAATTTGAATATTATCTGCCTTTGTTTTATCGTATATATCAGCAATTTTATCCAAAGCTGAAATCTTATTCTGCAAATCAGAAACAATCTGATCAACAAATTCAAGAGATTCATCTGGAACAAAAGAGTAGTAGTCTTTTAGAGGAGAAATTTTAATTACAAGTTCTCCGGTATGTACTACGAACACTTTTCTTGCTTCCATATCTGTTTTTGTGAATGTTAACCGAATTGTAATATCGCCAGCATATTGCGTTAATTCTGTATCTACCGGCAGAACATATCGAATGTGTTCTTTATACAATTCAGCATCTTTTTTTAAAATTTCTGCATGTGGAACATTTGCTTGATCCACGTATTTTAATGTGGCAGTAAATTCACTCAAGCCCAATTCTCCATAATTCGGAGGGATTAAAATTTGAATTTTATCTGCTAATTTTTCTCTTTGATATAGTGTTGTGACGACAGTAGCAGTGAGGGATTTGTCGTCATTCATAATTATTGTGTAAATTGTGATCACCTCGTTTCAAATAAAAAACAGTCTATATTGACTGTCATTAAGCTATACTGTATGCGAATGTAACATGTCGTTCCAACATCCCGGTATTATCTGTAACAAAGCTAATCCTACCATTGTTTGATATTTGAATTCGTGTTGAGGCACCATATGTAGAGTTAGATGTAACATTTTGTGCAGTAGCAAAAACCGTTCCATAAGGTCTAAATCCATCAGGAATAGTTATTTCGGATATAGTTGCACTTTTGCTTGTGCCAGTAGCTCCAGTCCAAAAAATATTACATACACAAATCGATCCGAGTTTTACTAATCTTACATTCATGGAATTTCCCCAAGGTTGTCCATATAAGTCTCTTGTTTCAACTGTAAGAACACCATTAATTTGTTCTTTTAAAACTCGTCCTTGATTTGCACTTAAAGGAACAGTTGCCGAGCTGGAAGTTAAATTATCAACAATATCAGACCTGTCTATTTTCCCCTCAAGTTTTGACAACACTTGTGAATTATTTTCTTCAATCGTATTAAGCTTTGTATTCATAGACTCTAAGAATTCTGCAACAAATACCTCTTCACTATCACTGTTTCTGTTTATCATGATATCGCCGTCAATCTGCAATTTTGCCCTATCTGTCTGATTGAAATCAGGAACACGATTTATGGCAACAGTACCATCTTCATAAACAGACAGTGGCGCAACACCTTGAGACAAAGATGGATTGATTACTACTTCAGAAAACCTGTCTTTAAACTTAAATTGGAAATCATAAGATTCTCCCTTTTCTAGTGTTAAAAAATTAGAATTTATTATTATTTTCTTATAATCACTTCCATCAATTCCGCCATCTTGAATATTAGTTATGGTAGTCCATGATAAAGGCATACTTGTTCCAGTCCTACAATATCTATAATAAGAAGTAAAAGATGTGTTATATCCGCTTACCCTAGAGATATTACAAACAACATTTAAACTTACTTCCTTTTCAAAATTTCCTAGTCTTTTCAGCTCAAATGTAGTAGCAAGTGGAACATGATAATCAATTACTTCAAAAGCGTTTTGCTTTACTACCGGCGAAGAAGATATTCCACGCGCATCTACAGCATAAACAGATATAGAGTATCTTCCATATTCAGTAATCGCTCCAAGATCGATCAATACATCTGATTGTGATTCCTGTGCTTCATATGTTCTGCTAAAACTATTGTTGTTGCCACCGGAAATGGTGCATACATATTTACTAATTGTAGAAACAGAAGAGTGAGCTTTGTTTGATGTGCTAATTTGAACTTGCATACATGGTATATTCGCAAGAGCTTTGCTAGAGCCAATAATATTTGACACAGAATAGTTAATATTACTATACGAGTAATTTGTAAATACAGGTGCTGTAGAAGAAATATTCAATTGCATTGTCGCAGAATATTGTTGATATGGTGTTTCTATACCGTTGATATGTAAGTTCTGCACAATAACAACAGTAATCCACTCTTTAAGACCAGCAAGTTTGTAAATTTTATTTTTTTGATCAGATGTGAGAGTTATAGATACATAACTTGACTGTATATTCTTCTTTTCCGCAAAGTAATTGTCATCATCTTTTGAACCAACATATAAGTATACTGACGATGTTGGGGTAGTTCCGGTAAAATATAGATTTATAGGAGAGTTTATATTTAAATTGAAGTCGCCCGTGATTGACGGATATCCAATAGAATGTTCAATATATCCACTATTTGTCCACAAGCTTGTTCCAGTTTTTTTGACACGAATTTGAAACCTATAATTTCTGTTTGGTGTGACTGTATATGTAATTGATCCGGATTTGCCAGAAACAGAGAATTCTTTAAGCTTTGTGTCGCCGTCATATAAGTGTAATGCGTCAATATTATCAGATGTAGCCCAATTAAACCCAACAGTCGTTCCTGAAGTAGAATTGTTTTTTTCAAATTGAGTAATCTTTACATTTCTATCAATATGTTTTCCAAAATATGCATTACGAATCTGTCCAGTTCCACCTAATTCCGCAGCCGTTGGGGACACTGATGTTCCAAAGTACATATCACCAAACATTGTAAAACTAAGATCACCATTTGCATCATGAGGAATATCTGTGAATGTTTTTCGTCCAATTTCAACCCATACATTCTGACCAACATTGAGATCAAAAGTCCAAGTAACATTTCCTGTATTATATCCAGTTCCCTCTATCGCAATTCTATACCATGCGCTTCCTTCACGGTTATATCCCCAATAAGAATAATCAGTTCTCCTAAAATACAGAGCAATTGTTATGTTGGACGTGTTTTGAGCCGCATTTACAGTCTCGTTAATAACGTCAATTCTTTTTTCGTATCTTCCTGCCAAACTTTATCACTCTCCAATCTATATAAAAAGATGTCATGCTGTACACGACATCTTAAAACTTTTATTAACTTGAACCACCTGTTTTTACAAATGCAATTCCATTTCGTGTAATACTATTATTATCTTGTACTGTCAAAGGAATCATTTTTAATGTTGGCAACTCTACCCCTCTGTCTGCATATACACGGGATGTTTTTGTGGCATCTTCTTGCATCCAGAAAACTTTATTACCGTTATACCATCCTTCAAATCCATTTGTTGTCATTTGTGTGCTTCTTGAAGTAGATGGGTTTAATACTTGCACGCCTTTTCCGTCAATCGTTACATTTATTTGTTCGGAAGACACACCATCGTTATACATTCCATATTTCTTAAAAACACCTTGCCAACCAGAAGCAGATTGCTGAATAGCAGATGATATCTTCTGATCAGTCGTCTCGTCAATTCCTTCGATGATACCTGTAATTTTTCCTAACTCAACATTGAACGAAGTATTCAAGGAGTCTATTGCATTGTTCAGTGCAGATTTTGCATTTTCCAAGTCTTGCGATATTTTTTGAATATTTACGTTGAATCCATTTGCACTTTCCTTAATTTCAGTTCTTAAATTCTCCTCTACGTTTTGAATTGTAGTATTTATCCCTGCTATATTCTGTTGAACAGAAGAGAAGTTATCATTTATTATAGTATCATTTATATAATAAGTTTTCCCGCTAGGATCCTCTTTGTATCCTCCACTTTGCTGATATCTTGAATCATATAAAGTGAACCAAGTCTTGCCATCCGTGGAAACCTGTAATCGATGATTGAATATCTTTACCGCATCTAATTCTGCACTTGTAAGAGGATATTCATGCCAAATTGTTATATAATCAATGTCATTTTTAACCTGTCCTAAATCTAATTCTAAACATTTCCATCCAGTTTCTGCTTCAATATATTTCGATGTATCACCATCTGTATATCTTTCTGGATATTGGATAGTAATTGCAGAGCCATCTTCATCTTTGCAAATTGGGATAATTCCATTTGCAATGTTTACATTTTTAGAAAATACATTTATTTCAGTCCATCTATTTTGGTTATCCAAATTACTGCCATTTAACCAATCTCTAATGTAGCGTATAGCAGTAACATGATTTTTCCCAACTGTATGTATGATATTGTCTGCAGACAAACTTATTTCCGCTTTTAAATCATTTTTTGTGTCTTCAACTTTTTGATTTATTTCTCCGGCTGTACTTTCAATTTTACTTGTTAAATTTTTCTCTGTATCTTTTACAGTTTGTTCTATTTCTCCTGCACGTATTGACAGTTGCGATATTTCTTTTTCCATATTTCCAACTGTCAGATCGATACGCTCTGCTGTTTGTTTTATTTCAGATTTTAAACCGATAATTTCTTCCGCATCATCCTCTGGTGCAGGAGTCCAAGAAGTATCAATCGTACCTCTTGATAAGTATGCTTCGTAAAAAAATGTCGTGCTGTTTATCGGAGGTGTGATATCTATATTCTTATTTGATACATCTGATACCTTTTTAACTTTTACAACTTTTGTCCACTGGGAATTTGACTCTGACGTGATTATTTCTCCAAATACGTTGATAGAAATTGTACATGGTGTATTCGTCTTGTGCCAAATCACAAAAACATAGCTATCAGGCTCAGTAATTAAATTTGATAATCTATAACTATTCTGTTCACTGTCTATAGATAATTTTAATACCGTGTCTTCAATTCCATATGGATTAGTCATTTTAACAGATTCAAAATTAGCCAATCACTCACCTCCTAATAATTTTTATATCTTAACAAGACCATATGAATTAAAAATTAAATCTTTAGAATTTCGAATTAAATTTCGACATCCTATATCAACTGTCTGATCAGAAATAACGTTGATTGTATATCTGTCTAACTCATCTGTCTTGTCGAGTTCTTTATATAAAACACATTGAATTTTTGTTACGTTATCTGATTTTGGGGTATATACAATCTCTGACTGTTTTACGGATGAGAAGTATTTTTCTGTAAAAACTCCACCATCTGATTCCAGAATTTGAAAAGCCCCGTTATATTTTTTCTGAGATAAATTTCCTTCTCTGTAAAACGAAGAAAATTTAATTGTTTTAGGGTCAAAAGTATTATCAGTTAATTTTTTTATAATTGTATCTGACGATTGAAGTGTGTATACGACTGTATTTTCTACGTCTTTTCTTTTTGACAAAACAAAACGTTTTGTGTCAGATCTAATCTCTTGTTTATCACTAATTGTGACAGAATATTTAGCTGTAATATCAACATATCCAGTATCAGTTGTCATATTTGTTACAGTGTATGTAAATGTCTTTGGGTTCCAATTTCCGGTTACGCCTTGTGACGGCAACTGTGTAAACGTACAATTTTCAGTTACAAGTTCTGAACCAAAAACAGCAGAAACAGTTGTTTCGCATCCACTATAATTTCCATTTTCTCCGGTTGAATCTGTTGGTATAATATGATTATCGTTTGTAAGTGAAATAGTAAAGGAAGCATTCTTTTTTAATTCTTCGCTAAGTCCTTTTTTGGTGATGTAGTTCTTTTCTACTGTCTGTTGAAATCCTTCTGTTGATTGTTTAAACGCAGAAAATTCTTGACTTAATGTCTGTACTGTACTTCCATCTGCCTTTTTGTCAAGTGTAGATTGTACTTTACTTACTTTTGTATTTATACCTTCCAAATCAATTTGTACATTATTTACCTTATCGGTTATTCCTGTTATTATTTCTCCATTTTCGCCAATATATTGATTGAATTTTGTCTGGTCAACCTTCGCACTAATCTTTTTATTTAAATTATCGACCTCTAATCCAATCTTTGTAATAATTGTTTCTTCCAATGAAGAGACATCGTTTTTTACATCTTCTGGAGCAGGTTTCCAATCCGTAACAATTGTTCCACGCTCAATTTGAAGATTTTTGAACATATAATATGTATTCGGTTTGGAATCCATATCAGTGAGATACAATAATTGTTGTCGAGTACTAGGAAGAGTTTTCTTCGTTCTTACCTGAAAAATACATTGTTTCCATTCGTCTTTCACAATCTCATTTTTGATTGCAGTATATGTTTCTCCAATATCATTGGTATTCTTTACGCTATTTTCGTCGCATAGATATGCATTAATAGAAGTAGTAACGTTAGATTTTACATCAAAAGAAATCATATAATCTTCATCAGGTTTGTATTTTTCAGGCATAATCTTGCTATATAAAATATAAGACCATCCGCTTTGAGCTAAAGACCCTCGCGTTAGTTTTGCACAATTTATTTTATTTGAAGATTCGGCAGAAGTAGTATAATCGCCAACTTCCATATTCCATCGCCAATTTTTATCTCCCCTGTTTGTTTCTTCTACAAGATTTACTCCTCCAGAATTTGTATTGCTTCCGTCATTCAAGACAGTAACAGTCTGATAATCCAATTTATTAGTAATACTTCCACTTGCACATAAAGTACATTTAATTGCAGCATCGTCTTTTTGTACTTTATATATGGAGATTGCTTCATCTTTTGAAGAGGTATATACTGTTTCAAACGTTGTTCCATTTATGCTTCTTTCTATGATAAAACGACCCGAATATTCATTTGTAGCCGCCGCATTTCCATCTTTATAAAAACCAGAAAATGTAACAGCTTCTGGTGAAAACTTATCACCAGAAAGCTTCTTAACAATTAAAGTAGATGGTTGTAACATATATACTCGCGCAGAACCATTAGCCCCATCTTTCGTTTTTGTCCAAGAGAATTGTTTTACAACAGACTGTCCTTTTAGCGTAAATGTTAGATTAATAACACCGTTCAAAATATCGGCTCCACCAAGAGTTGCATTTTTAGCAACATTTAAAATAACTTTTCCGTCCTTCTCAGGTGTTGCATTTTCAACGGTATGAGATATTCCGGATGGCAATTCACCAACTGTAACCTCACACGCAATTTTTGTAAAGCCTTCATATCCAGTGAAAGGTATTTCAAGCAGCATTTGTTTGCTTACAAGTCCTGCATTCGTACATGGGATCGACTGTGATTCATTCGCAACTACTACATTTAATGCGGGTGTTCCGGGATTTCCTTGTTCGCCATCATTCACAACAGTTAGTGTAATTTGTCCATATGCTTTCATATTTCACCATCCTTATATTAAAATAGGAGAGTAGTGCTTCCTACTCTCCGTGAATGACAATTTTATGTTGTTAAAGAAATTTCTGCCTCGCAATTAATCACCAGATTCTTATTTACAAGTTCTCTATCGACAAAAATAACTTTTCCTGTTTTCCATTCTTTGTCTGTGTCAAGCTCGACTCCATTTTGCCGTCTGTAATACTTATAAACTCCAGTTGGTAAATCACTTTCTGCAGCATCAGCCCATGCGGATCCATTATATTTCTTGAGAACAACTTCTTTTTTTACCTTATCAATATGATAATAGAAGTCTCCTGTATGAGGAGACTTTGGAGCTTCTGTAGAGAATGTAGTTGATTTAATTGGATCAATTTCTTCTCCATTTAAATATGCTAAAGTATACACCGCTCCAAAAGTTGTTTCATTTGTAAGTTGTGTACCTACAGAACACAACACTTGCAAATCAAGCGGATCATTTTTATCGGTCACAGTCCAATATGCAATATATTCTTTCCCGCCATATGTCGCTGTACATTTAAATGAAGCGAGAGAATCTACCATCACTGGAGTAACTGTTAATTTACTTGTTGTCTGCCCCTCAATAATTTCGTAATTTCCACTTTTGAATTTTGCCCACTTATATGTAATGCCTGAAGCGATAATTGTACTTCCGTCAGAAAGTTGAGTTTCTAATACGACATTATTACCACCATTTACGATTACATCACCTTGCGGAGCATAAATCTGTAACAGTACCGCATTCGTTGCTTGAATACTCTTTGTCCAACCAAATTTTTTAACAACAGAAACACCACCTACAGTGAAAGTAAGAGAGAATGTTCCTGATAAATCAGAAGCAGAACCGAGGTTATTTCCTGCAGGAACATTTATAATCAGCAATCCATCATTAGATGTTGTACCGGCTGTGTTTGTTTTTACAGTAACTCCAGATGGTAAAGTTCCAGGAGTGCATGTTACTGCAGCTCTGCTTAATCCCTTATATGCATAAAATGGGATATTGATATCTCTTGAAATCTTAACAGTACCATTTGCATTACATGGGATGACCTCTGCTTCATTACCCATAATTACAGAAATAGAATCTTCACCCGGTTTACCATTTCCACCATCAGTACCGTCTCTTGTAACCATTACAGTCTGTGAGTCCAATTTTGTTGTAGTTCCACCTGACGCATACAACTCACATTTAATTGCTCTTACAGTTGTGTTGGACGGTGTGTATACTTTACTAGGCTCATCTGTTGAGGATGTATATTTAGCTGTTCCGAAATTTAAACCATCCGTTGATTCTAAAATAACAAATCTACCATTATATACGGTTTGTGTTGTTGCTGCTCCAACTTGCTTCATTCCTGAAAATGTTACATTAGCTGGTGCAAATACATTATTCTTTCCAAGATTCATAGAAAGTGTAGATGCTTCAACAGAATAAATAACCGCATCAGACCCATCAACACCGGCACGCTGTTTAATTAATGAAAATCTCTTTTTCAAAGTTGTTGCTTTTGACACACATGAAAATTCAACATGACCAACATCAATATTATTATCCATTTTTGTTACCGTGTATTTATTGCCTACAAACGTACCTATAATTCCTTCACTTGGAACTGCACTGATAGTCCATTTAGATGTTACATCAACACCACCTTCAAATACGCCTACAGTTGTTTCTGCTCCTTTATAACCAGTGTCTGGATTAACAGCACCACTTGAATTACAAGGAAGGGTATGACTTTCGTTACTTAATACAACTGCTACGGTACTGTTTCCGGCAGCACCATCTCTGATTTTTGTGATTGTATGTAAGTCATATACAGATGAATCATTTGTTACCAACTTAATTACTGCCACATCATTATTAAATAAAATATTTTCCGATGCTTTAATATTGATAGTAGCTCCGTTAATGGATGGATTGTTTGTCGTTGGCATTGCAACAAATGAACCATTTGCATTTTTATATTGCCACTGTGAAATATTTACGTTTGTACAAGTAGCAGTTAACACAATAGTATCAACACCTACTAAAGTCTGATTTGAATTATATAAAAATACAGACTCTCCAGAAACTGAACAATATTTTGCCTCAGTTGCTTGCTTAGACAGTGAAAAAGTCATCTGAGCCTGTGTCTCTAATGTTACATTGGTGCTTGGGTCTGTATACTGTACATTTGCAATATATGTAAGGATTCCGCTTTGAATTGTCCCAAGAAAATTCTGTGAAACTGTAAGAACTCCATCTTTTACAGTTTCTCCTGTTTTTAAATCCGTTGGAGCAGATGATCCCTCTTGTCTTTTCCATGTTACAGTAAGACCTGTTTTTGGCAGTGTAAGCTGTTGATCATTAAAATACATAATTGGTGTAAGAACCAAATTTGTTTTACTCCAATCTGGAGTATATACAGTCGTAGCTTCATTCGGATTTTCGATGACAGTCTGTGGTAAGCTACTTGTGATATACAAGCTAATTCGACCAACATCTGTAGCATCAGTAATTGTAATAGAACTATATGCTTTTGCTAAAGCCATAAAATACCTCCTTTAAAAAACTGCTCTTGCGAGTTCTTTATCTTCATTAAAAAAGGAACAAGTAAAACTTGCTCCTCCGAATACATCTTCGTTTGTAATATGCAAACCTTTCGTTCCGTTTGCATGTGCTGTGTTCCAGTAATGATCCCCATCAGAATCTGGAGATTGTCTTGTCCATATAAAATGTGTCTCATCGTACATATCTGTAATATTGCTCTGACCAAGATATAACGTCGGTGAGAGAGTAGTATTTATCATTCCGGGTCTGAACATCGTTCCGTTAGAGGAATAGATATTCATTGTGTACGGAGTAGACACTTTAATTCCATCAATCTGTGTTTGCATATTAGAAAATTTGTTTTCGATAGTAGTGAATGATGCGTTGATACCTTGTCCATTAATAACAACATCAGACACATGTATTTTCCCATCGTTATCTTGTTCTACAGCTTGAAAAGCTAATTTCTCTTTAGCAATTGTGGAATCTGCAATCATGTCATTTTTGATTAAACCATCTTCAATTGCAGATTCTTTAATTCCAGTAGAATCAATAAGAACACCTTTTCCAGTTTCGTCATACAGACAGAACGTAAAATTATTGTTTGAATCTCTTCCTATTTGAATACGAACTGTTCCGTTCTTGTCTTTGAATTGCATTGTATTTCCTGCAATTACCATTCCACCGTCATCAGATTCAATCTGAAATTTATCTGCAGAAATAGTACCTGCTTTTAACATTGATACTGTAATCTGCGCTGCAATCAAATCTTTAATAACAGCTTCATCAATTGTCACATTTTGTGCTGTCAAATTAATAATGTGACCGAGTTCTGCCGAAACATTACCAGAGATCAAGTTATCAATATTCGCAACATAAGTAGCAAGTTTTTTGAAATCACCAGATTGAGCAACGATCTGTCCGGCAGAAATAAGTTCAGCTTGTAAATATTGAAAGAATCCATTCTCGGCGTGTATATTAATACATTTAATCATTTCTGCTTCAAGGGTTCCTGGTGTGATGTAATTTCCACCAGAACCTCCAATAATACTTCCTCCAGATCCATTTACAATATTTTGCACTTTATTAGTGAATGATGATGACTGAAGTATCTTCTGTAAGATTTGATAAATATTATCGTCTGTAAGTTGCAGATTTCCGACATAATTATTTCGAGCGCCTGATCCACCAAGGTTTGATCCTGAACCAAGAATTGAAATAAAGTCATTTCTTTTCGATCTGGACTTTATCATGTTGGAGAATGTAATAGAAAAATTATTATCAAAAAGAAATGGATTAAATGAAATTGTCATGACCCTCAATTTAACAAAATAGTCATCACGAATTCCTAACCAAATGAAGTTTCCAAAATCTAAAGACAGAGCGTGTAGCTCAGATCCTATTGCAGAAAGTAAATTATCCACATCAGTAGAATATGTTGTTTGAGGAACAGAAGATGCCATTAATTCTTCCATTGCAATCCTACATAATTCTGTTTGTACAGTTACAATATCTGTGAGAGAATCTTGACTTCCTACAAATATATTTTCATTCGTATATGGAGTAGGGTTTGTTATGTGATAAAGCTCCGCCAATTCTTCCTTTTCAAAACCACCTAGAGTATCACTTGTCCAAGATTCTAATGCCATATCTTGTCCAAGAGAAGCGCGCTTCTTTCCGAGTTTTTTTTGTTTATCTTCCTCTGTTTTAGCTTCTTCTCTACGCTCTTTTAAAGCAGCAGCACATGAATCAGAATTATTTTCGTCTGTTTGATATGCATTTTTTTCATAGAGTTCATGTTTGTCTTTAAATCCGTCCTCGGTTAAAGCCGGATATTTTTCCGGATCTTCTTTTGTGAGTTCCTGATACCTTTCCCATGTCAAATCATAATGGCTTTTGGCTAATAACTTTGCCTGATCTTGATAAGATTTTAACTTTACTTCAAGTTCATTGATACCATAATATTTCCATGTTGTTTCATAGTCTTCAATATAATCCTTTTCACCTTCCGATGTTGGTAATTTTCGATTATCAAATTCAATCTGGATATTAGGAAGAATCGTATCCACAATCTGATGATACATATTTGCATCGGGAGATGCATTAAGAGCATCGATATCAAAATTTCCGTCCTCGTCTACATATATTTTTTCATACCCAAGTTTCTGCGCCTCATAGTCCTTTTTTAAAGCTTCGAGAGCAGTATCGGACAAGCTATGCCAATTATCTGGATCGCAGTCTCCGGTCGGTATGCGAATATAAATTTCAGTTATTTTGTCCTGAAGTGTATTCCATTCTTTAGACATATTTGAATAGTCAACTCTAGCCTGTTCGCAGAAACTGAACCAAGCTTTATATTTTTCAATCGTAGAATTGCTAAGATATTTATTGTTGAGCCAGAATGGATCGAGATAGAAGAGTGTGTTACTTCCACCGTTACATTGTTCAATTCCTAAATCATCTGCTCCAGACACTCGATATTTTGTATACACATTTTCATCATCTACAGTAATATCGTGTGAGTTCTGCACATTTCGATATCCTATTGTGACGTTCGTTTCTTCTCCAAAATTCTCTACACGATAAAAATTAACAACAAGATTTTTATAATCGAATTCAACAATACAGCTAAAAAATTTCTCAAAATCCTGTGTGATAAAACTGTACACATCATTGTAATCAATATTGAATGTTCCGATTTCGTCTTTTAAGTAAACAATTTTCTTTTTAACCTCGCCGTTTTCAATCGTTTCATATTCTTTTGGAATATTATCGATATATCCGACCTTCCATCCAGGTACTTTATCTACTAAAATATTAACCAGACTTAATTGAGGAGTTTTTTCGTTGTAGAATTTAATTTGTTCCTTTGCAAATTCAACACCTTCAATTTCTTCTACATTTCCATCTACCAACATTTCTAAAGAATCAGTTGTTCCGCAATTAACTTTCCATCCGTCCAATGGTATTTGTCCATACTCTCCTTGAGCGGAATTAGCCGTTATGCTTTTATATTCTTTTGTTCCGATTCCATGTATTTCCGGGCTATCCATAATAAACCAGCCTAATCCAGATATATACATCTTCATATATTTGGACAACCAGTTATACGCATTTGATTCTGTCATCTTACCATCATCAGTTTCGATATATCGATTCACGTCAAATGCGATAGTAGACACATCATTACAAACTCCTTCAAAACTCCCAGTTGATTCATCAATTCCATTTATAGCACACAAGATGACTCTGCTTGGCGTGGCAAGGTAAGCGACTGTTTTTTCGTGCTTTCCGTATATATCATAATTAAAATGCAATTAAATCAGCGCTCCTTTCCTTGGTTCCAAGTAAGTTATATCTAAAGTAACATTTCCAAACGCCCTGATTGTATTATATCCATTGATTAATCTAATCCAATAAATATTATCCTCTGCTTGAATCCCAACACGTTCAAAAACGACTGGTCGTCCAAGTTCATCATATAATGCAAGATTTTTGCAATCCAATTTTAACTGTAAGTCTCGTTGCACCTGGCAGTAGAAAAATCCTCCCTGAAAAATATAATACTGCCCGTTTTCAATATAGTACGCGCCATACTTATTCTTCACTCCGTAAGAATCGGTAAGATAGAATAGGATAGCAGTGTTGTTGCATACAGATACCACATGACTATCTTTGTCATATACATATTCAAGAGTATACCCATTCATTTTTGCGTAATTTTCAATTTTATTCATCAATAATTGTAACGTCAATTTGTTTGTGGATTGTAGTGAGATTGTGCCAGATTCAAGTGTTTTACTGTCTGACAGATTATGGATATAGATTTGTTCTGTGGCTTTCGGATGTATATTAATAACTGGATATACATATCCGTATTTGTCGCTGCTTGTATTCTGCAACATAAAGTTTTTACTACGTGTAATGATTTGTTGATCTTGTTTTTCTACATAAGAAAATGGAGAGTTACATGTAAATGTGCAGCGGAGACCGTAACAAATTCCCCAATTTTCATATGGGGTAACAGAAGAGAAGTAACCCTTTACTTTTACAACTTCTTCTTGCTGTGTTGTGATTTTTAACCATCTATGTTCTTGAGGTGATGTGAGCCATGAAACCGTTTCCTCATATTCTTCTGTAGATAATTCTAATTCTTCCTGAGATGTATTTACCTCGTAATCCTTTGTGATATGTATTTCAAATACAAGTGTTTCTGTATATGTTGTTCCAAATCCAGTCACCTCTGGTCGATATTTATTCATTGTAGTAGATTCCATTTCCCTCACAATAGTTGATGGAAGGGAAGTATCGTCATCAAAATTAACAGAAGAAAGATTCTGTTGTTTCAAAGTTTGCTCATCAAATTCAAAATCTTTACATACTAGAATCAATATAATTCACCTCAACTTTCTTTTATTTTTATATCAAAAAAGAGCTGAGAAAATTCTCAACTCTTCGTGTATTCGTTATTCATAAATGACAGGAATATCCGTTTGACAGAATATTCCAAATTATTTCTAATATTAGTTAGAGAACAGAGTCAAACAATTTATACGGTCACAGTAATAATATGATTTATTTTTTAAAATGTTTAATCTCTATCTTTTTAAAATCTTTTGTATTCAGCATTATTTCTTCTGAACTATCCTCTGTTTTGTCTATGAGGATATTATTATTCTCGTCAAACAGACCATACCTTGATAATACAACAAGTGGCTCTCTCTGATTCTCTTCGCAAAATCTTAAATGACCGGCGTAAAATGTTCCATCGCTTTGATATATCTTTAATGCGGTGCCATTTTGATATACATCATCCCATATGTTTTTGTTTGTTGTGCGACTTATATTTAGTATCCGCAGTATTTTATTATATCTACGAGATGATATAATTATGCTTAACAATATAGAAGAAATTGTTGCAATTATGATACATATCCCTACAAATATGATCTCATCATTTATTGCAATATGTAATTCTTTAAATAATATGTTTAAAAGAATTTTAATAACATATGATACCACAATACTTTTCAATACAATATTTTTTAGAGAATCTCCATCTCTAAATCTTGTCCATTGATATATAGTTAAAAATATATATCCAGGAACAATATAAGAAAGAATTTGTGGTAATTGATTTATAATTTCAGTAATCCAGTTTATACTGATCACTCCTCTTGATTTTCTTGATTAGATGATTCTTGCTGAATCCATCCTTTTATGTTATTAGTAAACTCGTTACGTTCTGTAGAAGATATTTCTACAATGACGTTACGATTAGAAATTTCATTTTTACTACACATATAATTATCTCCATACACAATATTTTGATATATTTTATCATATGTGTATATTTATTACAGGCGGCAGGACAATAAATCCCGCCGCTTATTTTTAAAATGATCTGTGTACCCCAGCTCTTTTTGCTTCTTTGGTAAATTCCTTTGTAACTCCTTCAATTACTTTCTTCATGCCAGGATAGGTTTCCTTGTCAATACTTCCTTGAACTTCTATCATCTTGTCATAGTAATTGTTTGTTACATTAGGTCTTTCACCAAGGCTGTTTGCAATGTTCAGTGAACTATAAATATCATCTTTGTGTTCACCAAGATCCATAATGTTCTTTGACAGTCTTGCATTTACAACAGCATCACCATAAGTAATTGTCGTAGCTGTTCCTGTCAACCCACCACGCCTAACCATCATTTCAGGATTATTTCCTTCATTGATGCGAACAATTTCTGAACCATTTACAAATTTCTTTGTTCCAGACGCATAACCTCTTAACTGGTCAAGACTTACCCAACCAAGGTCACGCTCTCCGAAACGAGATGTTCTACTAATATGATATTTCTTCTGTGCCCAATTAGCATTATTAACACTGGTAATATATACTTCCTGACCACGCATTTCATTTCCAGCAGGGGACTGACCGTCAGAAGAGTAGTAGTAATCTCCACTTGCGAATATTACTTTGTCTCCAACATTCGGTACTCCGTCTCCTCCACCATTATTACTCGGGGGTGGTGTAGTTGGTTTTGGTGGTTCTGGTTTTGGTGTGACAGTTACTGCACAACTATTTGTTGAAGTAGCACCGCCACCATCTGTTGCAATTGCACTAATAGTAGTGCTACCTGCTTTAACAGCATGAACAGTTCCATTTGCAACTGTAGCAACATCTGGATTTGATGACACCCACTGCAAACTCTTATTTTTTGCATCATTTGGTCTAATTGTCGCTGAAACTGTGCCTGTAGAACCTTCCTGTATAGAAAGTGTCCCCGGACTTAATGTAATTTCTGCAACAGGTCTGTTGGATAAGTCTGGATTCTTGCTGATATCGCCTTGAATCTGGTCATTCTTATCCTGTGTTGTTCCGTTCTGAATCTGACCGGTATTCACACCCGTCCAATCATCCGGTCTATAATTAGGAGCGTTAGTCATGCTGTTGTCAACCTGATCTTGTGCTCCATTACTTGTACCAAGATTTCCAAGATTATTGGATAAATCCTTATTCGGTACAAATCCTGTACTGTTGATGATTTGCTGAATTTTGTCATAAGCCTGTTGGTAGTTTCCAACAACGCGGTTTAACATTCCAGATATTACTTGTTCCTGCTTTTCAGCATTATGAGTAACATCGTATAATGTTTCCTCCAGCTGCTTATCGAGATCCTCACTCAAACCGTCCAGACCATTCTGACGCACATCATATTCATGGTCATCACGGGTGTCTTGCATTTCTTCTTCTGCATCTCTGAGTTGTGCTTTTAACCTCTTTAATTCAGCCTGAGCACTCGCATTATTTCAATTATCTTCACATAGTTCGCTACGCTATGCAGTTCTCTTATGAACTTCTCTGAGTTATCCTCAGAAGTTGAGACTATACCTTCTATTTGAATAATTTGGAATTTTTTTTGAAATGATTTTGGACATAATAAAAGAGCAGTAGTATTACCTGTTACTGCTCTGTGGATTCCGATATTCTATCTAACAATATTTTAACATAATTGTCCGATATACGTTTTTTGGCTTTATACAACCAATATGTTTTTTGACCTATATATTCATTTTGTGGTTGCATAAAAAATGAACACATACAATATTCATCTCCTTTGCTTCTTTTCTCAAAAACATATATGCCGTTCTGTTATATAAAGTACTTTTTATTAAATAATCCGCTTTTATAGCCGATGAAGGGTTATTAGTTTTTATATATCTACATATAATATTTTTGTTTTCTATAAATTTATCAACATCTTTAAATCCGGAAATTCGTTCTTTTACATTTGCATAGCTGTAATCCACTTTTGTATAAAACACACTTTTGCCTAAATACTCATCAGTAATCTTAAGAGATTCTATTTTTTTAAATAACTGTTTTTCATTTTTAGGGATGTCTATATCTTTTAAGTATTGAAACCCTACTAAATGATAAAAATCTTTTGATTCAAATGTAAGTTTTATATCTGATTTTTGCTTATTACAAACTATTATAAAATCATAATTGCAATTCATCAATTCTTTGAAATTATTTAGTGCCAATGATATATTATCCATAACTTCTCCTTGGTATAAAAATAGAAGAGTCACTGGTGATGACCCTTCTATTCATTCAAGGACTTTCTTTCAGAACATAGTTCCTAGTTAGGCTATGGTAAATCCTCGCACCTTTGTAAATCTCCATGTAAACCGGTTCCTAACCCGGCGTACACTTCAAAGATTATTTATAGCAGTCATATTACGCTGCATCACACCAGATATATTTAAGAAAACACTGCTGTTTTCTTGTTATTATTATATCCCATATACGGAGAAAATTCTACACAAAATACAAACAAAGTGATATGTTTACAATTGTTAAATATATACAAAACATACGTTCTTGTATTCATAAGTGCATCATAGATGTATCTTAATTATAACATATATCATATTTAATTGTTCATTTCATTCCTTATTCAAATAGTCTATATTTTTCGAGTTACCAATCGCTTGTAACCCTATGCCTACATATATAATATATAGGACTTACCAGTCGTTGAGCGTCTTCCATATCATAAATCATATATGACTTAGGAAGTTCGTTGCGTCTGGGTGACTTGCACACCCGGTTATCCCTGACCTATCTGTTTTTTATGGTTTCTATCCGAAGACTGTTGAGTTATAAACTCGTACCGCATTCACGTTTACCGTTTCCAGTTCCGTTGTAGCAAGATAGGGTTGTGGGGACTTTCCCGCTATTAAATAGAAGTCGCGCAAATAACTTCACGCCTTCGAGTGCTGAAATCTGAGCTTTCAATGTATTCACATCTCTAGCCTGTTTACGCAGAGTCTTATTGTAATCAGCATTTTTCTTTTTGATATCCAACAATTCCTTCTGCTTATCAATCGATTTTTGAGCAACTTCATTCTCTTGCTCAAGCATCTTTGTATAGAGATCAACAATAGAATCTTTGTAGTCTTCAACAACGCCAACAGAGCTTGAAATCTGATTGAGAAATTCTTTTTGCTGCTCCTTATATTCACTTGTTGAGATATTCCCGTTCTTTAAATCCTCATCAAGCTTCTTCAATGCCTCTTGATAATTCTTGATTTGCTGTTTCGCAGCATTCATACCCTGACTAATCAAAGACAAATTTGCAATACCATCTACAGTTAAACCGCCGTTCTTATCAAGAAAAGCATCACTATTTAAAAGTCCTCTTAAATCATCTGTCTGGTCAATCAGATCACCTAATGCTTCCTGTCCATCAAAGAACGGTTGCCATCTTACTTCCCAGATTTTATTTTTGAGGTCTTCAATATTCTCCATTGCATCAAAGATAGCATCATCAAGACCCTCAATCTCTTTTGCAATTTCATTATATTTATCAGAACCTACATCATATTTCGCCTGTTCTTTAAGCAGTTCATTCCGCTTATTATAATTCGCCTGAATCTGTGCATTTGCATTGTCAAGCTGTGCCTGTAAATCTTTTTCAGATACCTGTTCACCTTTTGATTCTGTAAGGTCAGAATTGTTTTCCAGTCGTTTTGCAGTTCTGTCTAACTCATCAATAACCTGTTGCAGTTTTAGTAAATCAAGTTCTCTTAACTGATCTTGTAATTCAATCAGTGTTTTCTCAGCTTCAGCAGCTTCTTGTCTGAATCCATTTAACGCAGCTTGTGCTTCAAACCATTCCGTTGAGTATTCAGCCATATACCCATTTGCCATGAGTTTATTGATTTCATCTTGATATGATTTAATCTGTGACTGTAATTTACCTGCAACATCCTGTTGATTTTTAATAGATTCTTGCAGAGAGCCATACATATTGTCGGAATATGCAGATTCTCCTTTTGCAGCTGCTAACTCACGTAATGCTTCCTGATAATCTACAGCAGAGGACTCAATTCCAGTCATCATATCGATGTAATCTTCAATATTATCCAATGCTGTCTGCGCCAGTTCACTCTGTTTATTTAAGAGGTCATCGTACTGTTTATTACAATCTACGAGCTTATCATAATAAGACTGCAACTCGCTGATTATTTTTTGAGTATCCTGGTCGTATTTTGAAATATCCATAGACCCGTTCTGAATCTGATGGACGATAAGTGGGTTTATTCCACTCTGTTGTACAATAGAATCAAAATGACTTTGATAAGTCCCAATTGCTTGCTGAGTCCTATTCAGTAGTTCACTGTTCTTAGACATTGCTTCGTACAGTTTCTGTTGCTTATCTGGGAGATGTGCGATACGCTCCATTTGACTCATCAATAAATCATACTGTGATTCTAGGCGTTTAAATAACACCTCAACCCAGTCCGTGTATCCGGATACTGCCTCTGATAATTTCTCGGCAGCTTCGGATGTATCAGATGCTGCTTTGGAAGTATCAGAAGCAGCTTTGGCAAGATTATTTGATGCGGAGTTGAGATTGTTGGAAGTAGTGTTGGTGCCTCCAATGTTTCCACCACCTGTATTCCCAAAAGTCCAAGACCCCCCAGAAAATGCAGTTCCTTTTGCATGAGAATTGCCTTCATATGCTAATTTAGCATGAGATCCAGTAACATATCCTCGTTCTAACAAAGCTTTGGATTGTTCATGATTGAACACGATATCATTCTTTTTGAGATTAGTGATAGTAGGATATCCATTATTTTCTACAAACCACTGTCCATTTCTGACAATAATTTCTGCACCTAATTCATTTATCAGAGCGCCCTTTTCAGGTTGTTTTAATCCCCACGATCCACCAGAAAATGCATGACCAGAGTTGGCACTTCCTTGTGAATGAGCAGTACCATTGGCTGGACTACTACCTTTTGGTTTTCCGGATGTATCATAGTGTACTTTTACATAAGCGTCTGGTGGAGTAGCAACATTTCCAAGAGTATAATTAACAGTTGCACTTTTAGGTGAATCAGGCAATTCTTGTGATCCACGTTTATAATCGACAACTGCATTTTTCTTACTCGGTGCTTCTTGTTCCCCTTTTTTATAATTAACATTTGCGTTTTTATCCGATGGAGGTGCTTGTTCTCCACCAATCTTACTATAAGTTACAGCAGCACTCTTGTCTGCAGGTTCAATTTGTGTTGTACCCTTTTTAATATAATCAACAGAAGCAGTTCTGTCTGCAGGGGCTTCTTGGTCTCCTCTTACATAATCTACCTTTGCAGTCTGGTCTTCAACCTTAATATCACCAGTAACCAGAGTATCAGATACATTTCCATCTGGAACAATTTTTGCTTTTATTTCAGGCGTCATAGAAGACAAACTTTGCTCCAATGACTCCATTGATCCTGTATCAACTTTTACATCTGGTGTAATTTCAAGTGAACCATCTTCTGATTTTCCTTGCAATTCTGAGAATAATTCTTGAGCCTTAGCCTTTGCAGCATCAAGTTGGTTAGTATCTACTTGAATTCCAAAATCTTGTTGCATCTCTAATGAATTAACGATGTTTAATTGTTCTTGGAATTCTTGCAACTTAGAAACCGTATCAGCAGTAGCTTCATCAAGTCCAGTCGTGTCAATTGTCATAATTGCAGGCTGGCTCACCATAATCTTTTGCTGAATAAGGGTTTGTAAAATTGTAACAGCTTCTTGAGCGCCTTCGACATTTAAATCAATCTGACCATCTGCATTTTTAAACTGATCAAGATTTGTTTTTGCTCTTTCAATCTGAGAATCTAAATCTGCCAAATCAGTGCTGTCAAAATTAAAATTCAAATCCAAACTCTGATTTCCAGCATTCTTTAATTCTTCAAGTTTACCTTTAGCTTCGTCAGCTTTTGATTTCATTTCATCAATAGAAGCGTTAAAATCTTCCGAACCATCGATTTTACCGATTTTAATATGTTGATCATATTCTGTAGCAGCTCTTAAAATAGATTGAATTGCTTCTTCACTCAAATGGAATTTTTCTGCTAAAATTTTGTCAGATCCAGCTTGGAATTCAAGAGATCCATCTTCCAGTGTTTTGACAATCCCTTTTGACATTAATTCTGCATCATTTTGCATATCAGCCATGAAATTATCAATACCCTGTTTATTCCCGGTAAAATATCTTTCTCTTGCATTAGCTGCATTTTCATATGCTGCCACAAGTTTTTCCATCGGGGCAGTAGACAAATCTTCGTTTGAGAAGTAATCAGCGATAGCACGAAATTCTTCTGTGTTATAACGACCTTCCTTATATAGTTGATCGCCACGAGATTTCATTGTCTCGGATACATTTCGGAACATATCGCCTTCTTCTCCAGAAGACTGAGCATTTAACCATTGCTGATATGCAGAAGTGGCTCCGTCATATGCAGCTGACAACAATTGAACTTGCTCCAACTGTTGTTGTAATGAATCCACGGTTGCTTGTGCGGACGCAACCTCAGATTCACTTCCAGAATTCTTTGCATTTGCTAATTTGTTGGTAGCCACTGCTAATTGATCTGTAAGATTCTTTTCGTCTTCGAGCCATTTAGACTTGTTCAAAGCCTCTTCTTGAGCCTGTAATTGTCTAAGAGCTTCTCTGTTAATATGTACACCATTTGCTGTTCTTTCGAATAGAGTAGATGGATCATATCCTTCTAAATCTGAATAAGCTGCTTGAAGATTTGCGATGTCTCCAGTTAATTGTACAACACCAGTTTCTTCGTCTACTTCATAAGATACGCTTAATCCTTTTCCAGAATAACTATTTGCAAGAGCAGCATTTAATGTATCAATTAAAGCAATCGCATCTCCAACTTCTGATGTAAATGTACCAAGATTAAATGTCATCGGATTCTCAGATTCTTCTTTCATGACTTCGATCTTATCCATTACATCTTGCCATGTTCCGTCGAAATCCTCATCCTCAATAGCAATTTGGTATGCTAATTCTCGGTCTTCTCCACTTAAATTATCAATTTCTTTTTCTACATCCTTAAACTGCTCTTTTAATGCATTAGCATCTTCAGTTGCAGAATCGATAGCAGATTTAAAGAATCTATTTTTCCATTCTTTTCTGGTTGCTTTGTTATCAGAAACTTCCTTCAAAGCAGAGTCAATAGCTTTATTATATTCAGCAATAGACATTGTTGATGGGTCTAAACTAAGAGCCTTTGTCAAAGCTTCTTGTGCCGGTTTTTCTAGACTGTTTAGCGGCGAAACTAATTCATCCAAAAGCATCTGATCGGCATCTCCGCCGTATTCTTTATAAAGTTTTTTCCAATCTAAATTCTGTAAATTACTTTCTACTGCATTAAGTAATTCAACAGGCATATCAGAAATAGCAGCAGATGTTTCAAGATAAGGTTTTACTGTGCTTTCAGCAAAACTATTCCAGACTTCTTTTTGCTTTTGTTCTTGTGCTTTAATATTGGATTGTATTTCACCTTTTTTAGCTGCAATCTCATCTTCTCCAGCTAAAACTCTAGCCTCAATCATATCAGTTGCTTCATTAAGTTTGTTCTCATCTACTACAGGATCAATTGTAAATTCGATTCTGTCAATAGTGTGACCATCCAAAGATACGTCAGACCGTCTGACACGACCCAATTCTTTCCCGACATATGCTCCAAGTGCCTTTTCCATCTTGTCTGCGTCGGTTTTAGACATATCCTTGAAGATAAGATGTCCACTTTTAAGCTGTTCTCTGATTTCATCTCGGCTTAAAGATATTTGAGAAGCAGATTCTTTTAATTGTTTTTCTTGACCTTTTAATGATTTTATCTCATCTTCAATATTGTCTGCTTTTTCAAATGCACCCCTAAATGTATCTCTTGATTTATCAACAATATCATTATGAGCCAACGTCATTTGTGTTTTTTGCAGTTTTTCCATTTTGTCAGCGGCAACAGACGCATTGTCACCTAAATTTAAAATAGAATTTCCGGCTGCATCACTACCAGATACAAGTGATGGGAATGATTCAGCTAATTGATTGCTTATGTCAAGATAGTCCTGGTATTCCTTTTCAGAAAGAGTAAGATTTGTATTATCTGAACTGACACCTTTTCTAAGTTCTGCATATTTTTTAGTTAGTGATTCTACGGCATCACCTGTGGTCTTGATTGAATCTGCATCTTGGGCAAATTTCTTTCCTAGCGTTTTAATCGTATCGACTTTTCCGTTGTAAGTATCAAATACTTCCTTAATTTCCTGTTGAGCCTTTTCCCCATTTTCAATTGCAATCTTGTCTGCGTTTATAAGATTATAAATTCCTTTTATTGCAAGACTAAGCCCCTCAGCAATAAGAAAACCACCAAACATATTCAGAGCAGTAGCACCAATTGACTTCAGTGCGGTACCAGCAGTTTTTGCCATTCTACTGAATTTAGAAGAGGTAGTTGTAGCTTTTGTAGATTTTTCAATGAACTCATCCATTGACATAGAACCATCTTTTACAGACTTTGCCATATCAACAACACTAGAATCCACCTCTTTAAATTGAGAAACTATATTATCAATATTTGAATTCTTACCCAGCTTATTGAATTCTTTTGCAAAATCCAATGTATCTTGATTAAATTTAGGTTTTGTTTTCTTTTTAAAATTGTCAAAAATAGATGTGAATTTATCCGCATCAGAGTCGTAGTTTACAATCGTCTATTGTTCTGATAAACTATATATAAATAACTTGCAATTAAAAATATATAGGGGGATAAATATGGTTAATCATTTAAAAATATGTCCAACATGCAAAAAAGAAAAAATACAAGATGGAATTTATAGAAATGGTTATGTGTATTTCTATGAAGACACTGCTACAGAATGCCCATATGGTCATCCAATAATCATGACATCAATGCCGGATGATGATTTTATTATTCTGTCAAAAATCTCAGATTCCACAGATTTCTATGATGCGATGATAAAATTACACGATGACGATATCATAGAGTACGAATTAAAAATGTCACAATTCCGGTCGCAAGTAGAAGCTCAAGAAGCAGAAGCAGAGCGCAAGAAAGCAGAGGAATCCAAGCCACGTTGTCCGAAATGTGGATCGACATCAATTACCGCCGGGCAAAAAGGCTACTCAATCCTGACTGGATTCTTAGGAAGTAATAAAACAGTCAATAGATGTTCTAACTGTGGTCATACATGGAAACCGTGAGAGGAGAGTGATAGACTTATATCGTATAGTCTTGATCGTTATTGGGAAAATCCATATATTGCTCCACACAATAAGTTGGTTCTATGTCGTTAACATCAAAATCAATTGAGAACCTTTTTAATCTTTCAATTGGTTTTCCATCGACTAGAACCGCTATTCGGCTGCGTAGATCATAAAGAGGATTATCTTTATTTGTCATTTCATCATCTGTTTTATAATGAATAGTAATATCTTTCATTTAATCATTCCTTTCTTGGAGGTATAACTTATGAAACTAAATCCTGAATGTGTAAGAGACACATTAATATATTTAGAGGATAATCTTGTGATGTGTGAATATTTTTCTATAAAAGGTATTTCTTTTAAAACGATAATAAATGAACTATCACAAGACAATAAATATTCCGAAGAAGATGTTGCATATACACTGACACAATTAATGAGCGCTGGCTATATTACTGGATATAAAAATTATAATGGGAAAGACAGAAAATTATCAGGTCATGTTGATGACATTTCATGGAGCGGTCATAATTTTATAAATACGGTTAGACCAGAGACAATATGGAATGCAACGAAAAAATCTGCGAAGAAAATGGGGGTTGCGTCTATTCATGGAATTATGTCACTCGCCAGTACAATTTTTAATGCAATAATAAATGATCCGGAATACATTAGTGCAATTATCAATAATATACCAAAATAATATCGGTAAACAGTGGAAGCGTAATAACTGTAAGAGCTATTTTTAGTGGGGAGGAGAGTAGTTGGAATTTAAAAATATACATGAGAAAAGACTAGGTATGATAACCCAGTCTTTTTTAATTAAAACGTAAATATATTTTTAAATAGTAAGAAGGTCTTTACGTTTATTCGTAAAGACCTCTCCATGTAGTTATATTTAATAGCCATTGCTAAAAATATCTATCTTTTATGCCTATATGGTATCATGGAAATCCAGATTTGTCAACACATTTTTATCATTATTTTTAATATTTTGTTTTAAATTTTCCACCAAGCAATTTAATTCTCTTATTTTTTCATCTTTTTCTTCAATCATATTTTTATAATCTGATATCTTTATATTTAGGTTTGTTATTTCTTCTGATATTTTTTTTGAAAGCGGATCTAATAGTATGTTAAACACTTCGCTATCAACGTCACACAAAAACTTTGACCCTGTTATATTCCCAATTCTTTTCGTGATTCTATTTTTTGAAATAGATTTTATCTGGTATATTAATACATATGAATCAGCTTCTATAAACGAAAAATCACTTTTATGTATTACAAATGTTGATTCCTGTTCATCCAATGGCTTATTCTCTAATCTACCATCTTTAGCAGTAGTAATAGGTATAACAATTAAAAAATCAGTAAATTCATGCAAAACAAGTGCGGTATGAGTAAACGAAAATTCGCTTCCAATATTCGATGTTCCGAAGTCTATACTTACAATATCTCCATGTTGGTACTCTTGAGCATAATAATCTGTTTTATCTTGACCAAATAAGCGGTGTTGTCTTCTGTTGCTCCCAAAAATCCCATATCTATTCAATAATCCTTGCCATAAAATATATTTAATCGCGTCCTCTCTGGATTGTTTATATAGAATGATCTTTGTATCGTCTAATACATTTTTAATCTCATTCTTCAATTCCGGACAAGACTGAGTTTTTTTATTTTTTTCTTCATCTGTAAACCGTTTCAGCATCGAAATAACAGAACTGGCTTTAAATTTCGGCATTATATTACTCCTATTCATCTTTAGTATTTCCATTATATACCAATAATGAATAGAAGAGTAGTCTGAACATATGTTTCTATAAAATAAAAACATCAGCCAATATAATAAAAGAGTAGGATTACTCCCTACTCTTTTATATCATCTAATTTCAGCACATACAATTCACATTTTTCGTTATAAGAATCACCAACTGCTTTTTGTATTTCATTATTGGCTCTTTTAAATCCTAGTGAATTATAAAATTGTATTCCTTGACCATTTTCCGATTCTACAAATACAATGATACCATATATTGCAATAATCTTACTTACTTTTTTTATTTTAGGTATTATATAATCATAAAATAATATTTTTCCTAAACCATTCCCTTGGAAGTCAAAATCTACAGCAATTCTTGCTATTTCCACAACAGGCAACGCCATATATTCGTTTGTATCTGTATTAAATGTATGAATTGCATTAGCCTTAATTGTGTAAAATGCTAGTATACAAGTGTATTCGTTGTCCATTAAAATGTATGTGTGTCCTTGCTTTTCTTCTGCATAATCAAATGCATCATCTGATAAGAAAGTATTTAATGGATTGTCTGCGCCACAGCAAAAATCACCTACTAACATAAAATGTTTTAATGACTCTTTGCTTAGTAACTCTTCTTTATATTGAAAGTTTTCTGTGTTATCCATTACGTTTACCTTTGAGTATCTCAGCTACTTTAGCATTAGTCTTCTTACGTTGATCGTCTGTAAATGGTTTTAATTTGCTGCTTTTAAAATCATCTACGATTTTAGTAGCCGCTTCCCCTTTTAATAACGGTACAACTGCCATTGAGACTGCCATATGTCTTACCTCCTCTTTTGTGTGTATGGATCCTTTTTTACCTAACTTCATATAATCACCCCTTAGTATTTGAAGCAATTATACATTAAAAAATTTAAACAAAATGTCGAAATATAACGTGAGAAATAAATTAGACTATTTTTTGTGTATCTTATTATACATTTTTTATTAAATTTGTTCAACCGCTAGATATAGTGCAGAAAAATAAAAAACACACTAATTATATAAATTTTTCCTATATATAGTTGTTTTCTCTATATTTAAAATATCTCTTGTGTTTTTGGAAAGAAAAATTATTCTATTTATTTGTTTCCACAACATAACAAAAGGACAGGGAATTATATCCTGTCCTTACATCGTGGTGTTACGAGCTATATTATTTTTAACTCATGTATTATTATACACTCTTTTTGTATTAAGTCAAGTAGAATGTAAACAATTTGTGTCTATTTTTTATCTCTATTAGAAAACGACGAGAGATGCGCCGAGTGGAATACCACTATGAATATCCTGTCCTGTTTTTGCAAGTCAGCAACAGGTTGTGTAGTTTGTGTCAATAGAGCAGTAGTGTATACTGCCGTATCTCATATTGACTACCCTGGGCTTTCCCCAGGTACGGACTGTATGTTGTGTACCATATGATACAATTACGCCTGTATCACGTCATGTCTTGTCAGTCTCTCGCGCCCTATATATGGAACTACACTTCCATGTTTTAGTTATAGTGCGTCGGGACTACCATTTTCGCATTAAATGCTTATTCCTTCACGAACGTATTTCTTCTATATAATAATACGCTTTTATTGCATCGATCCAGTACCTATATAAATAGGCTTACGGCTTCCCCCGATATTCGACAATTTAGAAAATCTATGTTTTCAAGGATGGTCATATTACATTACGATATATAATATAAACACTCTCTACGTTAATTGCATGGCATTATTATGCAACCTTATAGAAAGGGGCATTATAAACTACGATAGTTTTACCCCATCCTGTTTTACTCGCTAATCCTCCACCTAAAACTCCCATAACAGTTTCGAGTGTTCCTGCTTTTGAAACAACTGTGTCGATTATTTTAATTATTCCAGTAAGTCCTTGTAATCCAGAAGTAATCATGTTGGAATTAGCAAAATTCTGAATAAATCCAGTCCAAGTATTTGATAATTTATTTAGAGATCCTTCCCAGTTATTTGCAGATTTTTCTGCTTCTTTTGCAGCACTTCCTGTACCCTCAGAATAATCTACAAGCATTTTTTCATAGTCAGACCATCCAGATAATAAAGCACTTAGTTTGTTCGCTTGGTATTTCTGTCCAATATTTGTAAGAATTTCTGTACGCAGTGGATCTGACTCTTCTAATTGATTAAATACTTTCGCAAGATCCTCCAATACTTCAATTGGATTACGCATTTTTTCTACACCGTTTACAAACTCTGTCTGAGCAACGCCAGCTTTTTTAAACGTTTCTGCAATTTTTGAGTTATTTACATTCTGAACGTTTATCAACAATGATTTGATCGCATTACCAACCTCATTGCCACCTGCTTTTGTTCTGGACTCAATTGTTCCAATCATCGCAGAAAGTTGATTTTCTTGAACCCCCAATTCTGATGCCATTGAAGCTGCTTGAGTTGTGGCTTCTGCCATATCCTGCATGGATACACTGTTCCTGTTAGTTTGTTCTATTACTATGCTTCCAGGACAAAGCATTGGACTTTATTGTTAAATAACAATAAAGCGGATAGGACGTTAATCCTACCTCTCACGTTTCATTTTTAGATTATAGCGTGAGACTAGACTATATCTTTTCCCTCGTTTTACGTTAGGCGTTCCTACGGACTTATAGGTAACGGATAGACTATATCTATCGAAGTCGGCGTGTGCAATATGTTACCATATTACAACTTAGTCGTTAGGGGGTTAAATAAAATACGGTTTAATAATATTGTTATTTAATTTTAAATTGTTATCACAAAAAGAAAAGTTAAAAGAATTATATTCTTCCAACTTGCCATTTGATTCTATATATTTTTTTATTAATTCTTCACATAATAAAGGATTATTTTTTATATCGGATTCCCATAGGTATAAAATTTCAACATCCTGATATTTTTTTATATATGTATGTTTACTTTTGTCTCTATCAATATCCTTTTTCTGCATATTATTTATCTCATTTGAATCTGTATAAATTAAAGGGTTCACATGAAAATAATCACCCATAACTTCAATAATTAAATTATGTTCTATTAAATAATTATCGACAGAATAATATTTAAAAGTTTTTTCATTGATATAATTAATATTATTTTTTTCTAATATACTATTAACTATCTTTTGTGGTATTGTTTGTCTATCAAGTATACCATCTTGATATTGTTTTAATGTTGCTTCTCTTACCTTATTGCAAAAAATTTCGTCCATCTTTTTTCCAGTATTATATAATTTATCCCCGACATAATATTTTTTACGAAATTCCCAATAACATTCATAAGAACAGAAGTTATGGTTTTCTCCTTGTTTGTTTATATTATGTGTTAAAGATGGTATTTTTTCAATTTCCTTACCACAATTATCGCAATGAACCTTTACCTTTTCTTTATAATTTATATTTTGTGAACCTGTCATCGTTTCTTTTTTGTAGTCAGCATAACAACTTCTACTACAAAAAACACCATTTTTATTATTATTAACCTTATATTTAGTAGTTACAAACTCTTTATTACAAAATTTACAGTTTGCGAGAGTTTGCCATGATTTTAATTTTATTTCTATAATATCCTCTTTCTACCGTATTTTATTTAACTTATCCTCCCGATTGTCCATCTCTGGAGTTTCCGGGATAAAAGCCAACTATGAAGCTATATATTTCTATATAGCATGACCACTATATTAATCATATTTTGTCCATCAAGCAATGCATTAAGTTTTTGAACATTTCCAGAATATTGATATGCGGCATTCGATGCCAAAAGATAACTATTTGCAACATCTGAATTTAAATCACCGGCTGCCTGAGCAAGAATACTTGTTTCAGCCATTTGTTCAGCCTGTTTGCCATAATAGCCAGATCTACTCATTTCTTGGATACCAAGTAGGTAATCACTTGCTTTCTTTCCCCACTTGCTTGCGGAATCAAAAGATGTTTCTCCAAGTTTTGTAAGTTGATCTGTTGTCATATCAGATGTTTTAGAAATTTCTGTTAAAATAGAATCAACATTTTTTAATTCAATAACAGAGTTTTGAATAGTCTGAATTACATTTTCAATTCCACCATAAATTTGCGTAAACTGTGCAATTTGAGAAAATGCACGTTTAAATTCCGCTGTAAAACTTTTACCAGTAAGTCCAAGTAATTTTGCCTCAGATACAGTTTTGTTGAAATCTTTATTTAGTGAAGTTAGCTCTGAATCTGATGTTGCTTTTCTCTGAGATTCTGCAATTTCTTTTAGTTGATCGCCATATACTTTTGCAGCGCGACTATTGTTTTTTAACCACGTTAAGGTCTTGTTAGAGGCAGTTACTGCATCAATTTTACTAAATGATTTTGATACAGATGTAATAGAATTACCAAGAGCTTTTTGCTCATTTTGTACAACCTTAATCTGATTCCTGTATTTTTCTAAATCACTAGTAAGTTTTTTAAAATTAATCTCCATAATGGAATCATTTGGAGCCAATTTCACGTTATTAATATCCTTATTGATGTCAGATAATAACTTTCGAGCCTTTTCCGCGGATTTTGTCGTAAGAGATTCAAACTTTTTAAAATCTGCATTCGCCTTTGACACATCTGCATCAATCTTCAAAGTAGACACACTTCGTTTCGCTTTTTCAATATCAGATAATCCTTTTTTAATTCCGGATGTATCCATATCAGCTTTTACACTGATCTTATTATTTTTTTCGATTCCTTTTAAGACACCATTGATCTTATTCAGGTTCTTCATTCCCTGAATATCAAAATCAACTTTAATATGTTTTCCATTTTTAACTAAACTATCTAATTTTTTCTGTGCAGCATCGAGTTCACTTGTGTCTACATTCGTGCTGACCTTGACTTCATATGTACTCATTTTTAGTAATCAACTCCTTTCAATTTCGGACATCAAAAAAGCCCTCACGAAAGGAGAGCAGTAGTAAATAAATAAACACAGAGAGAAATAAATCTACTCTGTGTTTCCATAATATAATTCTATTCTTTTTGCATCATTCAAATTAATTGCAATTTTGCATGGAAAATTTGATTTACTTGAATCATAAGCTTTCCCATTTTCTTCTATAATATAATCTGATAACACAAACCAAGAATCTTTTCCATGTTCTTCAAACATATACAATATTCCTATATAAGTTGTGTCATTACAAATAACTTTTAATGTTGTTCCTCTTTTCATATCAATTACATCATTCCAAATACAATCATGTTGGGTTTTGAAATTGATAAATTTGAATATTTTATGCAACCATTCTGACTCGTAAAATCGAATTAGAATTATTGTTAAAATAATTGATATTAAAACAAGAATTATAACACGTTCATTCCATTTGAAAATAACATCTTTAAAAATGAACTCGTGTAAAAAACTACATAATGCTTTTAATATGTAGCTTATTGCAACGCTCCATAGAATTGAATGTTCTATTTTTGACGATGTGAAATAATTAAACATTGTCATAAATATAAAACCAGGAACTAAGAATTCCAGTAGGAGCGGCATTTGGTATAATAACTCATTGATATTTATATTAATCTTCGTTTTCCCCTTCCTGATTCATAGAAATATCTTGATTGAAAATATCGATAGGAGATGGAGCATCACCTCTCGACGGATTCTTACTTGATATTTCCCATCTAATAGGTTCACGGTTTCTTGAATTTTCACACATAATAATTTCTCCGTTTCATAATAGTTTGTTATTATCATACTATACGAAACGGAGAAAATCTATATTTAATTCCAGTGAAATTCTGTTATAATGAAATTGGATGTATATCGATTGGATCTACCACAACCAATCCGGTGTCACGGGTATATGTCCGGCAGAAGCGTCTGTGGAAGTGTACATTTTGTATACGAAATGAAAACAGTACATATATCAGAAAGGTGATTAGTTATTATATGTATCATTTCTTTACATCATATCTCTGCGGTTTTCTTCCGCAAACACTCCCTGTTCTGTATATCAAAGTACAGAAAGGAGTGAAAAATGACAACAATTATAATTTTAAGTCTTATTGTTATTACATTAGTTCTTTTAATTATTCTTGTTTTTACGTTTAATACATTTTCTAAAGATGTAAAAAACGCAAAATGCAAAATTCAGCTTTCTAAATATATAAAGTTTGAATATTCATTGTCATTGCGTAAAAACCGTAGATGATAAAATAATAAATCATTTAATTAAATCTGAATATATGTCATTATAGTTTTCTCCTAAAAGCCCAGGATGTCACCATCGTCCTGGGTGTTATTATTGTATCATTTCAGATACTTCGACATATTCCTATTCACGATTTCAGGTATTTCCGCTTCTGTCTTTGCAAAATATCCATGGTTACCGAGTGTTCCTGAATGACCTTGCTCTGTTGCGTCAATTACTTCTGCTCCAGAAAATGTTCCTGTATGATATGAAATATTTTCTTCCATTTCTACCTTAAATTCAAAATGATTTCCTCCACCAGAAACAGGAGTGGTATTAGGAGATTCCAATAATGTGCCTGTTCTATCATATATTACTGGATTGCCAGCTCCATAATATCCCAATGTATTATCTTCTAAAGTTGGCTCCACTTCATCCCTAGCAGCATTCATTCCAGATCTCACATCTTTTTCAACCAATCCTTTAACTTCCAAAAAACTGGAAACAACTTTTTTTGCCATAGCAACACCTTCTAATAAGGAAGATTTTCGGCTGTTTCATGAATCTCCATTGCGCGTTTAAGCATCTCTCTCATCTTTTCATTTTTAGTAGCCTTTTCTTCATTATCCGGCTTATAAATTGGTTGTGTATTTGCATTTTCGAGTTCAGCAGTACGTTTTTCAAATTCCTCTTTCATAAACTGCTTCGCAATATCTTCCATAGATTTGTCTGGTGAGTTATACTTCTCGATAAATTTATTCGCCTCGGATACATTTAATTCTTCTGCCTTTGAAGACAATACGTTGATCAAATCAACAAGAGCTTCTCCAACCATATCTTTTCTATATGATGGAGCATGAATAGCTTTCTGTTTCATATATTCAACTTTTTCTACAACATGAGACATGACGAATTTCATAATCTCCTGTGGATATGTTAATTTTGTATTTTTTGCTGTTGTAGTATTCTTGATGAAAAACTGATTTACAATATCATTAATTTCTTTGTCTGCAATTGCAACATCGTAAACAGATTCTCCATCTTCAAATTCAATTCCCTCTACAAAGTAATTTATAATAGCACAAACCTGCGCTGGTTCAATATAATAAGGAGAGTAGTCGGTAATTTCACCATTTTCTCCAAAATCAAATAAACTGTTACAAATATATTCAATAGCGTTTGCTTTATCTTCGAATGTAATAATTTCTTTAATTTTCATATTTTCTTTTTTCATGATTTTCTATCTCCTTTAAAACAAATGTTCTGGATGTTTTTATTTTCTATGAGTAGTATAATATCTATATGCAGGAAGCCGTGTGCGTCACCACGGCTGTTACGCTCCTACATATAAGAAACCTACAAACCAATCACCACGACTATAGAATAGGTCAGAAAGAAATGATGATTGATATTTTTTTATTCTCTTTTCATTTCTAAATGAAAGCGAAAATTTATATATCAAACGTTAGATTGTCTGTGGTCGATTATAATAGGTTGAAATTCTTTTTGTAATATAATGTCATAATCGTCCACCTTCGTTAATGACTTGATCCATGTGTCGAAAATTTGATGTCTTTTATATCCAAGTTCATCAATACATTTATCAATCAAACAGTTTAAATAATCGTTCGCCTGTTCTCTAGTGCATATAATATGAGTATTAATTATTTCCGGTTCTTCTTTATTATTAAACACACACAAGCCAATATTAAATAAATATTTATTAAGTTCTTTTGACATATCCCGTTGAAATTGAACTCTTTTATAAATAGAAAATCCTCTTGGTTTTTCACGTAATTGTATTTCCATGCAATATACTCCTTTTGTATCAAAAAAGAGCCGGTTGACCGACTCTATTAATTGGCAATTTTTAATTTATATTTTTAAAACTTATTCTTCAGATTTTTTATGATTTAATAATTCCTTAATTTCATCCAAAGTATATTCTGATTTATCAATCATTTCCGCGAGTTCACGAATACGTTCAGATTTTTCTTGTTCAGCTTTCATCTCATCATAGATAGCCTTTTCTTTTTCAAGTTTCTTGACTTCAATTTTCTTCTCTTTCATCTGAACTTTTAATTCATCCATTTTATTTTGGATGGTTAAAATTTCTTGGTTGCACTGCTGAATCAAAACATCGTAATTCTTTTCTACAACTTTTTTACGTCTTCCTCTTCTTTTTCCTTCCATGACTTGTACCTCCTTATATTATATAATACAAGCATATTACTGAATAGGAACGTAGTAAAGACATTTTGTTACGCAGATTCCGACAAAATTAATGCGTTATAATTTCAATTTCTGTTCTTGGGTGTTCTTTGTCAACATGACATCTTATCATAAGACTATGTAGATGTTCCCTGTCGTCATCTTCCCAAAATCCCGATTCAACAAATCCGTCATGGATGAATTTAGGGCTGTAGTTATCTGGATCGGTTCTTCTTTTTGTTGGATGGTATATGTCGTAAATAACATCTATATTATTTAGTTTCATATTTGTATATCCTAAATCATCAACAAGCCAAATAATAAAATTTTTCCACGACTGCTTTAGTGCATTCATTTGAATTCTTGGTTTAATACTCCAAATATTTATGGATGGATGTATACACTTTTCAATCTGTTTCTTTTTTGCTCTTGGATGCTGCTTAAAATAGTATTCATTATATCTATTAACAACATCATTATCTATAATAATTTTTATAATTGTCACTTCCTTATATAATATTTAAGAGCAGTAGAGTAGTGGTTCAGTATGTGCTCATCTGCTCATAAATATATTTGTTAAACTACTGAACTTTGATTAACAAATATATTTAAATAAGAAGAGAAGTCACCACATCACATATAGCAACTTCCATTCTTATTATTTTTCTGTATTTTGCTCATCATAAACGGGGTTAATTTCAACAGGAAGAACGGGTAAATGCTCTTTTACATATTTATACTTTTGCTCACGACCATGATTTCCATTTAAAAGTTTATATGCAAAAAATAATCCATCAAATTCTGAAACTTCATTTTCGGGTATACCATTCATTGCTACATATTTACTAAATCTTTGGTCAATTTTATCTCCAAGCAATTCCATACTTCCACACATAAGAGCCTTGATTTGTTTTTTTCTTTCTTCTGCCCCTTCTGCTAACTTATCTATAGATTCACTCAATTCTCTCTGAACTTCTCGTGATTTCTCTCTATCGTTAATCCGATTTTGAGCATAAATATCCATCTGTTCTCGTTGAGCAGTAAGAGCAGACTTTAACTCTTCAACAAATTCTGAAAATTCCTGTTGCATTTCTCTATCATTTTGAGTAACACGTTCCACGTCTTCTTGATGTTGTTCTTGTAGTCTTGATAAATTTTCAGCGGTTTTCATAAGAAGCTCGTGTTCTTCTCGTCTTTTCCTGATATGTCTAAATTCAATCCCTGTTTTCTCCCAAAACCATACAAGCAATTTGTCTAAAAATTGCCATGCAAGAAGTATGGTAACAATTGCGAGAATAATAGAAACAAAATCTAGCTCAAAAAACATTTCTAAATATTCCATATTTATTCAGTTTTCTGTTCTTTCTTTTCGATAAATTGTGTAAGTGCCTGGTGCAAACCTGTAGATGCAAGACCACTAATCAAACCGCTTAAAACAATTTCTGGGCTAAATGCAAAACCATTAATCCATGCAGCTATCACAATGCCCAATACTCCACAGATTGTTGGGATGTACTTGTTATCGACATCTTTAATCCATTTCTTGATAATATATCCGACGCAAAGGCAAATGCCAAGTACGACCGGCATCATAAATTCATTCAAAAATTCCATAATTTTTTCCTTTCATACAAATAGGAGAGTGGTAGTCCTTTAATACTATTGCCTGTGTACTGCGTGACACTACGCTCAAAAATATGACACCCACCTTTATATTCATCATCTTGAACAACCTATTTTATTTTTGTTCCCAGAACTTAGCTAAAGCAAGTCCAAGTTCTTTAGTCTTTTTGTACTTCCATACCGTCACACCATCTTCTTTTTTTACAAATGTATATTTAATTCCGTATTCTGATAAATAACAGACTTCGTGAGAAGATTCTGTACGGTATTCATTGTCTAACTTTCTAATTTCGAGTTCACTCCTCACTTATTCGGAGCAGAGTAAAAAAATGGGGTAAATACCGATAATAGATATTTACCCCTTTCTTCACACTAAATATCTATCACTCGTTATTTTAAGATGTAGCCATAATACCGGCTGCTTTCAAAGCGTCCAGCAAAGCTTTGAACTCAGCCTTTGTGACATTTTCTCCTGCAGCTTCAGGAACCAAAGTAGACTGTTTTACGCCTCCAAGTGTTGTTTTATTCGCAGCCGGAAGAGTGTATGTCGCACCAGGATCTCCTTTTGCTCCTTTTAAATTTTTGAATGCAAAATTAAATACCTTTGCTGTGTTTGCTCCACTTGCTGTTACAGTTACAGATGGAACTCCAGTATTTGCGTCAACCGTTGCAGTTGGTGTTCCGAATCCTGCGGCTGCTCCAGGTGCGCCAACCTGTTCATTTTTTACACCTTGCTCCAGCTTGTTCATCTTTTCAGCAGTAATAACATCTCCATCGCTCCATGTCGTTGGTGTATATGCCATTTTTACTCACTCCTTATTCATTCTGATTTTCCGACTTTTGCCTTTCCGATTTTCCCCCTGCCTATCAAGGCGAGATCTTCAGGGGGTTCTATTCCCCCGGTTCGTCCTCGTCCGGTAACAGAGTCAGGTCAAGCATGTTTCCATCATCGTCAACCATCATGTCACAAGTAAGTGTTACAGTACCCGGATCTCCGGAACTTGCAAAAGACAGAGACATATTAGCCTGCGGAACTACTTTATATGCCTTGAACAGATATGGAAGCACATCCTCATCTGTTGTTTTCATATATGTATCGCCGTAAACAGTAAACGCTTTCGGGAAGTCAGTAGATCTAATACTGATATTGTATACATCATTTCTAGTAGCAAGGTAGAATACAACAACTTCTGTTCCTTCTGCCTTTGAATCTTTCAATGTAATGTCCTGACCAGAAACAGTAGTTACCCCAAGTTTTGTTTCCATGTTAGAATCTGCTCCGTCATAAACCCATACATTTTCTTTTGTGAGAGTAACTTTTGTGTCAGTAATACTAACTTTATTGCTTTCGCCAACTTTTACCTTGACTCTCTTCATAATTTCTGCTGTTTTAGAACTCTTACCTCCAGTCATCAGCTCCCAAAGCTTAGGTGTCTGAATCTGCGTTTCAATCGTAAGAGTACCAGCACGTTCTCCAGAGAATGTAATTTTCTTTGGATGACCTTTCCCGCCGTACGCAAATACGTTTTCACCTGTCAATTCCTGACTTGATGTATTTGCGTAATCACAGAAAAGAAATGGTTCTTTTGTTTTATAATCTACAAACACCATGTCACAGACTTCTCGGTTTGCCATCTGTTTTCCAAATTGATTTGCCATTTTAATTTCCTCCTATATAAGATTTGTTTTTTTTGCAATAAAAAAGACACTGAATTACTCAGCGTCATTTTTGTTATATATATTTGAACTCCAAGCACCAAACTTGAATTTCTTTTCTTTATCTCCCCATACAGACACCTGTGTAGAAGCAATGTCATATTGATCAATTATCTGAAGCCTTTCAAATTCATTGAATAATTGATAAATTGTAATATCCCATATATTTATCCAGTTTAATGACAGGCTTCTTACAGCAACGGACGATATGATGTTAGGTAAAGACAAATCTGGATTTCCGCCAGAACTTTTTTTGAATTCACGTTTTACCTTTTGCAACCTCTTGTATATTTTTAATCCACGTTTATTTTTGATCTTTGTAATATCAGTCACTTCTGTATTGTCCGGTGTAATATGCACTCGTTGAAGAATTATATCCAACACATCATAATAATTTTTAGAATTTATAATTCCTTTTGCTAGAAGTTCAGTATCGCCATTTTCTCTAACAATTTCCTCTGTGTATAGAAATGATTTATATTCATCAAACCATTCGAAATCCTCTACAAAGAAAAAATTGAGAGCATTTTTAATCATATTTCTAAAATTTGAATCATACAAAATAAGGTCAAATTTTGTATACAAATTAATATCTGGATCTTCTATTTTAAAATCTTCAATATAATCACTTGGAGTCATTCTTAGACACGACACATATTGTGCATAGACGTAATAAGATATGTCAGCAATCTCAATGAGCTTTGGAGATTTAATTCTTCCAATTCCAACAAGATCAAGTGGGAGAGGGGAGATTAGATCAAAATAATCTAATTTCATAATTCGCTAAATATTTTTGAATTTAAAATCTGATGTTGTAAAAACCAATTGTCTTCCGTAATATTTACTATTTGGAAAGTAGTAATTTACAGATTCCAAATTCAATTCTCCTATACCATATTTATTTGTTTCATGTAATTGACGCTCAACCATATCAGCTAAAATGTCAGCTCTTGTTCCAGAATATCCGTCTTTGTGATATTTCATGCAATCCTTATGACAGTACGCATAGACAATAATCTGAAGAGTTTTCATAGTCCTTGTCTGTTGTTTGAAATTTACTTCAAAACAAAGATATGGTTTAACCTCTGTTTGAGTATCTTCTATATATAAATAAGGAAAGATTTGAGAATACACCAGATCGTCAACATCATCTGGCATATAATTATCACCTAATAGTAATTCACAAATATCAGACGAATCTAAAAATGATAAAAGAAGCTTTGATTTAAAAATTCCAATATCTTTTAATACTGTTTTATTCATAATGTCTTCCTTAAAATAAATTACTAATTTCGATTTTCTTTTCAGAAATTGGATGTGAGTTAGAAATGATTTTCAGAGATAAAATTTTTCCGATATACTGTTCATCAGATATTAGTATTTCAATTGAATTTTCGTAGATTGTTTTTTTTACCTGGATATCATCAGATACATGCCAAGTATAATTAGTACATTCAATTTCTTCAGTACAACTCTCGTCGCTGTAAAATTTAACATAATATGTTCTTTTTCTATTAATCTTTATAGAATCACTTCCGATAATTTTAGCAAAAACAGTTCCTTTATCATTGTCATGTTCTGAATGATCAATATCTATATAGTCACAAATGCCAAGTTCCTGACTGTCTGTTTTAAGATTTAATTCTGTCTTATCTGCAATAAAACTTAAAACACTCCCATGATATTCATCTCCATAATCATATAAGATATCGTCTGTTCTCGTCATTTTAAACACTTTTTCCGGATTTATTTTTCTTTTGTCAATAAATACTCTTTTTCTATCCAAGTTTAGACATTCAGAATCTCCCGGTGTGAGAATCGTATATGTATTAGATGAAAGCGTAATCGTATAATTCCCATTTTCACCTACATCATATTTACTGGCTGAAACAGCGTTGCACCAACGCTCAATAATCTTTCCTTCAGAATTTTGCCATCGCAGTAAATATTGACACAATACCATTGTAGCTTTTTCGTATATTCCGTTATTTCCCGGATAGCCATTTATCAGCCAATACCTATTTTCAAAAAATACATACATTCCAGCTTTTACAGTTCCTATAGAAAAAAGTACTGTTCTTTCCAGTGACTTCAATTGTGTATCTGCTGTATTTCCTTGTACGATGCAACGAATGTTTTTACCTTTGCTCAAATCGCTATTATAAAGAATAACAGAAACCGCAATATCAGTTTCTAACGATTCCGCAAAAGCATCATCCTTGTTTTCTACAAACATGTCATTCTCAAATCCACCGGTTACATTTGGACGAGTGTTCTGACTTAATAAATACCATTCTTGCATATCGCGTCCTCCTAAATAAAAGCAGTTACTTTCTGGTTTCCAACCATCGTATTTGCCTTTTCTGCGACGTAATCAAGTTCCGCTTTTGTTGCAGTTTTAGATCCGTTAGACCCATCAATTCCAATATCTTTTCCGGTTATGCTGATTCGTTTATTGACTTTAGAATACTGACGTTCTTGATATGATTGTTTCATAAATTCTGCCAAAGTATCAATAACATATCTATCCAATTCAGAATCAAATTGATTTAATTCCACGTCAAAATGTAAATCACTTAATTCTGCAGAATACCTTCCAATTGCCTTCTTAAACCATTCCATTTCTAGTGATAAAGGCAATACTGTTTTATCTGCAAAAGAAGACTCAAATGATTGTATCACTTCGTTAGCTGTTGTATTACCCATTCAAATCACTCCTAAATCTTATGTTCTACGTAATTTTCTACGATTCTAATTTTTTCAAAATCGTTAAGTTTTTCTCTTTTAATAATTTCTAAAATTGCAAATTTTTCGGCGCGTGTAACGACAAGATCCTTCAGTTTCTCTTCGAATGTCTTTAAGGTTTTGTATTCAAACAATTTCTTGACAGCATCTACTGTAAGAATATTTTGCACCTGTTTTCCATCTTCACTCTCAAAATCAACTTCAATTCTTGTTGGCTTATCATCAACATAAAGTGTTGCATGAGAACCTCTGTCGTCTATTCCTGTCAATAATCTATTACCGTTCTGAATCTGTGTAATAATTTCACTTCTTTGTAAGCGAACTGTCCCATTTGCAGGAATTGTTACATCGCCATTTGTTTCAATTCTCTTGAAACCTGTTGTCCAATTTGCGATACTTTTAATAGTTACTTTCTGCTCAAGATTTAATTCCTGTACTGTGTTTTTGTCTTCAATCATTTTCTGTTTCCTCCATAGCAATTAATGTAATTTTATCAACTAATTATTTTTAAACAGTATGTATAATTTCTTTATATAATGCAATTACTTTATCCAGTCGTTCTGACTTCTTGAATGTATGATATGGCATACCATTTTTCTTGTTTACAGATTTTGAAACATATGGAATATCATATGCCATAATAAAGTATGATAATTTTTTTGAATAACAATAGAAATATTCATTCATATTTAATTGTTTTCTCCTTTAAACTAAAATAAGATAGTTTCCACATTTAAAATAATGCGAAAACTATCTTAGATTTACTTGAAATTATTTTCCAAGAGAATCAAGGTTCTGATCATGAAGCATACCCACTTCATATTCTCTTCCAGGTACTACAAGACAACCAAACTCCATGTCAAATCTGGATAATTGCATTCCTGTTGTAACATCGTTTCCAGAGAATGATGTTAGTCCACCTCTTGTTACAGTATGAATTGGAGACTGTCCACCCTGCGGAATTACAAATGCAAGTCCAGCCGGTAACATTGTCTCAAAGTTTGTACCATCTTTATTCAGAGTTGTCAGATCATACGGATTTGGAATCTCTGCAAGAGTGGCTCCATTGTATACGCCCATCAGTCCTGTATTATGAATCTCATCCATGATTGTACGAGAGATTCCGTTTACAGTCGGTGTTGTTCCCTCATATCCAGCGAATCCATTAAACTGTGCAATCATAGCATAGTCACCAGAGATTGTTGGTTTACCAAAACGTCTTACATTTGCAATAACTCCATCGACACCTGTCTTTGTAAGTCCTGCTCCTTCAAAGAAATATTTCACACCTTTTGCATCTTTAATTGCTTTATATGTAGTGTCGATTACATATTTAGCAGCTTTATTTCGGATGTCTACACGAACCTGTTCCTGAAGTTCATTCTCATCACTCATATCTCCAAGTGCTGCTTTTCTGTAGTCAACTGCATAACCACCAGAAATAGTAGTTGTTGCAATCGGTACACGTCTTTTTCTGATTGCTGGGAATTTTACATCCTGACCAGCAGCCTGAATTTCAGCACCAGTATTTACATACTCTGTGATTTCTACTTCACAAGATTCATTGTATCCGATTGGTTTGTAATTTCCATAAATTCCAAGCAGTTTGATTTCCTGCATAAGTACTGGCTGCATTTTGAAACGTCTCAGTTCATTGATTTCAGAAATTGCTACTTGATCATTTGTCGCAGCTCTGCTGTTCAATTCTTTAATATATTTAGCTGCAGCATCTCCCTTTTTACCAAACTTTGCTAATTCTTTACCATCTGTCATAGCAGAGAATACTTCTACAACTGGAGAATTGGCATTAATTTTTCCACTTACAAAAGAAGCATCTCTACGTTCGTTATTTAACTCAAATGTATAACTCATTTATATACCCTCCTTCAATTAGCCTTGTTTTGTAACAACTTTGGCAACAAGACCAATTTTGTTTCCAATAATCTCAGTTACTTCAAAATAAGGAGCTACACTAGCACCTGTAATTAATTTTCCTGTTGCATCAGATTTCAGTTTATTTCCTTTTGCAAAAGTTGCTGGTAACTGAGCGCCGTATACTTCGATTTCCTGTCCCTCAAGTTTTTCAAAGTCTACGACTCTTACATGAGATCCAGCAGGAATTTTATATTCTGGCATGTCCATATCATCACCAACTTCGACCTGCATAATCGCCTGTTTTGCGTCTGCTTTTGGAGCAAACTTTCCAGATGTGACTGCACCAAAATCTCCATTCAGTGCATCTTTATCAATAACTGCATCCATAAATGGGTATAATTTCTCGATCTGAGAAATTCTTCTGAATTTAATCATCTAATTCGTCCTCCTCTTAAAAAATGTTTACTTCTTCGTCATCATCGACATATTTCTCGCTGCATACTTCTGAGAAAATATCTTCAATTTTTACTTCTTCTGAATTCTGCTCAGAAATACGAGCTTCAGATTCTGCCTGTTTCTGTTTTGCAACAATTTCCATGCAGATTTTAGATTTAATAGAATTGATTTCAGATGTGACATTATTTAACTCTGATTTCTTTTTACATGCATTAATTTCATCTTTTAATTTTTTAATGTCCTCTTTAGCAACTTCTTTTTCTTCATCGCTAAAGTCTTTCAGAGCAGCCTCGACCTCAGAAAGTTTTTCAGATGCTTTTGCTTTTGTTACCTCTTTTTCGAGATCCTCTTTTTCATCATCTTTCTTCTTCATGTCTTTTTCCATCTGCTCAACTTTTGCATTCAGTTCTGCAATCTGTGTGTCTCTAGCAGCAATATCAACATCTTTTGCTTCAATCTGTGAATTCAGTTCTGTGATTTTGTTGTTCAGCTCAGAAACTTCATCATCGTGTGATTTCTTTTCACTGTTAATTTCTGCAAGAGTAGATTTGAGAACTTCCTCAAATTCTTTCTTATCGAATTCCATGTTTTTCTTTTCCTCCTTGTTTGTAGTTTTTCTCTGCGAAATCTCAAGTACCACAGCCGCATCGTCACTTGGAGAAATGCTTAAGAGCGCACACCCCGAAAATGAATAAATCATGGGTGATCTCATATTTTCGTTATATCCATCTTCATATATGATTTTGTTATCATTTTCTTTTAGTCCCATAATTTCAATAGAAGTACACACTTCACCTACTGCAAATCCCTTTCGCACCCAATCAACCAATTTAGGATATCTCTGATAATATAGATACCCGTACCCACACAAAGCCTCTATTTCATCTCCATTGATATCTTTAATTGTTTCGATTTCTGCTTTCTCAAAAGTTCCGACGACTTCAGAGTTTTCAAATACTGGTTCATGAACCCCATTTGAATCCACAACTTCTCCTGTTAACCCATGTCCGAGAGGGCATGATTTATCTTCTGATGCAAACTCACAACACAATGGCATTCCTTTAACTGAATCAATTGCGTTTAATACATATTCCTTTTTCCAATGGATACCATTTTTGTTAGTTTCATTTGGATCGTCATGAATTTTAAGAAGGGCAATTTTGATTGGAACACGTCCGTTTTTATTAGATCGCTGAGAAATTTCGAGGATATTATTTAACATAAGATTTATCCTCCTTTGTTTACATAAAATAAAAGTGATCTACTTATTAGCAGACCACTCGTTTAACAATTTATTTAATTTTTCATCTTTAACTTGAACCTCTCATGACTAAAGTCACATGTGTTCTCGACATATCTCTATAAAACTAATTTTCCTTTTAACTATTTATTATCACTTGGACTTGGGTTTAAGTTTCCACCACTTTCTCTACTTTTGATTGTATTTTCTGTGGGATTATCTGTTTCTGGTTTTTTAGCATTATCAGAATTAGATCCGTTCATTGTCCAAGATGTTTGATGTGGTTTATATTTTTCAAACACTCCACTTTCAATTTCTTCATCTAAAACTGAAAAATATGCGTCAGGATCCACACCTGTACTAGCAACGAGAAAACTCATAGATCCTCCGGAATCCGTATACAACTTCGACATCATTTCAAAGAAGTTCTTCCTATTTACGAATGAAGTAGGAAAGTAGTAAATCTCAATCTTATTTTTATCATTTTGGATAATATTTTTATTGATTACATAATTTAATTCATTCTGCCATTCATATACCCATGTATATAATTGAGCTGTAATCATTTCTAAGTTACTTTGTGATGCGCCATAATTACCTGTAGTCATTGCGCCAATTAAAGCAGAAGATATTCCAAGATCAAGCGAAATCTGGTCATTTAAATCAGATTCGTTTTTACTATCAAAAATATCTGTAGACACATCAATAGAATCAAGTTTTGTTCCTGCGGCAACACTAAAGAATGAAATTCCGCCACGAGAATTTTTATTCATAACTGCCTGACGAACGGTAGCATGTTGTTGCTCCTGTTGTTTATTTGTAAGCGAACTTGTCCCTTTGTCCTTACCTTCTGGAAACGTTTGATAGATAATTTTATTGTTAATTTCATCTAACACGTTTCTCTTTGTGTCAGTGAAATAATCTTTATATAATACATCTGCAAGTGCAGCGATAATTAAACTTCGACCCCAAGGTTCAGAATCTTTACACTTAATTTTTCTGCACATTGTATGATTGTTATCAAGTACAACCCAGTCTCCGCCAGTTGTACCATTTTTTCGACTATTGTATGCTTTTACAATTTCTTCTGGATATTTTCTTAATTTTCTTTCAATCTTGTCTCCAGTGTAGTCATCAAAATATCTCAAATTAAATGCAAGAACATATCTGCCATTTTTCTTTCCAACTATTTTTGTATATCTCCATGGAAGTGTTATAATAGATGCATTGATTCCAACTTCATTGATTTCTACAATATTTTCAACATCATAGTCCGTCATGAATTTAGACTTATCATAATTCTTCTTTTTCGTTTCGAAATAGAAGAATGCAATTCCATCCAACATACATGTAAACAGTGCGTTTCTAACAAACTGCTTATCGTCAATTTTTTCAAGAGTGGATTTCATCAAGGCTTTGTTTGCCTGAACGGTCTTCGTATTTTTCCTATTTTTACTTATTAAGATACGATCAAGACAAGGAAGCGCAGTCATATAATCGACTGAGTTAGACACGATTCCATTTTTGGTATATACAAAATTAGATAAGCGAATTGCTGCATCGTGATTCCCAATAGGGTCACGCAAAATAGAATCGATTTCTTCCTTAGAAAAATAATCATAAATACCGCATGAGAATAATAAACTGGACATATCTACAGGCGATATATAACTATTAAATTCATATATATTTTCATCAGCAGTAGGAGAGGACTCGTTTTGAATCTCTACCGATTGCTCTTTATTAATTTCTGACATGTCCTCCTCCTTTCTGTTAATTTATAAGACACGTAAATTCATAATCGGAAACTGCATATATATCTCGACAAAATTCATTTATGTACCATAATACATATATTGTTGCAGATACACGGTCTTTGTCTAATTTGTTTACGACCTTTTCAATAGTCACCCCACCATTTGACAAATGTTTTAATTTGAGATTTGCAATTTCTTCAAATAAACAATCGGTTTGAAGATAAGGAGCTATACAATTATCAAAGTCGTCATATTCCTTTTCTGTAAATTCAGATTGTTGTTTGCTTTCCAACATTCTAAATTTTCCACTGTCAACAACATCAATAAAATTAGTAACAATTTTACTTTGCGCAGATTGTGCTTTTAGATTATATAAAATTTTTTCTGCAATTTCTGGGACTTCTGGCATATTATCATCATTAATAGTGTCCCAACATCCTAAAGATTCTTTGGTTATTGGATCGAAACTTTCTTTAAGCAATTCGTCGATCAATCCGGCTCCAAGACCGTTCCCATCAACAATTACATTTTTTGCATTATAAAGTTTTTTGTATTTCTTAATAACACATGCTTGTGCAGTGAAATTCATAATATTTGGAATATTTATAAGATTGACAAGATCCATTGATACAATTTTTGTCTTGTCTTTTGTTCTATTGACTTTTATTACAGAAATGAATGATTGATTATTGCTTGTATTTTGGCTTCTTGCAACATCTACGCCAATATAAAATTCATCTTCTTTGTTTTTTGATGATAGAACAGGAGATGTCAAAGACCTACAATTCATAAGTTTATTAATATTCACTAACGCCCCTGAAGCAGCTCCAACCCATTTTGATTCATAGTTTTGTGCAAATGATATCATTGTCATATCACGTTTTTTTTGAAAAATCTGACTCTTTGTTGAGCCTCTTCCATACCAACAAGGGAGCCAAAAACTTGAACCAAGAACTATTTTACCGTTAAGATTTATCATATCTTTTACCATATCAACAGACCGTTGATATTCATCAGACCCTTTGAATCCAGCAGTAGTGAAAAAGTTAATTTGCTGATTCAATTCTTCTGGATCAACTATTGAGTATTTTCCAACACAAACTCTAGGCACTTCAACAATTGGCAATAGCGCATCCAAAAATGTATCATTATCAATTAATGCAGACTCCTCCATATTAATACGTTTTCTACGTTGCCCCTTCGATGTTTGTGAGTTTGCTAAGTTATCCAGTCTTGATCCATTTTTGAATACAACGAGTGCGTCTCCTTTAGCAAAATTAGCTTTATCTATTTCATTTTTTAGCAATGGATAAAATCTAAGTATTTCATTATACTTATCTTTTAAAAGATCTGCAGCATTTTCTTTTGTTTGAGCAGATAACGAAATAGAAATTTCTGGAAAAAATATACAAGCTAACATGGACGCAAGCACTTCGTCAAATGTTTTTCCATAACCTCGCGGAAATACTCCATAAAAAGACGTGAATCTTAACATTACTCTTAGATAAATACGCTGATCTAAATGTAAATTTAATCCGCCTTTGGGCGGTTTTGTTAAATCTAAGAATGAATCAGGGAACCATCTTGAATAACTACAAAAATATTCCCAATTATCGATATTAAATCCGTAATCATCCATTTAATCACCGTCCTTAAAATCTGCAGGTATAGTGATAAATTTTTCAATAGTTTCTCTATTTAATTCAGTTGTATCGTCAGAAAAAATACCATACGGGTCTCCATACATTTCAATATATTCTGTTTTCTTTCTGTCATAGAATTCGTAAATATCTTTATATTCAACTTCTGGCATGTTGTTTAAATTTCTTTCATAGTTCACATAACACCATATAATGAAATCGGCAGCATCTTTGGGTTGATATTTAAATTCTGGGAATATAGAAATCCTTTCTTTCGCTCCTTCGACGGCAGAAAATATATCACTAAAATTTACGATTCCACCTTGTAAATCTTCCTTGGACAACTGTCTTGGTGTCAATTTTGCTTTTTCAGCAGCGTCCTGTGCAGCAGAATACCATTTCTGTGCCTCTTGTACATCTCCTCTTGATGTAGCCATTTCTTCTTTTACTTTAAAACGTACATATGTAAGCAATGCCTCTTTATGAAGATTTGTCTGTATGACATATGTTTTAGTCATATCGTCATATTTTTTGCACATCTTTTTGTATTCTAGCCTTGTAAACCCTTCGCCAAACATTTCAATCATGTCTGGTGTCACTTCAAAATCATCAGATTCAGAAATAATTATTTCATCATTTTTTTTACTTTGTAAATCTTTTTTGTATTTACTACGCTCAGTTTTCTGAATGACGGTACTGTGTTTTTGTATAAAATTTTCTTTTTCAGATTCTTCATAACTTTTTGAAGAAACTTGTCTTAAAGAAGCAATATTCTTCATATATAGACGTATTATAGAATCTCCGCAATGATGCACTTCTTCTTCAGACATAAAAGAATGTTCCTTTTTAAATTGATTAAAAGCACTTTGTAATAAGTCTTTATAAAATGGTTTATCAATTTGTCTAAGGATATTTTTGAATTTTTCTTCGCTGACTTCGTTAGTATTTTCATCTATACTTGATTTAATAATGCAATCTTTACAAATCGGAGTTTTTTTATCAAGAGCATGTAATGGTGATTTACTCATATAAAAATCAGATAATGGCTTTTCTTTTCCACAGCAAGAACAATGTTTTTTCTTTATTTCTTTTTTTGTAGCTATAATTACACCTCCATTAACTTAACCAAAGTATTACTTTTATTTTCTGAAAGCTCAGACCAAGATTTGAACTGGGAACAATTGATTACAAGTCAATCGTTTTACCTTTAAACTATCCAAGCATAATAATAGGACGGCAGTAGCACCGTCCTGTTTTATACATATTTACTGAGCAATAATCCCAGCAGTTCTGAGACTTGCCAACAAAGCATTAAGTTTATCTTTTACATCTGCATCTCCTGCGTCTGCAACTGCAACGCCTTTTTTTGGCAATTCAGTTTTTGTTGCATATTTCTTATCTGCATCAACTGTCTTCATATATGCAGTAAGAGCATCAGATCCAATCTTAGTTTTCAGTGCATCTCCAACAGCTTTTGCATCCGCAGCTTTTCCTTCCACAGCAAGTGTTTTGTCAAGTTCAGTTCCTGCACCAGTTGGATAAGCCGGAACGAATAATTTACCTGTTGTAGTATCAATTGCAACTTCTACGGTTTCGTTTGTCTTTGCTTTTGCTTTAACTCCTCCAAGAATTTTGTCAGTTGCCTGTGGAAGAGTATAAGAACTTCCTGTCGGAATATTAAATGTTCTCTCAACGGAACCATCATATTCACCAACAACTGCACCTGTAAATTTAATCTTTTTAGGATTTGGAAGTGTAGTCGTAGTTTTTGGTAAGGCTCCAACTTCGTCTGCGGTATAAGTAGGTTTTGTTTCTGCTTTTGCCCATGCCGGTACAGTTGGATCAGTTTCTTTTGTAATATAAGCACCTTTTTTCTGAATACCAAGATCATCCAAGGTTTTATTTCCAGTTAATTCAATTCCGGAAATTTGTGGCTTATTTGTTAATGCAGTATAATCAAGAGAAATATTTCCGCCTGAACCACCAATTGCAGGTTGCTCTATCCATTTCTTGCCAGATTCGTTATATTTATACACTGTACCGGTATCAATTTCTTCATATGTGCTTCCATTGGTAATGTATGTTGTTTCGATAAATTCAACAGGTTTTTCGTCTGTAGATAATCCAGTAATCTCTAATACATTACGATTCATGTCACCACCAATTTTCTGTAATGTTACCATTATTTTTCCTCGCTTTCTTTTTTCTATTTTCTGCCGATATGAAACCGGCATTTCTTTTGAAAGCCGGAATATAATAATGACTCCAACTGGAATTGAACCAGTGTTACCTCCGTGAAGGGGCGATGTCTTAGCCTCTTGACCATGGAGCCAAATACAAAAATAGGAGAGCAGCACAGCTCTCCATTAATCTCTCAAATCTATTTCGATTAATTCTACATAATCATCTTCGTGTGTGATCCGCAAATAATCACTTCCCTTGATTAACTTTCCATCATGCTTTTTGACGATGTCTCTCATATAATCAAATGGATGTATATGTGGATGGACTTTCTTATAATCTAAGAAAGTGATATCATAATTATCGTCCATATGTATGTACACACATTTTACTGTAGATATATTAGAATACTTATTCTGAAAATTTTCTATATCACACAGAAAATTTGTATTCCGTTCATCTAAGATTTTTGACTCCAAATCATGAACATCAATTGCAATCATTTTGACGTATCCTGTTTTTACCAGTCTTTCCATTCTATAAACCTCCGGTGCTATGATTCTCGGAAACAGTATAACACAGAATAGAAGAGTATTGATCTGGTAAATTATGGGAAATTAAAGATGGTTAGATGAATGCTTCATCAGACTCGTCAAAATCATCATTTCTGATTATGTAATGATTTGTAGTTGTACTAACATCGTTATGTCCTAAAAGTTTTTGAGCAACTTCTGGAGATTTATTTTCGTAAACTACTAGATTAGTTGCGCGACTTTCTCGAAACAGGTGCGGATGTACGCGTCTACCTACTATTTCTGTAAATAGTCCACTACACCAATCATTAAACGTATTCTCGCCAACTTGACGAGTTTCTCCATTTCTTTGTTTTACAACAAACATATAAGGACATTCATCTTCTCCTCGCGCTTCAATCCATTTTTTTAACCAATACATAGCATCTTCTCCGAATTTTAGTTTACGTTGTTTTCCAACCAACGATGCGCCTTTACATCTAATTGTATGTGTTAAGTATTGGCGAGAAATTGCAACATGCTCTACACCATCTTCACCTTTAATTTTTGTTTCTTTCTCTTTTGGTTTATACTCAACAACTTCTTTCAAAAGTTGACGTGCCTCAGCTCGTCTACATCCTGTGCTATAAGAAAAAACTAAATATGCTAATTTTTGCCATTCTTCACGTTTTTCTAATTCTTTACATAGCATTAAATATTCTTCCGGTGTCAGCGGGTTTTTCTCATGAACATATCCTGTTTGTACTACTTTTAATCCAACAGTAAAATTTCTGAATGTAGGATATTCTTCTTCATACATTAACATTATATAATTACAAAATGCACTTACACATGATTTTTTAAATTTAATTGCTGAATCAGATAAACCTCTATTAGTCAACCAATTAAGATATTTTTGAAATTCTTTTTTCTTTATTTGTGTAAAATCTTTATTGTTCAAGTGATCTTTTACATATACAAAAAAGACTCTTAATCCAGAGCGATACGCCGGACGAGTCTTTAGTGAAAGGTCAGTTTGATTATCAAGATAATCCTGAACCATTTCTCTATTGAATTCATTAACCTGATTCCAAATCTCATCAGTTATGTCCTCTGAACGCTTTGCAATTTCTTCACTCAATAATCTCACTTCCTTTTATTCAAATATTTTATTTCTCCTCACTCCATAGAAATAGGAGAGAAGTGCGAATGAGGTTACACTTATCCGGTAGGTAGCTAATCCACCGTATCTCTCCTGAAAATCCAATGTTGCATTGGAACATGCAGCGCGGTCGGAGCTTACCCGACACATTCCTTTCGCTGATGTTTCTAATTCTTATTCTCCTAACTGAGAACACAAAAATAGACCCGTAAGTTTTGACACCTACGGATCTTTGAAATGTACATATATAACAGAAAATTTATAATCCAAAAATACGAAGTAAATCCATCATATCATCATGATTAACTCGCTCTGTTGAATAAAATGATACGGAGTGATAACCATAATCATCACTCTTGCTGGCAGAAAATCCATGCATGTCTTTGTTATCTACACAATCATCCAACAAAAAACCATACTCATCATACTCGTCGCACTCATCACAGAAGATACATCCATCACAATCATATTCCATATTATCTTCATCATTCTCATCATACAAATGTACTTCATATGCATAGTCTGCTTCAAATTTAGAGATGACTTTCGAATTGCAGTCGTCTAATACATATACAATAGAACTGCCAGAACCAATGTAATCACCGTTACGTTTTGCTGGCTCACAAAAGATTTTATCTTCAATAATCTCAATCAAATATTCATCAGTATATCCAGCAAACTCCGGATCGTGTAATTCGCATGAAAAAATGGAGAAGTCCATTGTACATAATTCCGAAACAATGAGACTTGCCTCATCGTATTTAGCAATAATAGAAACAATATTATTGTCATAATTTGATTCTAGTACGTCATATGTATCCACAACATCTTCACATAATTCATAGATATTATCATATGTTTTCTTAATCATTTCTTTTTTCAAATAGACACACCGCCAATCTTAAGCGTTTACTTTATCTTTTAATTCTTTTCCTGCTTTGAATTTTACATTTTTAGATGGCTCAATATAAATTTCGCTTCCATCCTGTGGATTTCGTCCAGTTCTTCCAGCTCTTTCTCTTACTTCAAAACTTCCAAATCCGACGAACTGTACTTTATCTCCAGCGGTAAGCGCATCTGCAATTGAATCAAGAGTTACAGCAACAATCTCTTTTGCTTTTTCCTGTGTTACTCCGTCTACTTTTTCTGCAATTGTTTTAATTAAATCTGATCTTGTCATTTTTAAAATGTCTCCTTTTCTATCAACTAATTTGTAAATTTTTATAATTTATTTCGTGGATTTCTCCACATTCTAGGATATCGGTTCTCCAAGATGATGCAGTTTATTTTGGAAGGCAGGTGATACGTATGGCAAGTTTTTATTCTATAGAAACTCCTGTACATGTTAGTGCATACGACAGATTCCGCTTTAATAAGTGGGAACATGTACGTGAGCACTGGCGTAGATTGCCACATAGGTAATCTGTAAATCTGCTTATCCTGAGCCGCGGATTGAACTCTCTCGTTAAAAGTTCTTTCTACACTTCAGATAGCCGATATCCTTCTTTCTAAATAATTCCAATTTTTTCCATATATTCTGTTTCTAAATCCAGAATTCTCTCAATATCTGTTTTGGGATATTGACTTTCCTCCATGATATAAGAAACCAGTTCTTCAAAGTTTAATACTGGTAATCCGTCTTTATATTCCATAACAATCTCCTCTAGTGAAACCTAACATCGTACACACAATCTAATCCATCATTATTAATAACTGAAATTAATTGTTCTGGTTTATTTTGCAATCGGTTATCCAAGCAATAGTTATCTGTTCCAGAAATACAACCTGATTGTAAAATTTTCACATTATAAACAGTAGACATCGCATTTACATGACGATGACCCATATATAAAATATTTGGACGTATTTGTGTCATAAGCGATAGTTTCTGCACAACCGTTTTAGGGTCATCTTTGTCTCCATGGACTCCAAAAATTTTTGTTCCTCTAACAGAAAACATTGCAATTGATTCATCAATTTTATTTTCGTGAAATTCGATATTCTTAAAGTTCTGCAATTTGGCTTGCAAAAATGGAATAGCAAGACAGTCCATATTTTCACCTTTTAAAGATTCTTCCTTTTTTGCATGTAACCTAGAATGATTTCCAGGACAAACATAAACATGAACTTCATTAAATTTATAACTAAGTTCAGATAAAAATTGTGAAATACAATCCGATACGGATAAGAATTGCTCAATTAGATTTTGATTACTTTCAATCCGAAGTGAGTTGTGAATCAATCCTGAGACCAACTCACTTATAATTACATAGATATTTTCAGAACCGTGCCGTAAATAGACTTCAAAAATTTTATCCAGGTACTGTCTAAATCTATCATACATAACTTCTGTATTGTATTTATTAAACCAGTTATCAATTTCAATTCCTGCATGAATATCTGTTACAGAAATTACTAAATCATTATCTGATTTTAAAATTCCATTAAACTGTTTTCTTTTATCATAATCTAATGGTTGTCCGTGATATTCTGAAATGGATCTTAAAATCTGTTCTTTATAAGATTCCTTACGTGCTTCTTCACGAATCAATCTACGATACTCATTTCGTTCATCACGAGTTTTGACACGTTCTTTCTCTAAAAGAATACGCTCTTCCTTTAGTTCTTTTAATTGTGCTGCACCGTCTGTGAATTTAGACTGATTAGCATCAAGAACCTTTCGGAAATACTGTACTTTCTTTCTATATGCCGATTCAGTGTAGTTACAGTCAAGAAGAGAGTTTAGAACTGCAGCAACATCATTCCATGTACCGATATTTTCTTTATCATTACAGATTCTCAGGATGAGTTCATCATCACTTTCACCATCAAATCTTTTATAGTTATGTACTATATCGTCCACCTACTCTCTATTCTTCTTCAGAGTCCAGTGGTAATTCCACAGTGATTTTAAATCCAACCTGTTCCGTTCCTTCCGGAAGAGCTTCAATAACTTGCTGTGTAATATCACCTGTTTCATCTACAAATTTTAGATCTTTTACATAAATACCATCTAATTGGATATTCTGTTTTGCCGGCGTTAATTTTTCTTTTGTTTTTGTAATTTTAATCATTTCTAATTATCTCCTTTAAACTAAAAATAGAAGAGCAGTATTAGACTACTCTTCCTCGTCATAATATTCTTCAGTTTCTGGTTCATAATGAAACCCGATAGCGCATGTATCTGTCGATTCAACCTCAAAATCCGACTGCAACTCTTGTAATTCTGCATTGCCTTTTATAACAAGTTTTCCCGGAAGAATTTTCAGATATTCAATCCAAGACAGAATTACATTAACTATTTCTTCTACAATTGGAAGAAATATTACGATTGTACATGCACCTAATATATATGATAATAATGTTTTATTTTTTTCATATGCGTTACCTGCAATATAAAATTTAAATTGTAATTTTTAGACTCGAATTTGCAATTAACTGCATTTTTTATAAATTAAATGATCTTCCAGATTAGCTTCATTTATAATATCTTTGTTGGACATATCAAATCTAAATTCACCAAAATATTTTACTTCTGCTGATTTTCTCGCTTCAATTGCATCTTCAATTTTAGCAAACGTTCCAAGGTTTAATGTTTTGTTATTTATATTAAAACTATTAAAAATAGGTTTAGCTTTTATAACAAACATCCTCTCTATAATTTATCCACTAACATTGCAATTTTACTTCTCCAAACATTCGGAAGATGTACATATCCAAATTCTGATTCACCTTGAAGCACATCAATTGCGCGTTTAAAACCATTTGAATTTCCTTCAAATAAATAAGAATCAACCTGGCTATCATAATCACCTTCGATAACAATTTTACATCCGCTACTTGCTCTTGATAAACACAACTTTAATAATTCGATTGATGTATTCTGCGCTTCACTAATGTATAAAATTTCATTATCCCTTACTTCCATTCCTCGTACATCTGCCATAGATACTAATCGAATTTTATCTTGCTGCAACAACATTTCAACAGCAAATCTATCACCAAATTTTGTAGTTAACATGGAACCTATAGAATTTTGAAGTGCCTTTTCAGTAGCATTACCACAATAGAAACCCATATCTGCAGCACCCTTTGCTTTATTAGGGTTAAACATAATAATCACTCTATCATACTCGCCATTTTCAATAAGGCTCATCATAGATATTAAAGATATCAATGATTTTCCGCTACCTGCATGTCCGGTAATAGCTGTCATTGTATTTGAAAAAATTGAATCAATGGCACAGGCTTGATATGAATCTTTTGGTCTAATTTTATCTCCAAAAATAGTAGAGCGAACTGTTTTTTCACATACAGCCCTATATTCATTTCCATCCCATTTTCTATAATCAACAACTTCTCCGTCTGATTTTTTAATAATGAGATATTCGTTCAAAATACAATCATAAATGTTTTCATTTGTATGACAATAGAAGTAACTCATTTCTTCATCAGACAATGTTAATTCTTTATATCCAAGATATTCGTCAAGATTTTTGACAAGGTTAATATCCGAAACTCCCTTTGTAGGAAGTCCAAAAATATTACGAGATATGAATTTGCAATTTAAATCATCAGAACATACAAGTACTTCCGATACATTTGAATTGTAATAATAAGCAGAAGCCAAGATAATGTTGTCTGGCGTTTCAGATAAGAAATAACTATCAATTATTTCTTTAATTTTTGGAGAGTATAAAACCACATCATATTCGCCATCATGTTTATCCAATAGTCTTGAAATTTGTCTGGCTTTGTATTTTACTTCTCCATCTTTAGAATTAGACACTTTGATATTCTCGATCTCTTCAAGTGTCTTTTGTGCAATAATAAATTTTTCTTTAAATGCATTTTCGCCGAGACTAAGTAATGCATTCGTATCAAGGAATAATGTGCATTCCAATAAGGTGAACCACCTTTCCTCTAGTTTAATTCTAGTTATTTTTTACGTTTTTTAATCTGAATTGTTTCTTTAATCGACTGTGATCTAAAATTTTCTAAATCTTGCATCAATCGATAATTTTCTGTTGCATATTTTTTGTTTGCTCCGGATACAGTGCGATGAATATGATCTCTCCATTTCCATCCTTTGCTTAACAAAAATTTACATTCTTTGTCTGTAATAAGAACTATGATAAAACATTCCTTTCGTTGTATATTTCTCCACAGTGGGAGAGTATTGCAGAGCCTGGGAGTCGAACCCAGTATTTTCAGATTATGGGTCTGACGTAGTAATCCGTTCCACTCGCCTGCATATAACGCTGCACCTAAGATTTGAACTTAGACACCGCATAAGCGGCTACTATCGATTTTTCAAGATCGACCCCTTACCACAGAGGATTAATGCAGCTTATTGTTTGCTCGTCCAAAACACCCATCCACAAGGACGACAAAATAATTGTTATGTGAATAGTTATATAAAACGTAGTAAACCTAGAGCGTATCTTCATATAAGCCAGTGTCACCTGGATTTATACTGGGATAGGTTTTTATGCGCCACTGATTGACGGTCAGCGCAACACTTCGGATGATAGCAGCCCCAAGTAGATTCGAACTACTGAATGCAGGAGTCAAAGTCCTGTGCCTTACCGCTTGGCGATGGGGCTAAAATACTCCTAAGATGTTAGCAACAGCACTACCAGAACAGCAATGCTATTACTAACTGAAAAGGAGATTAGAAATCGTCAAGTGCGCGCATAAGCACTTGATTATAAATACAAATGGAACTTCTTCCTACTCAAATATATCGTCATAATATTCCGCCACTACTTGTAAAGGGCTGAGAATAAGGGAGCTACCCTTAGACTTCCTTTACATCTGATAAACAGCAATTGTAGCCTCGACTGATTACGAGAAACTTTCACCCATGTCATTCAGCGTATTAAGAAAATTCATAATAAGATTTAATTTTTTTGTTCTTTATGTATTAATCTCACGTCACTTTGGGCTACTCGTACATTCGACAGATCTTATACTGGAATTTCTTCCGATCAACGACGCAACTGACTTATTTGGATTTTCGCTACTTATCTCTCTGTAACATTCCACCGATACAGGCATCACGATTATTACTCCACTGGAGTCGTCTATTATGTCAGCGATCTGGCAATTGCGTTTTACGGCAATATATTATTGTACATATATTTAGTTTTGACGGTTTCCGTCTTTCTGTTTATGATTCACATCATTCCAGAAGCTGCAGTATAAAACTATCGTATTATACCGCAACTCACTATTCATATATTCTCAGCATGGTGACAAGCCAATCTGCACTGAGTTATTTGTATTTATAAGCAAGTGCTTATATTGGGCAAAGCCCAAGCCCCTTTCAATAGGGGCTTTATTATAGATATATCTCCATATTTATTAAACGCTTTGGCAATAGCGTTTGTCGTCTTAAGAGTCTTGATTTCATCTCAAGAATTTTGAATATAAGCAAAACTCTCATCCTTCCATATTACGGACGAAGTTGATTTCTTGAAAACCCACTATTTACAAGGGGTTTAGTAACTTTTGACAAAATAATTCGGCAATTTTTGTGCATAAACACTAAATTTGTTTTGGTTTAAAATTCAATAAAAATTTATCTTTGTCCATTTTGTGTAAATAATTTAAAATTTTTCTTGAATATTTTAAGTTTATGTTCTTCGTTTTGGATCCATTTCCGATTCCTTTATCGAGACCTAGAGCCACCTCTATCATTCTATTTATAGTTACTATATTTCCAACTTTAATTTTGCATAGGCTGTCTAATAATTTTTCGGATTTAGAAATCATTTCTTCGATTATTATATCGTCATCGTCATTTGTTATATGTAAATTTTTAACAAATAAGTCATATTCTTCAATAAGACTCCTAATTTTTGTCATTTGTCTGTTATTAGGTTTGCCAGGCATTTTTATAAAAAAATCACTAATAGGGGTTGAGTGTGAATTTGCCGCAGGTTTGATAGTGTCTAAGCATTCCTCTAACCAATTCATAGGGCAAACAAGAGATGGGTTGATTCTATTTTTCAATTTCACTTTTTTTTCGTGTATTTCCTTTTGTGGAATTTCTTTCCCGTTTTTTGTTGTTTTTATAGCTCTTGTATATTTCATAAACTTCGGAAAATCAAATTTAACACTTTTAATTCTACCGTTTTCATCAACTACTTGCTTTGTTAATTTCATACATGGCATTTTGCTGATTCTGTCGATTTCTTTCATTCCATCAATTTCGTATTCCCTTTTACATCCATCAATTATAACTTGAGCAAGAACAGATAAAATCACAAAATTATCATATAACTCATGCAATCGTTCTTCATTAGGATTATCCTTTTGCAACTCTGTCCAATAATAAGTCAAGGCTAATTGTGCAAGATTACTGGAATAGCCAATGCCAATTCTGGATTTAGAAAATTTATTATCCATACGTGCATATTCTAATAATGTATTCTTGTATGTGATTCCGCTTTCTTTGAGATCATTAACAATGGTTGGAAAATCTCTATAACAAATTTCGGCATATTTAACCATCACTGGATTATTAGTGACTAGATTAAAATCTGAATCGAAATCTTCCCCGTTCATTCTATCTTGGACATCAGTTCCTATACAATTTACAGCCATAATATTTTTGCTAAAATCAAAATATCTAGACATTTCCTGACTATATACATTATGAAAGTGACATACATTATTCGGTGAATTATGTGGATTCCTAAAACCGCATAGATATTCATCGTTACTAAATCTTCTTGTATAACATTGAATACTATTTTCTTCTTTTGAAAATGTAGGATCTTCTTCCCAATTTTCACCTACTGAATAGAGTAGAAGAGCATAAGGATTTCCACAGACAGTCAAATTATCTCCATTTACTAATATTTTGCCTTTTCTCATTCTGTTAACATATTCAAAAATAATTTTTTTCTTTTCATTTCTGAACCATCCACAATTGGCGAAATCAGGATTATGTCTGTATAAATCAGCCAACATTTGATAATGGTTTATTTCATTTGCATATTTTCGTAAAAACTTTTCAAATTCAACATTATCTGTTTTCAATGTTTCGATATATTTAACTGTATCTGATGCGATGTCATACACGTCTTCTTTAGTGCACGGAAGAGTGTTTATCATTTGATAACTTAACTGCTGCGAGTTTTCAAATTTACTTTGATGATCTGTTTTTACAACTCCCCATATGTTGCCATCTTCGCGAATTTTATCACACCAATATTCATAAGCAGAAGATAATGTTCCGCCCATAATATCAATAAATTTTTTCCACTTTATAGAATTATCTGTTGTGATAATCTTGATGTCTTTTAAATAATGTTTACATCCAAACATATCTTCAACTTGATATGTATTATAGTCATGATTATTTTTTTTGCACCAATCTTTAAAGAATAATTGTACATGTCCTTTAAAACCGCACATCTTAAATAAATGATTTCGTAATAAAGCCATCCCATTTATCCATCCCGGCAAAATTGATGATTCAATAATACCCATACCATCCCATAGTGTGTTTTTAACTTCTCTTTCTTCTGATTCAACAATACATTTTTTCTTTTTGTTTCCAGAACTATCAATATACTCTTCAGCTTTTACTACACTCGTAAATGTAGAAAAAAATGAATCCTGATCTTTTAATATTAAAATGTCTTCTACCGGAATTTTTAATGTTCCAACAATAGTAGATGTGGTAAGTGGTGCATAAGCAGACATCTCAACTATTTTTGCGTTATCATAAGACATTTTTTTTCCTAATCCGATTGTAAGCCAATCGTATGCATCATCATATAAGTTTTCATTTATAAAAATAACTTGTCCAACTTTAGCTTTTGCACTCGTTCTAAATAGCATAAGATAATGTATTGTTTCAACAACTTCTTTTTTTGTTTTTTTATCGGTGTGTCTATATGAAATATCTACTCCATTCTGATAAAAATCTTCTCTGATTTTATCTCTATTTTTACCATTGTATAGTTTTTCTTTTTTCCCTATTTCTTTTAGTAAATATTTTATTTTATTTTTATCATCTATTGTCGTTGCATTGTTTTCTAATTTTTCGAGTCTTTTTTTCTCTTCTTCGTAAGAACGACTTCCAAAATCAAAGTCTAAACATATTATATCACGCGTAGATTCTTTATCAGACTTTGGTTTTTTATAAATTTTTATACCATTTTTCTTAAGGTGATAGCTAAACAAGCTATTATTTAACATCGCTTCAGTGTAAGTGAAATAGTCTCTCACTCCAATATTTACATCATAAATCATACCTGCTTTTATATTTTTAATCTTAATTCCGTATTTACTAATTTTACTCACCTCATTCTTATGTAGTTAAACTTATTTTTTATTTTCTTCTGAAAATTTCTTAATATAGTATTTATTATGCATAGCCTTTGACCAATTGATTGCGTGTGCAATTTTCTTAATTTTTGTTCCACCATCTGCACAACCACCTGTACTAAAATCACCAACTGTAATGTTTTCAATTAGATACTTGTGAAATTCGCTCCGATTTGGAATCTGAAGATTATGGCTTCCTGGTGTTACATATGTACTTGTTTTCATAAATTAAATCTCCTCTGTTTTCATAATTTTTGTTTGTCATTGGACTCGCTCCTTTAATTGAGTGATGACTATAAGTTTCATATATTTATTCTCTTTATTTAAATTTGACTATTAACTAATTGCATCATTTCTTTTGGATCAGAGCAGCAGTTTGGAACGTTAGATTCTGACTTACCGCAATAATCCAAACCAACCGTGGATGAAACATCCACAAAAACTTGTGCGATGGAAGATATTTTCTAGGGATATCTTCGCTGCAATTCTAATGTGATAGAAAATATAATTATGTTTTCATTCATATAACTCCTTTCTTTAAATGAAATGAAATTTGATTTTCAAGTTACAAATTCCTAAATGATGTTTATTGAATGTGGGACATATTTTAATTCACCATTTAGAAACAAAATACATAAAGTAGGATTACTTATTATTCACCACTTATTTTTTCGTTTTTTATAATTTTAATTGTATTTTCAACATCTTTAATAAAAGAGCTTATCAATTTTGTTTGACCATTATATAAATCAACATATGATAGATATAATTCTTTTTCGGCTCTTGTAATTGCGACATAGAATAACCTACGTTCATCATCAACATTTTCATTCTTATAGTGTGGCAGGATTTCTTCATTGCATCCAATGATAAACACGACAGGATATTCCATACCTTTTGACTTATGAATTGTAAGTAATTTGACTTTATCATTATCTTTATTCTCCATTTCTGTATTTAACTCATCTATGTATGAAACAAATTCTTTAATGGAAGAGTATTTGGAACAAATATTTTCAAAACTGTTAAGGTTGTCGATTTGTTCAATATAACTTCCATCATCTGATTGCTTTCCTTTTGTAACAAATTTATCAATGTCTAATCTGTTTCTCAAAAATCTTACCAAATCTGAAATGTTGGAATTCTGATTGTTTTGTAAATAATTTATTACTTCAATGATTTCATCGATACCTTTTTTGAATCTCCAATTTCTCCTGTCAATCGTGAACATTGAATTGTATAATGATATATTTCTTTTAAAACTGTTATCTGTTACTTCTTTTAAAAATTTTTTATCTAACCATCGATTTGGTTTATTGTATAGATAAGAAAACGATTCATTATCATTTGTGTTTAACGCAAGTTTAAAGTAAGAAATTATCAATTTGATCTCTGGTAATTCTGTAAAAGTTTTACCATCAACAATTTCAAATGCTATATCTTCATCATGCAGCGTTGACTCTAGTTTTTGTAATTGAGCATTTGTTCTGGCGAGGATGGCAATGTCGTTGTAATCGTATCCTTTAAATTTTAATTCTCCTATTTTTGATGCAACCCATAAACATTCTTCATAATCATCAGGGAAATGTCTTAACTCAGGAATTTGAAAATTTTCTTTATTTGAAATACTCTCTACATAATTTTTGTGTTGAGAATCAGGAATACTTAACGCAAGTTTATTTGCTGTAAATACAATATCTTTGCTACATCTATAATTTGTATTTAGATTAATAACTTTTACATCTTTATAATCAGTATCAAAATTTAGAATAAATCTGCTATCACCACCTCTAAATGAATAAATAGCCTGAAGAGGATCTCCGACGATCATTGTGTTTTTTGTGTTTAATTTTCTTAAAAGTAATGCTTGAGAAATTGAAATATCCTGAAATTCATCAACTAATATATACTGAAAAATATTTCGATACTTTTCTAAAGTATAATAATCAGTATCAAAAATTTTATTTGCCATGTTCAAAAAATCATCAAACTCAATAAGTGAATTGATTTCTTTATACTCTTCATAAGTTTTATATATTTGTTTCATATCCTCTTCTTTAAATGGGGGATCCGGAGTGTAAATTAAATCATCATTTGGGGTTTTCATGTTATTTTTCTGCAACGCAATAAACGATGTAATTTCGTTGTATGGGACATTATCAGAATCGCAAAGTAATAAAGAGTCACTACAAATCCATTTTATTGTTTTTTCTTTTTCCCATGGTGTTGTCCATATTTTAAATTTTTTGATTCCATACACAGAGGAGATAATCTTCAAAGCAAATGAATGAAAAGTCTCTACAGATACATTCGATATATTAAGTTCCATTAGTTTTTCGTTTATATTTTCTTTTGCTTTTTTGCTAAAAGTAATTGCCAGGATAGAAGATGGTAATATATTATGTTCTTCAACCATTTTTTTAATTCTATGGGTAAGAACAGTTGTTTTACCGGAACCTGCTGTGGCAATAACCGCCACGTTTCCTTCTATTGTATTAATAGTTTCTTCTTGTTGTTTATTAAAATTCATATGTCTATTTTCCTTTCCTTGATGATGTGATTTTTAGAGTATAATCATCATTAATTGTTTTTTCTCTTATTCTGTTTCCAAGATATTCTGTATTTTTATCAATTGTTATTTCGCATAAATTTTGAAAACATAAGCTGTAATCATCCTTTTCTGCATAAGAAAAATATTTATCCGGATTTTTATCAAACCTTTTTCCCGCATTTCCAACCAATAAATCTGTAAACTCTTTATTGAATTCACTTATTAAATTATTCATTTTGAATTTACCAAACTGTTTTAATATAAAATTGCATTTGTCAAGATCTACATAATATGCTTCATATGTTTTGAAAACACATTTGATTTTCTTTTTATATAGTTCTTTCTTTAATACTTCTCCAAATAATTTTGATTTTTTACTATAATATCGTTCTCCAGCATTTTCTATTTTTGCTGCTTTATCAGCAATTGAAACACAATGAGAGTAGTAGTTCATTTCATCTTCAGATGCTTGATGACTATCAATAGAAATATCAACGTGTATATTCCCGTTTTCATCAATAATATTTTTGCCGCTTGATATTTCTTCGTTTACTCTATAAACCTCTCTCCAGATAACTAATCCTGCAGATTTTAAATAATCAAGTGCATTTGTTATGTACCATTCAATCATGTCATCAGCTTTGTCATAAAATTCATTTATAGTATCTAAAGAACACTGCGTTTCTTTACTCGTATCTTCTCTGTTGTATTTAACAAGATTATAATTTTTATTTACCATATTAATTTCTCTCGCCCATTTTCCAACTGTTATATCTATTTTGTTATTTTCGTCGTGACCATTAATTAAGTTAGTAAGTAGAAGAGGAACAATATATTGATATAATGATTTTGTCATCTTATTGAAATTTGATGGAAGAGGATAGTCATATACTTTTTTGATTCTATATGTTCTGCCACCTAAATCTTCAATGTTACAATATCGAGACATTTTTGTAAGTAAAGTCTTTTTATAGTTACTTATAAAACGTCCATTTTCTTTATATGATTTTTTCTGCGCATCACTCCCATATAGCTCTACTAATTTTTTTTCTGTAATTTTCCCTTTTTTGATATTTAATTTGTTCACGTGTTTTCTCCTTAAATTAGTTTTTTATCGTTTTTTGCACACCTAAAATGCCAATTTTCCCAGTGTTTATAAGGGTTTAGAGAGATTTCGCATCCTTTCATTTCTCCCTAATATATATATAATATAGGGAGACTTTAAAGGATGTTTTTCGTCAAAAACCCAGTGTTTATAAGGGTTTAGAGAGATTTTAATTGAATTTTTTATCCATTTTATAGTGCGCGAAGGGGGTCTGGGGGAAGTGCAAAAAAGAGCATAATTCATTTAGTCGCACTAGCAGATTGTGAGCCTTGGCGAACAAGGTGCGTAGTAAGACTTATGAATTTGGTCTTCCTTCCCCCAGTTAATAATTCTCTCTTTATAAATAATTTTTTTGATATAAATTCGTAATTCCTTATATATAGAGAGATCTAGGTAATGTTGGATCCACTTCAGAAAGAGCCGCAAGCGACCCTTTCTTCGTGTCTCCGTTTCACTTTGCTTCGCAAAGTCTTTGCTGACGCAAAGATACAATTTAAATTGAAATAGAAAAATTTTTTATAATTTCTTTTATGCTTCTTCATTAAATCCTTATTTTCTTAAATCATTATTTACAATTTGCTCATATCATTTCTCCCTTTATTATTAAAAATATTTGAACGGTTTCTTTGTTTCATACTTTAATTCTCTTAACGATTTAAAAATTTCTATAAAAATTCATAGTATTGTGCTACTATGTAAATATCAAAAGGAATAGGAGAGTAGTACTATGAGTTTTTTGGATGAATTAAATGAAATATCAAAAACACCGGAGGAAGCTGCTACAGAAAAGTATCAAGATGATTATCAATATGGTATGAAGTTTGCTGAATATGATTTCATGGAAGTTAAAAGCGATATAAAAGAAAAGGCAAAAGAGGGTAAGTATATTACAGAAGATGGCAAAAGGATTATTTCTTTCTATGAGGAATGTTATTTAAATAAATTTTCTCGTCCTATTGTAGAGGATTTGTCATTTTCTGAAAACAGAATGATAGAAACAAAAGTACAATTTAAATTTGAAGGAATCGGATATTATGATGGCTATGTTCATCATATAAATAAATTAGCTGAAGAAAATGGAATGTCAATGAAGGTTGTAGGGACTGTACTTAGAGAAACAGATTTAGGAGTGGATCAAGAATTTGATCTTCCTGATCCGCAAATTTTTCATTCAAAAATGTATAAACCATTAAAGATAATGTTGCATTGTAGAATTGAGTTTTAAATATAGCGGTAGTACATTCTAATTAATTTGATGTGTTTTTAGAAAAAAAGGGGATTTTGTCGAAATATGTAAAAATATCTTGATAAAAATATGAAAGTATAGTATTATAATTGTAAATTGTAGGTGTTTTAGAGTAGTAATAAATAGTAATTATAATTTATTTTATAGTTGCTAAAAACAGAAAGAGCAGAAGAGTTCATTAGAATTCTAATCTGCTCTTTTTGTTTTATTTGATACAGACACATAACAAAGCAAACATACTTTCGATTTTATATGGATAAATTTTAAATTTTTTGTTATGATACATATAGTAGGAGGTGTGCTGCATGAATAATAAGTCATATATTGCGATTGATCTAAAAAGTTTTTACGCGTCAGTGGAGTGTATAGAACGTGGCTTGGATCCAATGGATACGAATTTAGTTGTTGCAGACAACAGTCGTACAGAGAAAACAATTTGTCTTGCAGTAACGCCGTCTTTGAAATCATATGGTATATCTGGAAGACCAAGATTATTTGAGGTTGTGCAGCGGGTGCAAGAAATTAATGCAACAAGATTATATCGATTGAAAAAGAATGAGTTTCCCGGACAGTCATATAGTAAAAAAATTCTTGATACAAATCCGGATTTAAAAGTTGATTATATTGTGGCTCCACCACGTATGGCTTTTTATATGAAATATAGCACAAGGATTTATAATATCTATTTGAAATATGTTGCTCCTGAAGATATCCATGTATATTCTATTGATGAAGTATTTATGGATGTGACTTCTTATTTGAATACGTATGGATTATCCGCAAAAGAACTTGCACAGAAGATGATATTGGATGTCTTGAATACAACTGGAATTACTGCAACCGCAGGAATAGGAACTAATTTGTATCTTTGTAAAATAGCAATGGATATTGTTGCCAAACATATACCTGCAGATGAAAATGGTGTGAGAATTGCAGAATTGGATGAAAAGTCATATCGAGAGAAGCTATGGGAACATAAACCATTGACTGATTTTTGGCGAGTAGGTAGAGGGTATATTAAAAAATTAGAATCTGTAGGACTATATACAATGGGCGATATCGCAAGATGTTCTCTTGGAAAAGAGTCAGATTATTATAATGAAGACTTGCTGCGTAGAATGTTTGGTAAAAATACAGAGCTTTTGATTGACCATGCATGGGGTTATGAACCGGTTACAATTTCAGATATAAAAGCATATAAGCCGGAGAGCAATAGTATTGGAAGCGGACAGGTTTTACACTGTGGAACTGATTTTGATAAAACGAAAATTATTGTGCGTGAAATGACTGAGATGCTGGTCTTAGATTTGGTTAGTAAGAATCTTGTAACGGATCAGATTGTATTAACGATTGGCTACGATAGAGAAAATCTATTAGATTCTTCCAGAATGAGTAAGTATAAGGGAGAGTTCTCTTTTGATCAATATGGGAGAAAAATTCCAAAACATGCTCATGGAACAGTAAATTTAGATAGTTATACGTCTTCTACTAGCGTGATTGTAAGAGCTGTGCTTGATTTATTCAGTAGAATTGTAGACGAAAATTTACTTGTCAGAAGAATCAATATGTCTGCAAATCATGTGATCAGCGAAAAGGAAGCGAAACAGGATAGATATGAACAGCTTAATTTATTTGATATGATTTCTGAAAAGGAAGATGCAGTAGACCAGGAACAACTTAAAAAAGAAAAAGATATTCAGAAAGCTATCTTGGATATCAAGAAAAAATTTGGGAAAAATGCAATTTTAAAAGGTATGAGTTTACAAGAAGGAGCTACTGCAATAGATAGGAATAATCAAATTGGTGGACATAAAGCATAGGGGTGTGTTATGGGTAAATACGATGATATTATTGATCTGCCACATTTTGTCTCTAAAAAATATCCTCAAATGAGTATGCGAGATAGAGCTGCTCAATTTTCTCCATTTGCTGCATTGACAGGTTATGATGCAGAAATTAAAGAGACTGCAAGATTGACAGATAAAAGGATTGAATTTGATGAGGATGTTTTGGATAGGCTGAATGAGAGATTGAATATTTTAAGAAAATGCTTAGATGACGGTGATGTTGATCCGGATATCAGAATCACATATTTTGAAAAAGATTTAAAGAAAGATGGTGGAAAGTATATTACAATGAGTGGGAGAGTGAAGAAGGTACACGAATACAGAAATGTTGTAATATTTGAAAATGGAACTGAGGTACCGGTTCATGATATTAGTTATATAGATGGGGATATATTTAATAAATATTATTGAAAAAATTAGGCTCGCAATCCCATTAGCTTTAGCTCGTGGGTAGTTCACGGTATTGGATGATTATAGGGTGATTATAAATAATAGCAGTTGGTTCTTAAGGACTTATCTTAGGAATTGGCTGCTTATTTTTTGTGTCAGTAATTTTGAAAATAAGGTACTTCGGTAGAGAGGTAATTTTGTGTGATGTTTTTATACCGGGGGATGCCAGTATTTATGTGGGTACACTTAGGGGTAAGGTGACGTGGTTTTCTGGATTTTGATAGTGTGTTTTATATGTAATTTTTTGGAATATAAGTTGAGTTCGGGAAAATGCAGTAACGGTAAGAGTTTGTTTGGGGTTTGAATGGATATTGTGGTGGATTTTGGTTATTTTTGGACTGTTTAGAATGGTAGAAATGCAGTGTTTATGCTTTGTTGGTCGAGAGAGTTCCCGAAGTATTTTTAGGTAATTTTTTGGATTTTTGAAGTGGAAGATGAAAATTTTGGTGTTGAAATCGGAGGTCGAAATTTTGGTAGTGAGGTGTGGATAGAACCCATACCTGCTATATTTGATGCATAACATACGTCAAAAATGTTTAATACCGCCCCTATTATGGAGTGGCATAATACTACACTATTATGTTGCTTTGGGGACTTTTGGCACATTGATGAAAAGTGCAAAAGTTTTGATTGTAAAGATCTGAAAACAGGGGGCGGTATATAGAGATTTTATGGACAATCTGTTGATTTTTGTGTGTGTCTTTTACGTAGCAATGAAACATTGCATCAGGTGGGATTTTAGACTCAAATTCATGGATTTCTGGACAAGTTCGGATTTTTGGTGAAAATTTTTAATAATAAAAAGTTATCCACATTCTGTTGATAACTCAAAATAATATGTGGATAACTTTTTGCCTTAAAACTTACCTCAAAACAAAATTTCCCACCAGACACACAAAATTAAACAAAAACCAACACATATTCCCCACTTGCAATCCAAAATAACCTACAAATGAGTACCACATCACCACTTTTATACCATTTTTTAAAATCAAACTTATCCACATCATGTGTATAACTATGCAATAATTTGTGTATAAATATACATCAAAAAAATACATCAAAACAATACTACACTAATAATAGTAATAATTCCTAGTTTACCTAAACATCCTACACAACAACGTGATGCAGTCCACACAAACACACAACTATACTCACTATTATTACACAAGTATTACATGTGTATCATATAACATACTATAACTATACAGTCATAACACAAGTTAATATACACTAACATACACACTGACACGATAACATACAAAAAATAGCGACGCCATATCAGCACCGCTATCATACTTATGCTACTTGTTTATAATTGTTATAATCGATAATTGACACCTCTTGTAAACATTGTTTAGCCATATTAACAATCTTTTCTATTTCCTGTACAACGTCACCGGTATAAATAATCTCATTGCATTCTGTACATTTATAACATGGTACATTTCTGATAATAACAAGACAGTTTCCTAAATCCGTAACGTCTGTTGTATATCCCTTTTCAGCGACTGCGCCGCATTCAATACATAACATATAATATCACACCTTTCTGGTCTTAAAATCACTTTCCCACTGATCTGTATTAGGATAGTATGCTGTTATCAAATAAATGTAATCACAATCGTGACTAACCACAATATGAATATATTTATTATTTACCGAAAATCCTAGTATCAAACAACTGGGCAAAGGTTTGTCATCTTCATACTGTTTTATGACTTCTCCTGTCTCAATACCATTTATAATGTCCGTGATAGTAATATTTCTTTCTATTAGTCTTTCTTTCGCATGTCTTGTTAAAACTATCTTATTAGGCACATTTAACCTTTTCAAAACTTCGATATCAATCAAATACAATCATCCTTTCTCAATATTGTTGCCATTACTGACTATAATTATAATAACACTAAAAACAGTGCAAAGTCAAGCACTAAAATCAGTGTCAAAAGTATTTTATCTTTTCTTCTGTCGTCGGTACAATCTCGATTATATCCGACGGTTGACATCTTAAAATAAGACAGATCGTATTGATTGTATCAGTAGTAATACCTTTACCCTGTCGTATGTTTTGCATAGTAGCCTGACTCATAATTTTATCTTTGCGTATTTTAGTAGCATTATATCCACGATCTGCGAGTGCTTTTAATATATCTATTTTATATCTAAACATACTATCTATAAATCCTTTACTTATTATTACAGATAATTATACCATAGATCACAATCAAATAAAAGCTACACACTCATAAACCGTGTTACTACTTATTATATGCGGTCAAAAAACTTTATACATCTAACATTACTTACTCAATCATAATTTTACAATTATAATCAATCGCATTACATAGCTTTATTACATCACTGACAGTTAATTCCTTTTTTTTAAAAACATTTTGTAATTGCTGAGGAGATATTCCTATTTTCCGCGCAACGTGAGTATTAGTGATTCCCTTTTCGATCAAATAACTTCTATAATCACTTAAAAACTGTTCTGTATTTTTATATTCTAACATGGATTATACCTCATTTCTTTTAAAGTCTTTTATTATACCATATTTTGTTTATAAATATAATTATACATATTTACTAAAATAAAGCAATACAATAGCGTGTTTGATTATAAATATGTACTAAAACAATAAATATATAAATAAAACTATTTACAAACATAAATAAAAGTGATAAGATATAATCAAGTTAAACGACAGATACACAGATAACAAATGAGATTGCAAACAAAGTGTCAGCCGTAAAACTTGCATAGGGTGTACAGATTTACTGCACGATACATAATAATTTAAGCATCTAAAGTGTAGCATATCTGAAAAGCAAAGTCAATTCTGGCTGAGCGATACCCAACTACAAAAGGAATTTGCACTTTGAAAAGTGAATAGTGAAATGTTAGATCATATAATAACAATGTCTGAGATTTTCTTTTCGATGTTATTACGTTTTGATTTTATAATGTTGTCACGAGATTTTTCAGTGTGTAAACTAAAATAATGTTCTCGGCTTTTATATATGTTTATTGTTATATTTGTTTTATTTTTTACTTTTAAGTAGTCGCAATAGCGATATATAGCAATTTCACCGGATTTTATTTCTTCAACATAAAAATCGCCGTTTTCTAATTTTTTAGGTTTGCCTGAAATTGACGATTCACCACAGACAAAAAAGAAATATATATTTTCACAAATATCATGATATTTTTTTATCATTTCTCTGTCTTTGTCTGTGATTGGGAAAGTCCAACTTTTATAAATGGTTTTCCTATTTTGACAGTTTTTCGTGTATTTCATTATAATATAAAAGCCTTCGCTTGTATTAGTTGTCATTTTGATAACCTGAATTTCATCGGTACTTTCTATTATAGAAGGTGTTGTATCAGAATTATGTTTAAAAAAAGAAAACATACAAGCGCCGAAATAAAAATCTTGTGTCTGTATTCTATAATTGCCCATGATATAAAATCCTTTTTCTTTTATGGTAACATAAATTGACAAAATATACCATTCAGAACATTTGTTTTTTATCATAGTATATTGTATAATATAGCCTAACAGGAGGTGATATAGTGGATATAAATAATAATGCTGAGTTATCCAATAAAATCAATAATTTAATTAAAGAGTCAGGCATAAAAAAAATAGTGCTTGCTGAAAAAATGGGTATTGTAAATCAAAATTTGAATCGAAAAATAAATAAAAAAAATTTATCTTTAGACGAAACAAACGACATCATAAACCCATTAGGATATAAAGCAAAAATAATAATCGAAAAAGATTAATAAAATAATCAAAAAACGATTGACAAACATAAAAACATATGATATTATATAATCACAAAAGGAAAACAAAAGAGCAGTTGTCACAAGGCTACCAACCAAAACAACTGCTCAACAAAACACACTTCTTGCAAAGTGATTATATATATTCTAACATTTTAGTATTCACTTTTCAAGTCGTGTTTCACAAATTCTTGTGAAAAATTCCTTTTAAAAATTATTTTATAAGATTGAAAGCAAGACTCCTGAGAGTAATTCGGGTAACTGTTTTCTGAAATATTCTGCAATAGATATTTTCGGAACAGCGAGGACATGAGCTAAGAGGGTAGGGAGTAACTACGAGTAAAGAATATAGGTTAAACAAAAGTATTTTAGATATGATTAGTTTCAAGGTTGCCTGCCAGAAAGAGGTGGCTGGGGTAGTTGATAAGGGTATATATTGTAGATACAGACAGGAATAAAATTTATTATTGTTTGATTGTGCAGTTTATATACTCCCCGCTGAGAGAATCCAGCAAAGGAACAGCGTACTGCGGAACGGCTTAAACATCACATAATGGAAAGAAAGTGATACATCCGCAGAAAGTCATAATGACTTTAGAAATAAACAAATTAAAAAATAATTTTTCACTTCCAAAAGAAAGGAGGTGAAAACGTATGTACTATATAACATACGACAATGAAACAGTCGTGTACAATTCCGATCATAAGCAACTTGTAAAGTGTCCAACGGAACAAGAAGCAAAAGAATATATACACGACAACTCATAAATTATTGTAACTTGTAAATCAGGACTTGTCAAGTCGGCAAGTCCTTTAAATAATAATACGGAATAACAAAAAATAAAACCTTGTATAGGCACGACAAGAATAAGTCCTATCAAGTGCAATACTTCCGTATTAAGATTTTCCAGGAAGAAAAACAATGTGAAAGACGTGTGCCGGTGGCAAGGAGTACACACAAAAATAACTAGGAATTGCAAAAGCATCGGAACGGCTAATACTTCCGAAAGGCTCAAGATCAGCAATGCCTCATAGTTGTGCTGACATGAAGGAGCTTGTATATCTCCTTTTTTAAAACAGATTATACACGGTATGAGAACAACCGAAAAAGTTAAAAGCCGTCAGTCTACGTAGAACGGGGTAGAAAATGCAGGCAGGGAGCAAACATAATGAGCGAAACCGGTTCACTTTAAGGAGTGTTAAAAAGCCGGTAACTTCCTAAAGTATTATAAAGAGTACTGAAAACAAATAAGCCGGAACGAGAGAGCCGGAGCAGTGGGAGCGCCAACTAACCCGATGAAAGCGCAACTCTCATTTTTATTTTGACTATGCAAGGCATAGAAAACAAGCAAAGAAAGATATGTTTCGGGCAAAAGCGTAAGACTTGTAGCAGTGAGTAGTAGAAACAACTTTACTTCTAATGTTTTCACACATGGCTTGCGTAGCTGAGAATAAAAGAGAGAATAAACAATCAAATAAGAATGAGAGAGGTAATCAAAATGAGAAGTAAGAAAAGAAACATGAAAACAAAAATCCTCGAAGTTACAACGCTGTTAATGCCGATTGTCTTTACGGTCGGAATGGTTGGTTACTGGTTGGCTTTTGGATATTAAGAAAGAGTGAACATTATGAAAATACCTATGGCATACCACGAATTGTATACTTTTAAGTAGTTAGAGTTTACAGGATAGAGGAAGTAATTGAATAAGCCGGACACCTTCCGGCACTGTCAAGAAAAATTAATGTATTGTATTTGATGAATAAGAACAAATATGTTATAATTATTAAAATTGAAGGAGAATATAACATTGAGTGATACGGATGAACTTGTAATCGTTGGAAAATACAATACAAAATTTAATAATATTCTAGGAATCAATCTGCCTGAATTGGAAATATATAGATCAAATGGACTTAAAACGCACATGATAAAAAGAAAACATTTCAAGGCGCTAAAATATATTAACAATATATCTGAAATTATAAATAGTCCTGACTATGTTGGGATTAATCCGAATGAAGAAGGAAAATCATTAGAGCTGATAAAGGTATACAAAGACAATGTAATGATTGGGATTAAATATGATGAAAGAAAAAATTATCTTTATGTTTCTACGATGATGGACATACATCAAAGTAAAATAGATAGACGTTTACATAGTGGAAGATTAAAAAGTTTTTTGTAAAAACATTGACATATTTTTTGTAATATGGTATATTATATGTACAAACTGATATAATTGGTAGTAACATAGATGTTTTTGAGGTCGGAAAAGGTTCCCGACACACTCTGAAAAGAGTACCTGAGATGCTGGATACACCGCCCAGCCAAAAATATCTATGTTTTTTATTGTCTAAAAACAGGAAATCCTTTATAATAATAAGGAAAGGAAGTGGTTAAAGTGACATTACAACAACAAATAGAAATGGCAATTGCATATTCTGGAAGCGTTACAAAAAAAGAAATTGCTGAAAAAATGAATGTTACTCCGTCAGCTTTCGGTCAAAGGCTAAAAACGGGTAAATTCACGAAAGAAGAACTTCAAAAAATTGCTTCTATTTTGGATGCGGAATATATTTCAGTATTCCGATTTAAAGATGGTAAAGAAATTTAAGCAGATATATCTGCTTTTTTCTTTAGAAATAAAATGTAGAAAAACCTACAAAAATATAGAAAAAGCTGTTGACACCTTTGCTAGAAGGTGTTATATTAAAAGCACAAAGATGAAGGAAATCCTACAATATAAACGGATAAACTTAATCTTAAAGCACATTGATAACTTCATATGAAAAGCCGTGAAGGATATTTCAGATCTGCTCCAGATAACGAGTGCGTAGTGGTACAAGGGCAAACTTGAAAGAAAAACGTGGAAGAACTTAGCGAATAAAGCGGAAAGCCACAGGAACGATAACGGCGATCTAGTCTATCGGTATAAGTCCGATACTGACGAGCAAGAGCGAAACTAGAAGAGAATAAGAAAACATATATAAAGAAAGGTTAAAAGGTGGAAATTATGACATTAACAGAGAAGAAAGAAAAATTGAGAAATGAATTAAATAAATTGAAATCGGATGGATTAAGAGTTTTCATAAGTAAATCTGATTATTATGCTTATGGACTTATGACAGACGGAAAAAATATTATTTATGTTCAGTATTCAACATATGGGGAAGGTCTCAAAACGATATTTGAATATATCCCAAGTAGGGGAAACGGTTCAGGATGTGCAACTTTAAAAGAAGGTTATGAATATAAAGAGCTTTCGATGGAAATTTTTTATGAATCAGTACAATGTGGGAAAATACTTGCGGATAATTACAAAGCGAAACGTTATAAAGATATTGAACAGTTTTTCAGAATCAATCACAACATAGATATGTACGTTGAATTATAGTATATTATGGAGGAAAATACAATGTTAGCAAGAACAATAAGACATGAAGAATTAAAAGGCGGTTATACAATGGGAAAGAAAATAATCATTGATGCCTGTGAGATTTTCGGAGAATTTGAAGTTATGGCAATGTACGAAGATGGCGAGGAGTTAGAAAGTAAGACTGCAACAACGGAAATCGAAGCTATCAAAGTATTTGATGATCTGTTTATGAAATACGCGGAACCATTACAGAAAGCACTTTATAACAAATTACAGGAAGGAAAAAGATATACACTTGTATATCTGAACGAATTCGGTTTTCCAGTAGCTCAAAAAATTACTTTCCATTCCATGAAAGCAAAAACATATGCACAGTATAGTGATGTTATGGAAATGATTTTTACACCATACCGAAAAAGAACACAATATAGAAAACTCTTCTATAACTGTTCTATGATGATTTTTGAAGGTTGGCAGGATTTAAAAGAAGAGGAAATAAAAGAAACTCTTGAAGATAATAAAAATGTAAAAATTACAAAATCAAAATATGGCTGCTTTGACAGTAGGTATATTGATGATTTAGAGAACTGTTTTAAAAATCCAGTTGTTATCTTTAAGAATTATAAAACAGGTGTAAATGGTAAAATTTACGCATAGTAAGGAGAAATAAACCATGACAAAACAGTTTTTAAAACGTGTTATCACTGAATCGATCGTTGATACAAAGATGCACAGATACATATACAATACAGGAAATGGAAATATTGAACGTTTACCACTGGAAAAGCTAAATACAACATATGCTTTAACAGATTGGGAAGTAGTCGGAAACGTAAGGGATTTATAGAAAGAGGTTTGAATGATGAAGCGGAAAATATTATATATCGGTGCTGTTGCAATTATTTCTTTTACAACATTTATAATAGGAAGAAACTCGGTTGAAAACACACCGAAACAAGCTCAGGAAACAGTCGCAGAAATGCCGGAAACATATATTGACACAGAAGAAATCGAAAGCGTTACTATTGGAACAGAGGGGTTTGAGTTAAATTTTTCGGACGGAACTGGCTATTATATCGAAACAGACGTTACACCGGATAGCGGATATATCAATGTAAATGATATAAAAGGTTGGGAAACCTGGAACGATAATGAAAAAGTATATCTATCTGTAGGTGATTGGGTAATCAGCAAAGAACCATATACAACAAATACAAAAGCGGAAAGAATGGAATAGGAAGAGACATGATGGAAAATTTTTATAACAAACATCAGATACAGTTAATTAATATCACACAGAGGAAACGCCAGATTGAGCTGATCTCGGTTGAAAGAAGTGGAACGAAGCAAAAGGAAAGGAGTCATGATTATGATAACAGTAGGAAAATCTTTAGCAGATTATACGTTTGAGGAATTGGAAGCCTTGGATAAGAATATACTAACGAATGAAGAGTGTGAGCAGATTCGTGAGAATCCTCTCGTAACACTGGATATTTTGGGAAGCAGTTCATACAGACGCGGTAGAACATGGATAGATGTTCATATCGAAAATGAAGAACGACAATGCAACATAGATGTATACGTATAGAAAGCACTTGTAATTATACAGGTGCTTTTTATTATAGAAAACTTTACATATTAAAGGAGATTAGAAAAATGAGTAGAAACGGAAAACTTGAACCTATGGAAGTGGAAACAATGATGAATGAAGCAAGAATGCTAAACAATATCATTGAAGTTGGAGAAAGAATGATCGTATCTGACAAGATGGAAGAAGCAAGATCGAAACATGATGGAAGAGAAAAGGCAATTATCAGCATTAATCCATTGCTTATTCATGTTCCAGATTGGCAAAGAGAATTAAGGGTATCTATTGCAAAGAAAATCGGATCTGAATTTAGCTCTTATAAGTGGGATTTGCCTAAGATTATGTGCAAGAATGATAAATTTTATGTTGTTGACGGTATGCACAGAATCATTGGCGCTTATTTTGGAAACATGAAATTGATTCAGGTTGAAGTATTGATCGGAATTACAGAAGCAGAAGCGGTTGACTTATTCTTGTCACAGCAAGACGATCGAAAAACCATGGCTCCTGTCGATATCTACAGTGCGGCGCTTGTAGCTAAAAAAGAAGAATATGTTACATTAAAATCTATCTGTGACAGAAACCACATTGCTGTTAAGGGAGACAGGAACCCAGTAAAAAATCCTATTGGTATTTTAACTTCTGTCTCTGACGGTGCAAAGATGTCGAGAGTTTGTCCGGATTTATTAGACAGAATTTTACAACTTATCGTAAAACTACAATGGAACGGTGGGAAAAGTTATAGAGAAGGAAAGGCATTTAGCGCGAAAGTATTAAGAGTATTTAGAAAATTATATTCTTATTATGCAGGAAGAGAGACAGACATGGAAAGGGTTCTGTTGAATAACTGTAAAGGAAGTAAATATTTTAATGATAATTTATCAGAGAAGTGGCAAGATTCATTATTTGATTTCCTTTCCGGTGTGATCGAAAGGAATATTGATATTCCGGGAATTGAGTCTAAGACAACACGAAAAAGAACATCAAGAAAAGCAGTAGCAAAGACTGCATAAGAAAAACTTACATATTACGTTCTGTGAGTGTCACAGCTTGCAGAATGATTTCAGGGAAATAAAAAATACAACAAATAAACACAACAACAAAGGAGAATAATACAATGGAGATTTTGAGCGAATTTACAATTTGCGGAAAGAAGTATTGCACTGTAAGAACAAAAGGCGGTGTATCAGTGGTGGAAAAATGGGAGTATAACAACGTAGTGAACAATATATGAGGAATGGAGGAAATAAGAAATGAATGTGATTGAAACAGTTATGACGGAAAAAGAATGGAAGAAACATAATAAAGAATGGTTAGAAGGATATGTTATAGCTGCTACGAGCCAGAAGTTTAAACGGTGGAAGCGCAGACTGAACTTTCAAAAGTTCTCTGGATTGATTTTTCTTCTTATCGCGTTGTTTATGACAGAAACGGATGCAAAAGTATATATTACTGTATTAGGTGTGGCGCTGATCGTGTACTGGAAACCATTTTGTAAGTAAGAATTATTAGAAAGAAAGTAGAGGAAAATATTATGAATATCGAAGTAAATAAGACAAATGTAAAAGTAGAAGGAAATAACCTGGTGATCGAATTAACAGAAGAACTAAGGAAGTCTTTAGGAATAAGACAGAGCAAACCACTTTATGAATGCAAGGTTGGAAACGTGATTGTAGACGACATTGGAAATGAATGGTATGTGGTGGAACAGGATATTGAGAACAATAGAACCAAAGTTTGGAAAAAAGAACTTCTTGAAAAAACTTATAGATTCGACAGTGAATTAAATGATTTTAGAACTTCTGAAATCAAGAATGTGTTGAATGATGAAAATGGGGATATTCTGACTGATATCTATAAAGGGTTTGGAAAAGAAAATGTATTGATTGATACAGTTGATTTACTATCTATGGATGGGTTGCACACTTACGGAACATGTGATTGTAAGGTGCATTTAGGAACTTTTGATGATTACAGAAAAGCCAGGAAGAATGGTATGTTTAGGACAGAAAATGAAAAACCGTTTTGGTTAGATACACCAGACAGTACAAATGAAGGATGCTCGGCTTCCTGTGTTCAGTTTGTTGGCAGTCGTGGTTTCGTGCGCTGCGGCGGTTGCGGTTGGGGCGTTTATGGGGTTCGTCCGTTTTGCTCTTTAGACTCTTCAATCTGTGTATCAGTTGAATAACGTAGAACTTTGGAACAGTCAGGAACAGCTTTTTGCTGTTCCGTATGTTATGGAAACAAATAATGATTTTATCGGGAGGAAATAGTTATGTTTACTAAAACAGAACAGAATAAATTATTAAAAATAAGAAGAATATTGGAAGAAGTTTATGACAATGGGAAATTAAAAAAATATAATCTCGTACCATATTCGGCAGAAGAATTAGTACATTGTTACAACTCTATTATTAGAGATATTACACATAGCACAGTATCAATTTGTGGTGATGTCAAGAATATCTTTGAAAAACATGGATTTAAGATTGAAGAAAAGGGAATAGGGTGGAAAATTTCTTTAAAATAATTACATGAAAAGATAATTTCAAGAGGAGGTTTTGAATATGATTATTAAATTTAAGGCATATGCCTGTATGAAAGATAAAGAATGTGGATGGAAAAGGATTGAAGAATCCATACATGAAACAGAAATAGAAGCAAAAAAAGCTGCCTTACATTTAGAGGGAAAATACCCAGAATGTGAAACAGGAATTCACAAGTATTATATTTTCAGAAAAGAAGAGTGGAAAAAAGAACAGTACACAGGTGTAAGTAATAAAGATGGAAGAACAAAAACATGGATGACAAACGATGAAAATGGATGTGTTTTACTTTTCGAGGGAATGCATTTTGAAATTTTATAAATAATATATCTATTATATAGAGAGCATATGAAAGCACGATTTTAAGAGGTGAAATGAGTATGAACATAAATACCAGGAAGAAACAAAAAACGGACAAAATGTTATTAAGAAATAATGAACGCAAGATGTGTGGATTACCATTACATAGAAAGAAAAGTAAAAAGCGAAGATATTTGACTAGGTGCGAAGCAGAAGAAACAATAGGCGCTTTTTTAGATTATTGTAACAGGGATTAGTTATTGGGAGGAAATAAACATGGAAATTAAAAATTTAGCACAGTTAAAAAGAGTAATCAAAGAGGGACGTAAATTTATTATTAGAAAACACTATATCAGATCAGAATATGAGGGGCAGATTAGAAAGCCGAATGTAGTACAGACAAACGGGTTTTACAGTATCGAAGATGAAAAACCAGATAGCAAAATTACATTAGCCAACAATGGGAAAGGAAGTTGGATTAAATATGGAAAAGCATCCGACTGGAAATTTGAAAACGGACTTTGCAAACAGTATTTTCGTGAAAATGCTATATGGGAAATTGAATTTATTTAACAGAACGAAAGAATGCTTTCATAAGAGGAAGGATGGTATATTATGGATTTACAGAAAATTGCGAAAATATTATATAATCTGTCTTTAGATATGGATTATGCGGACTCTTTAGAATACAAAGATGAAGAAGTAAAGTGTATCACAGAAGAACTGGAAATTTTAAAACAAAATGAATGTTTCAGTACGCTGCAAATGTTGGAAATGATCGCATTGAAAAATGAAGATATGGAACATTGGAAAGAGGGAAAATAGTATGTCATTAAGAGAATATCTAAAAGAACTGAAAATTGATCAAATTGAAGATGATACAGAATTTTGTGACAAGGAATACAATGCGATAATGGACTATTGCACAGAACGGAAATTCTTGATCACAGATGATGATTTAGCATGTATTGTTGATCGTGGTATGAATGATAGTTATGAGTATAGACGCGCACAATATATTAAGGATTTATGGTTAGATTTTGGCAATGTTCCGATGAACCCTAATACAGAATGTATTGAGGAAGAGTGGAATGGATTCGCAGCAGGATGGCATAGAACGTCAATCTGTGATTGGTTTGAGGAAAGTTATGGTGTAAGTGTTGTAAAAGATTTGATGGGATTGTAGGAGAAAATGATTATGGCAAAATATATTGTAGATTATTATGAAACATATGGCAAAACATATGAAGTAGAAGCAAATAGTAAAGAAGAAGCGGAAGAAATTGTAAAAGATGATATTATGAAAGGACGTAGGGAGTCACCATATAATTGTACGGATTCATGGTGTGAAGTAGAAGAAATAAATGAGTCATACTTGATTGATGGAGTGGCTACATGTTGTGGATATGATTTTGGAATTGATATGTATAAAGTAAAATTTTGTCCGATATGCGGAAAGAAATTGATTATAGAAGAATAGAATCGGAAATTTATCTAAGGTGGTTTTAATATGGCTTTTCAAATAATCGAAAAAGATGGAAAAAGTTATAGAAAGAATATTAATAAAACAGGACAATGCAAACATTATCCAGAAGTACGGTGTGTTTGCTGCAATCCAGAATGTGACCATAATTGTAGTGTAGATGATGAATTGGAAGAAATGTTAGAAAATCAGTTGATGGATTTTCTTTGAAACTCGTATTTCTTATGGAAAGAGGTGTAAATAACTATGGTAGATACATATGGAAGATGGCATGAGGAAGAAGATTATTCTACATATCCAGAAGAAAAATGGTGTGATTATGACACAATGGCAGCGTGGATCAGAGAACATGGATATGAACCAAAAACATCAATGGAAAATCTTATTAATATGATATTTGCACACTATGAATGTGAGATAGAAGATGATAAAAATAACACATATCATCCAAACAATTTTAGAGATTGTAAAGACCCATGGATAAGTGGGTACAAGGTTTATGTGGAAGATAATGGTGGGTTTGAAGAATTTGATTATGAAGCGTAGGAAAGGAAATAAAAACTATGAAAGAAAAATTAAGAGTGTGGTGGATTCCGCAAGTAGGATTAAGTGACGCATTTTACATTCCGGTAAAGAGTGTAGAAGAAGGAAAGAAAGTAATGGATATTCTTGCTGCATATGACGCTTTCCAGTTGCAGAATAATATTAAACCAGATTATTGCAATACTGGTGGTTTGCAAGTTTACAATCCAGAGATTGCAGACTATGAAGATTGGTATTTGGAAACAGAAGATAATTATTTTGATAATATTGATGATTACTGTGAGCAATGCGAAAGAGCAGAAGAATTGACGGAGTTCAATCAGACATTATTTGAACAGATTGATTGGCAAAAGATTAAACGAATGACACAATGAAAGTCGCATTTCTTGTGTGGAAAGGATGGGAAGGTATGGATAAATTGAATTGGATTGATCTAATTACAGAAAGACTAAGAGATTATTCTGAAGGAGAAATTTGGACAGATGGAGGTTCTGAAATTCTAGTAAGAACAGAGAGTGCAGCAAACACAGTTGCAGATATGCTTACGACATTATATAGAACACAAGGTGAAGAAGTCGAAATAAATACAGGATATTACGATCCGGAAGAAGACGAAAGAAATAATGAAGTGGATAGATATACTGGATGGTGGTATGTAAATATTGGATAGACCCAGAATGATAATTGAGGTAAACATGAAAAGATATAGTCACATTAATTGCAAATGTGGTGGGATTATTGGAATGTATGACGGAAAAATTTTTGCCTGTGAAAGATGTGGAACAGAGTTTCAATTACATAAAATCAATTATGACGTTTTGTTTCCCAATAATAAAACAGGCTGGATATTCCCCATGATAGAAAAGAACAATGAGTAGTAATGAAATTCACATTTCTTTTGAGAGAGAAATGACAATATTAAAAGAATTGGCAGCAGGAAATAAAGGAGTAAGAAATTATGATGTGGACATTATTTGTATTGGATTTTGATGGAACCTATAACAATGAATACAAAGAAGGTTACGGAGCAAGACCAGAAGTATATCAGATTCCATTAGATAGACAGAGAGAGGTGGAGAATCTTGCCGGAGAAGCAACTAGAAAGTTTAATTCATGTACAGATGTATGTGAACCTATTGGAGATATTTTTAAGGGATTGCTCGAAGAGAATGGAATTAAATTCCACTATGTTGGATATTTAAAAATACGTTTCAAAGAGAGACAAGAAGATTACCTTGCAGATTATATTCCTAGGGAGATTGTGTAAATATGGCTCAAAGATGGACAGACAGAGAGATTAGGTATTTGGAATCGAAATATTTGAATCAGGCTGTGTCAATTACAGCAAAAAGACTTAATAGAACAGAACGTGCAGTTGTAAAAAAGGCTTTGGATATGGGCTTGAGCAAGGTGCATGATGTTTTAAGCGTGAATAAACTTGCTGAGTGTTTCAATGTTACTCATAAGGTAGTCATGAAGTGGATAAATCAATATGATCTTCCATGTCGGAAATTTAAATGTTCGTGCTGCACAAAATATATGATTGATCTTGAAAATTTTTGGAAATGGGCTGAACAGCATAAGGATATTATCAACTGGTCTAGGTATAATTGTATGACATTGGCTTTGGAACCGGCGTGGGTAAGGTGTGAAAAATTCTCATATGACAGACCAAACAAAGGAAAATACTGGACAGATATGGAAATAAACTATGCAAAATCCATGTTGCGTAGAGGAATGTCTTATAGAGAAGTTGCAAAAGAGTTAGGAAGAACGCAGAGTGGTGTTGCACATAAGTGTGCTTACATATATAATGGATAATGAAGGGTGGGGATATGCATATGGGAGCGTTAATTGGAGGAATATTTTTATTGATGCTATGTGCGTTTTTGGAAAATCTCAGTGATAGTTTAAAGTAAAAAATATTTGGAGGTAAACATTATGGGTGGAATTATTTTTGGGTTGATTGTTCTTGTTATTGGAGGTTTGTTTACATTGGCGGAAGATCATAAGACAAGTAAAATGTCAGAAGATGAACGATGGGAATATGAATGGAAGAAAGCAAAAAAAGGAAGATAGTGTATGTATAGTTAGAAGTCATCAGAAATTGTCCTGGTGACTTTTGTAGTGTATATAAGAAAAGAAAGCTAATCAATTAAAACAATCGGGGATATCTGATTGTTTTTTTATTGCAAAAACAGGAGGAATATTATGAGAAGAGAAAAGGATAGCATGGAATATTTGTTCAAAGAACACAGTAAAAGAGTAAAAAGGGGAATAAAGAATATGGAGAACTCCATGTATAACAGTTACAACATTTGCAACGTTGATTTTGAATTCGCTACAGAAATGAAAGCCGAAGGTTTATTACATGGAACACGATTTTAAAGAAAGAAGGTATTAAATGTGAAGGAGATTAAAAGAGAAGATATTCTATTAGGAGAATATGAAAAATTGTATTGTCGAAATGTATATGAATACCTTACTCGGAATAATAAGCCACAAGAACAGAAATATTATAGAACAGATGATGGAGAATTGTGGGAGATTAGTTATTTTCATGGAAAAGAATCAAAAGAATTTGCAGAACGATTGTCTGCATTAGAATATTTACAAAAGAAAATAGATATTGCAGAAGCATTGGGATTTTAGGAGAATATTATATGTGTTATAAAATTGAAAAACAAAGAAAAATAGAACAAAAACTTGCAAAAGAATTAAAAGATATTCCTGATTTTATATCAGATTTTTTTGATAGATATAAATCAGCGGCTACAAAGAGAGTTAATTGGATATATATTAGAGATATGCTTAATTGGATGATCAATAATAAATATATAAATAAACAAAGCATAGCAGAAATCAATGAAACAGATATACAGATTATTACTAGTAATAATCTTATTAAATATCTTAACGAATTAAAAAATGGATTTTTAGGAAGAACAAATTCACTGGATTCTATCAATACAAAGAAGAATGTATTCAGTGCTTTTTGGAATTATTTACGACAAAATAAATATGTCGATGATAATGTGATTTCACATATACCTGGCAATCTATATAAATCTGAAAAAAGATATAAAGAAGTAGAAATCCCAACAGATGAGCAAGTGGAAAAATTCTTAGTAAATATCACAGATGGAAATAAAAATGAATTTAATATTATTAGAAATATTGCCATCGTTCAACTTATAAAGGGAAGTGGTATTCGTTCAGAAGAACTAATAAATATGGATATTTCCGATTTACATCTACACGAAGAAAAAAGACCGTATATGATGATTCTTGGAAAGGGAAATATACAAGAATATGATAAAGTTTATATGTCTGAACAGGCTAGAATGAATATTGAGGAGTATTTGAAAATTAGAACTTTTTTCGTAACAGAGAGAAAAATTAAAGATAATGCATTGTTTTTATCAAATGAAAATAACAGATTAAGTAAAGGTGCAATTACAGGGTTTTTTAATTTATATTCGGAAGGTGAAATTTACCCACATATGTTAAGACATTGGGTTGGAAGTAAATTGTATGAAGAAACAAAAGATATTGTTCTTGTTCAAAGACAATTAAGGCACAAGAATTTGGAAACAGCAGCAAGATACTATGTACACATGGATGAATCTACTATAGCAGATGCTGTACTTGATTTGTAATATGTGTTAAAATAATATGTAATGGAGGTACGATATTGAGAGGAAAATATATTGGTAGAGACGGAAGTATGGGGTTTCGCACAGGACAAACATATGAGATAAGCACAGAACTTACGAAAATCTACAGAGATAAGAAAAAGGTTGATGTAATTATGTTGAGAAGCGGGAAGTTGTTTTGTCCGTATGATTCCGTAGAGAGTATTTTGGAAAATTGGAAAATTGGAGAAACCATGATGGAAAACTTTATGAATGAGCCGGTTGAATTAATTAGGCTCGCAATCCCATTAGCTTTAGCTCGTGGGTAGTTCACCAGAACTGGACAGAGAATGACATTATAGAAGAATATGAAAAATACAAAGACAAGAAAAAAGTTGCAAAAATATATGGAATTACTACGCAGCAGGTAACGGAAATTTTGAAAAGGAATGTATAATATGAACAGCGATATTTTTGAAATTATGCATAAAGATAGAAGAGTTGCAAGAATTGATTCTTCTGGAAGATGTAAGGTGTATTACAAAAGTTTTATGCCGTATAACCTATATCTTGAAGAAGAAGAAGATGTTGATACTCTTGTTAATAATATTACAAATTTCAATTATTGGTGTGCAACAAGAGTTCTCACATTGGATAGAAAATACGCTAAAGAAATTTTGAACAGTATAGGAATGAATCAGGCTGTAACGGACAAGGATAGAGCAAAAGTGGCGTTATCATATAGGTGTACATCATTGACAGATGTTTTCTGGGTAAGAAATAAAGGTGAAAAGATAACATTTTCTGAAGTGAATTTGTATGACAACCACTTGGAAAACATATTTATTGATATTGCCCTACGTGGAAAACAATATACAGTCAATAATGAAGATCTGGCAAAAGATTTGTCTACAAATGGTGTTTTCCCAAAAGCCTGGAAACGGACAGAAAAAGGATTTTCTCTGTTGAAAGACGGAGGAATAGAAGTTGTTGAGAAGGAACTTCTATCAAGTAAAATTTGTCAGTGTTTTGATGTAAAGCAGGTCATATACAACAGAAGTGTATTTGCTGAAGAACCGGTAACTATAAGTGAAAATATCACATCAAAGGACTTTTCCATTGTGTCTATGGAAGCATTTGAAGTGTATTCGCAAAATCATGACCGAAATATCCGAAAATATATTTTAGCACTTGATAAGCATGATTACTACATGATGAACATTATTGATTACCTTGTGGGAAACACTGATCGTCACTGGGGAAACTGGGGAGTTCTGGTAAATAATGTGAATAATAAACCAGTATCTCTTCATCCATTGATGGATTTCAATAAGACATTTAACTCGTATGAAACAATAGAAGGTTCTAATTGCCAGACTTGCTTTGGGAAAAGAATCAACCAGAAAGACGCTGCATTAGAAGCTGTAAGAAAAATTGGATTGAATCAAATCAAAGAAGTGAATTATGATTGGTTTGAATATTTTCCAGAATATGTTGGGATGTTCAAGAAACGGTATGGAATTTTGAAGAGAATAAATGATTGATTTCAAGCGAAGGGGAATTATGAAGGAACAAAAAATATGCCCGTTTTGTGGTTCAGAAAAGGGATACTATATAACAGAAAGAGTAATTAGAGATTTGTTTTTTAATTACAATAATGAGCCATGTGGAGCGTCTGAAGATATTACAGAATTTTGTAGTAGAAGACGAAGGTGTATAAACTGTAATAAAATACTCCCGAAAAAGATGTTTATTAAAGTAAAAGAAATGTAGGTTTTATTTGGATTGAGAGGTGTTATAATTGGATACTACAAATAAACATATTGGAAATCAATTGTCACAAATGTCCGATAAAGATATAAAAGAAGTATTTGAACAATACGCACATAAATTAGAACTTGATAAATTTGATAACGGGAAAAATTGGGAAATTAGTGTGCTTCATATATTAAATGATATATTAATGTGTAATCATTTTGATAACAATGGAAATATGTTATTGATTGATGAAGACATAACTTCTGATAAATATTGGGACAAATTAAATGACTAAAGTTGGTCAGATTGGAGCGTTTTATGAGAAGAAATTTATTTATTGGCATTCCTAACGATAAATTGAAGGAATGCTATGAAAGTTATAAAAGAGTGCAATGCAAACGAGAAGAGAAAAAGGAACTATTTTCTGAGTTAGCAATAGAATATGAAACAGAAGTTGGAGAAAAGGCTGCTATTGCAATATGTCAGTCTGATATGTTTAATGAAATTGCACATAGATATTTTAAAGCATATGATAGATTAGGCGTTTTAATAGATGATATGAGGTGATATTATGGAAAAGAAATTTAAAACAGGAGATAGAGTTTATCATAGAAATTTAAAACAGTATGGGAAATTTATTGGTTATGCGTGGGAATCTGATGATGAGTGTGATGTTGAATTTGAGGAAGAAGATGGATATGTAGAACAGAAACATGTAAGCGTCAGTTGGCTTGATTTAGCAGATAGCATAGAGCCTGTTTTAGCAGCTAATGGAGAACCTATTAAAGATCGTGGAAGTTTAATAGATTTTTCTAGATAGATTCTAAGTTTTATATCAAATGAGGAGGTAATATATTGTTATCGGTTAATGGTTCAGGATTTAAAGTGAATGGTAAATGGTATTATATCAACGATGTATTAAAATATCCGAATACAAGCATAAAGAGAATTATATTGTTTGGATTTTATGATAATGAACAGTATGAAGACAATGATTGTGGTTGTGGTTTTTATACTGCGACAGTAGAACTTATTGGTAATGAATGGAAATTGGATAAAAAATCTATTTCCGGCATTGATTGGTATTCTTTGGGAGAAAAAGAAGAAGATAAAGATATTATAAGAGCTGTACAAGAAGTAGTTAGTCATGAGTGTGCTTATATGGACGAAAACGGTAAATGCTCTGTTAATGTATGTAAAGTTTGCAAAAATACATATGTTCCATGTGGTTCTTATGTTATAAATAAACCATATTATTCAAAAGATTAAAATCCGTGAGGTGTAATTATATGTTACAATACAGAGAATTTCTTAGTTTAACAGATGAAGAAATTAAATTTATTCTTACTGAAATGTTCAATCCTACTAAGATTGTAAACATTGAAAGAGACAAAGAATGGAATAAAATCACAGTAGAAATGACAACTGGTGGTTGGGATGATGGCGAAGGTGGAGAATTTGAGATAGAGGATATAATCACTTTAAAGATGCCAACAGTTTATGATTGTGGTTTGGAAGTGGATTTTTCTTTAACAAGCGAAGATAAATTGAAATGGGAACAATTTTTGTTAGCAAAAGGATGTGATTATAGGTTAAAAGATAATCCATATATGGAAGAATGTTAGATAAAAATTATTTAAAAATATAAAAAGGTTGGTGATTTTGTATGGTAAAGAAATGTTTACTTAAAAGATTTGGGATTTTAGAAGTAAATAAATATGTTGCGTATAGAGTACATCCTAATCCAGATTTATTATATATTTACTTCTATGACGATTGGCATACCGTTCCAAAGGAGGATGTCGAAATTATCAACATATAAATATAAATAGAATTTAACTTTCATCTGGGAGGTGTAAATGTTATGAGAAAAGTAGTTTTAGAACCGCACAAAGAAAAGTCAAACTTATGGTGTTGGAATGTGTTGCAGTACAGTGAAAGCCAAGATACATGGTATAGCATTGATTCCGGGATAGAAGTAAACTGGGATATAGCAGCTAGAAAAGCTAAAGAAATAATAAAGATGTAATAAATATATGTAAGACGATACTTATTCTGTATCGTCTTTTTCATTGGATTCATGTAACTTGCAATAATATAAAAGAAGTCTATTTAACGCTGGATCCTCAGATTTGAATAAATCAGTTGGAGTACATTCTAGTGCGATACATATTCTTTCTAGTGTGTCAAAATTTATTTTGCTTGTATCTCCATCGTAAAGTTTACATGCCGCAGGATACCCGACCCCGATCGCTTTTGCAAATTGATTTTTATTCTGAAATTTTTTATCTACCAGATCTTTAATATCTAAGCGCATGTATTCACCACCTGTTCGTTATATATTGTTTACAGTATATAGTTTAGCATATATTCTTTAAAAAATAAATATATTTTATTGAATATACTCTTGACAATATACTGTAAAGAGTATATACTTATGATATCGAAAGAGAGAAGTACATAGATTAGGAGAAAGGAGGATGCGTAATTATGAAAATTAAATTTGAAAAATTTGATATTGTAATGGTTGACTTTGGAGATAACACTATAGGAAGTGAACAAGGCGGGAAAAGACCAGCAATTATTGTACAGAATGATATAGGAAATCATTTCGCTGCAACAACCATCGTTATACCATTTAGTACAAAATTAAAAAAGATAAACCAACCTACGCATACTCTTATCAAAAAGGGAAGAGGTACAGGGTTGGTAAAAGATTCTATTGTTTTGTGCGAATGCATAAGAAATATTTCAGAATTAAGAATAGAAAAATACCTTGGAAAGATAACATCTATGGACGATAAACGTGCAATAAAGATTGCATGTGACGCAAATTTTATGTGGGGAGATGATGTGGCATGAGATATGTATTGATGGACATTGAAGAAGCTGTTAAGCACTGTAAAGGGAAAAAAGTTTTAGTTGCAGAACAAGACCTTGAAAATAATGAGGTGGTAGGTTTTGAAAGAAAAACTTTTCAGGAATGCAAGGATATTATCGAGCGATCTGAAACAATAGCAAAAATTTGTGATGACTTTTTAAACCAGCTAAGAGTGTTTTCTGAAAAACAATTAGATTTGATGAACATAAAACCTATCGGAACTATGAGTACAATATTAGTTCATGATCCTTTCCCGGATACAGAAGAACAGAAAAGAACAAAAAATCGAACAAACGTTCTGTCAACTATTGACAAGAACAAGTGTTCGTGTTAATATACTTTTTGTAAACATAATAAAAAAGAAGAGACGGAAAACCATCACAGGTGCGCCAACACCTCCGGTTCCGGCTCTTCTAAAACCAAAAAACGCATTTCCCAAAAATGGGAGTGCTAAGAACAGCTTGCGCTATCCCTACTAGTATAATACATATTTTTTTCAAAGTAGTCAAGCGTATCAGCTAAAAATTCCAAATATTGGAAAACTGAATATTGAAATTTACTTTTTATTCGTGTGGACAAGTTTCTAAACGTTTATTTCTGATGCAATTTTTTAGAAAATCATGTCAAATGTAGAGAATAACGTAATGAAAAGTAAAAAAAGGAAAGGGTGATTAAAATGAATTGTGTCGTGACTAACGACAAATTGTACATCAGGTTAAACTCTGAAGGGTCTCCTGTTACTTGTTCTAAAAGTAATGCTCAGGTTTTTGAAAAAGATAAAGCTGAGAACATACAGAAAAATCTTCCAAAAGTATTGAAGAATTTTCATTTTAGAGTAAAAACTATTTCAAAGTCTGATCAGGAGGTTATTCAGAACAAAACGGATTCAGATAGTGTACAAACAGAACAGAAGAAGTACATAAAAAAAGACTCATACATTCCTTGTGATGAGGTTGTACAGTGGATTGAAAAATCAAAACAGTGCAGTGAATTTGTGGAAGAGGCTACGAGAAGAAGAACAGTATTACATAAAAAATTGGCAAATATTGATCGTGAATTGTCAAACTGTATGCATCAGATAGAACTAGAAAAATGGAAATCTGGTTGCGATGGATACAAACTTTACAAGAGAGAAAAAGAAATCTTAGAAAAGAGAAGACAGATTAAAGATGAGTTGATAATCATTCAATCTGTTCTGGACAACACGAAATGTTCTGTTGTAATTAAGAATATTGAAAAGACATTCAATCGGCTAGGAACTAGGCGGTTTGAAGTAAGAATTGTGGAAGACGATGATTTCTTTGATGAATTACAATCTGAAGGAGGCACATTAAAATGAGTAGACTGGACGAAAAAGAAATAGACGATATATGTAGATTTTATGTAGGAAACAACATGAAGGAAATCAGAAGAATTTGTGACAAGATTTTTTCTAGTACAAATATACCAAAAGGGTATTTGGATGACTACTATGGAAAAGCGGTAGAAATTCTCGTGGAGAGCATAAAAACATACGATAAATCAAAAAAGTGTAAATTCAATACATATTATTATGGGAACCTTATAAGACGAAGAGAAACGTGGAAAAGAGATAATTTCAGGTTTAAGCGGTGTAATCTTGAAACAGACAAAAAAGGGAAAATTAAAAGAGATAATAAAGGAAATCCTGTAATTATTACAGACATTTCTATACATATGAAAGTTGACCCAGATGAAGATTATACATTGGAAGAAAGCATCTCTTCGGGGTTTAATTTGGAGGATGAAGTAGAGAATAATATTTGTCCTACTACAGATAGGATTGAAATGTACAAGAGTAATTTATCTTACAAACAACAAAAAGCGGTTGATCTTATTTGTTCTGGATATTCTCAGGAGGAGATTCTTAAAGAATTGCATATGACAGAGAGAGAATATAGAGATAAGATACTCGGATCTATGCAGCGTTATGAAAATGTAAAAATATTGCTACGTAAGTAAAAAATTGGAGGAATATAATCATGGCAAAGAAAATCAGAAAAAAGACTTTATCTCTGGAATCATACCTGGAGGAAATAGTAGAAGAGGATATCAGTGATAACCAGGACGTTCAAAGACTGTTTTGTTGGGAAAATGGAATGGTGAATGAGTTAATCAAAACTGTATTAACTGATGATTATATTCCACCAATTATCTTAGGAGAAGAAGATTTGGACGAAGACGTTGTGCAGCAATACATTGTTGATGGAATGCAAAGAAGTTCTGCGTTGGTTAAATTTAAGCATGAAAACTATAAAATTACAGCTACTTTAGAAGATCCGATTATCCAATATCAGAGAAAAAAGAAAGATGAAAATAATAAAATCTGTAAAGATGAATACGGAAAAGTTATTTGGGAATCTGTTGAATATGATTTGAGAAGAAAAACATATGAAATGTTACCGCCAGAATTGAAAAAAATGTTTGATGATTATCAGATTGACATTACAATACATCAGCATTGTACGATGTCACAGATTAGTAAATTGGTGAGAAGATACAACAATCATTTGGGAATGAATACATCTCAGAAAGCATTTACTTATATTGATTTACATGCAAGAAAAATAAGGACAATATCTGAGAAAAATAAATTCTTTAAAAATTGTATGTCTTGTTCCGGTAAGCAGCAATCGAAAGGTATTAGAGAAAGACTTGTATGTGAATCTGTCATGACAACGTTTTTCTTTGATAACTGGAAAAGTGCAATAAAGAACATGAGCAAATATCTAAATGAGAACGCAACGGAAGAACACTTTGATACTGTAAATGAATATTTTAGCAGGATTGAATCTGTGTGCAAAGATAATTTCACAGAAGTGTTTGTGCCAAAAAATGTTATTGTTTGGATCCCTGTGTTTAAAGAGTTTGCTAAATTTGGATTAGATGATATTAAGTTTAAGGATTTTGTAGAAGAATTTGAAAAGTCTTTATATAAAAAAGATGTAAATGGAGTAACATTTGACAAATTAAATGAGGATCGTCATACAAAAGGTAAGGCTATTTTAAAAGAGAAAATTAACATCTTAACTGCTCTCATGAAAGAGTATTTACATATTAAAGAAGATGAAGAATGTCTTGTCGAAGTGGGAGAGAATAATGTAATAGATAATGCTTCTTCAGACCAGAACGCTCTTGAATTTATCAAAGAAAATGTTAAAGAAGATGTGATTGATGAAGACATCGAATTATATAAAATTCAGTTAGATGACTGGACAGTAGAGGTTGATAACTCATCGAAACTTCTTGAACCTGAAAACATGAATTCTTTACTTGCTGTTGTTGCGTACAGCTTTGAAACAAACATAGATTTAGAAATTCCGGAGTGGATGGTAAGTTTCTTTAACAGAAATTCTACATATATTAAAGATCAAAAAGAAAATTATACATACATGGTAAATGATATTGGTGAATTCTTGAGACATAAATATGAACTTGCTGGATAAATGGAGGTGAATAATATATGGATAAAACATTTTGGAACATAATGTCAATCGGTGGATTAATTACATCGTGTTTAGCCGGTGTTAGATTATATGAAATTGGAGAAGATTCATTTTTCTATGGTTTTATTCTCGGTGTCGGAGCATTGATGTTCGCTGCAAAATATATGGGAGAGGAAGAATGAGGTAAAAAGATGAGATTTAACTGGGACGAATTTAAAAATAAAGACAATAAGATTGCGGTGCATTGCAAGACCGAGGAAGAAGCAATAGACTTTTGCAAGAGAATGCATGAGCATGGGATGAAGTGGTGCACAGGTAAAAGCTACATGGAAAAGACAAATTATGAAGAGTACAAAGGAGAAACGTGCTATATAAGATTCGGAATGTTCTCATCGTATCGGTACTACAATAGCGAAGGATACGAGATCCTGGAATGGAGTGATTACATGCAGAAAGAATTTACAAAGTCAGATTTAAAAAGCGGAATGGTGGTCGAATATAATGATAACTATTTCGGGAAAAGACTTGTTATAGGCGGCTTTTTGATTGGCGAAGATGGATATTCGGATTTGGGAGACTATAACGAAAACTTAAAAAATGTGGCAAGCGGTTTAGAAATAGTTAGGGTATATAAGATTAAATGCATGGAAAAAATTAGCAGTATCATGCATGATGACAACCTCGAACTCATCTGGGAGCGAAAAAAACTAAAGAAAATGACCGTAGAAGAGATGCGCGAAAAGTTAGAAGAACTGATTGGAGAAGAAATTGAAATTGTCTAAATAAGGAAAAGGAGAAATAAATTATGTGTGAGTTTAAAAGTGGAATTATTTTTAAGAATAGGGTGGAACTTGCACCCTTAGAGAATGAAAGTCATTCAAGTTTGCTTGAAAAATTGGATATAGAAGATAATGAATTTAATGCTTCTAAGAAATTTGTGAGAGCAGAATTAATTCCGCCAGAGAAATATGTTATCACTTCTGATATTTCAAAGTGGACTTATAAAGTCGATCAGGATATTGTACCAGAATGGTATAGTAACGATCCAGAGAGATATGAAGATGAATTTAGAGAATCCGTTAAAGATTTTATGAACAAGCACTTTAAAGAGGAATTTGGATATTATTGGACAAACATTCGAATGGATGGAAAGATATATCATTTTATGTATGGAGTTCTTACGAGGATGAGTTTTGGCAGCAATAATAATTACGCAGAATCTTCTGTAAGAAAATATCTTAAAGAGTGCAAGCTTGCAAAAGACATTAAATGTAAATATGGAAATAGTATTACTCCAGTTGAAAATAACTTGCTTAGTATGGATGGATTTAATGATTATGGTGTTGTAAAAGATGATGTATTGTCTATTCCGACTTTTGATTTATTCAGAAAATGTGGTGAAAAACTTCCACTAATCAATTATCCACACTGGCTGTCAACTCCAAATCAGACGAAATCAAGAAAAGATTCTTCCTATGTTCGGCGTGTTGACGGTGATGGTGACGTGAACTGCGACGGTTGCCTTTGGGACGTTTGTGGGGTTCGTCCGTTTTTTATCACCGAATCTTAAATCTGTTTATCTTGTCGATAACGTTTTGTGGAGATGAAGACAGAACAATGCGTAAGCGTTGTTCGTAAGTATTCGAAGAGCAAAACTCAGCAAGATTGGAGTGATTTATATGGAAGTTATTACAAAAGCTATCGACTTAATGCAATATACATATTCCGTGACAGCGAATAAAAAGAGATATCCGGCAAAATACAAAACGCTTATAGAAAGAATTCAGAATGAATGTATGAATATATATGATTTCCTGATGAGCGCAAATAGAATACAAATAAATGCAGAAAAACAGAAGAGATTAGATTTGCAAACTAGATCTATTTCTTCATGTGATAAATTATCTTGTTATGTTGAATTGTCAATGAATCTAAATCTTATAGGATCTGATACAGTTGAACATTGGCAGAAGAAGATATGTGATATTAAATATATGACAATAGCCTGGAGAAACAAAGATAAAACAAGATGATTCTTAACGGTTGTTTGCTATATGACTTCCTATGTTCAGATTGTTAACAGTAATGGTAACGTGAACTACAACGATTGCAATTGGAACGATTATGGAGTTCGTCCGTTCTGGGTCGGAAGACGAAATAAAGTAAGAGAAACGCTGAAATTAGAGTCCCGATATCAAAAGAGCAAACAACCTTTCCTGTCTTTTACTAGACAGGATAAATACAAAGGTAAAATATATCATGATAAAAGATAGCACAGTTTTTGATAAGATTATTGATTTTGAAAATTTATATAAAGCATACAGAGATTCAAAAAGTGGCAAAGGTTTTACGAAAAGTAGAATTAAATTTGAATTATCTGCTCTTGATGGAATTTATCAAATTAAGAAACTTTTAGAATCAAAGCAATATGAAGTAGATAGATATAACAGATTTAAAGTATATGAACCGAAAGAGAGAATTATAGAAGCAGGAAGTTTTAAAGACAAAATTGTGCAGCACAGTTTATGTGATAATGTGCTTCTTCCTATTTTAAGTAATGAATTTATATATACGAATTATGCCGGACAAATAGGAAAAGGAACATTGTTTGGTTTGGATTGTCTGAAATATCAAATGTATTTAGCATATCAGAAATACGGATATGATTGTTGGATTATTAAAGGTGATATTAAAAAATTTTTCTATAATATTGATCATAATATTCTGAAAGATATTGTTTCATATTTTATATCTAATCCAGATACGTACTGGTTATGTGAAAAATTTATTGATAGCACAAGCGGAAATGGCTTGCCTCTTGGAAATCAAGTTAGTCAGGTATTTGCTTTATTATATTTGTCTGGTTTTGATCATTTTATAACTGGAGAGTTGGGTGTCAAATATTATGGAAGATACATGGATGATTTCTATTTAATTGTGGAATCAAAGCAATATGCAAAATATTGTTTGTGTGCAATAGAAGATTTTGTAAACACACTAAATTATGAAATGTCGCAAAAGGAGGTCTGGTTAAATGCTAGTTGAAAAAGTTATAAAAATACCGGTGTATACTTTCAATTTTAGAATGTATCCAAATAAAGAACAGAGTGAATTAATAGATAGAATTATCTTAGCTTTACATAAAGCATGTAATATGGCTGTTTATGATATGTTTGAAAATAAAGTTAATACAATTGAAAGACCAGACAAAAAGAATGGAGGACAAACTGTTCATTTTCCGGATGTAAAGTCTATTGCAAAGAAACAGTATTTGGATGTGTTAAGAAGTAGGAGAGAAGACATTAAATTGATTCCAGCGGGTGCTTTGTCTGGTGAGAATGGAGTTTTCTTGTGTGATTTGTCGAAGCGATTGGATGCTCAAGTGAGTGGAGAAAATTCTAATAAGAAAACAAACGGAAAGGGAGTTAAAAGACCGATTGAGAACAGTAAACCTCCATATTATTCAAAGAAACATCCGAGAACAAGTTATACATATCAAGAATTTCTGAGAAAAATGAGCTTTAATGATGAGAATAAAAATGTAGCATATTTTAATTTAGCTAAAATCGGAAAGGTAAAGATTAGGGGGATTAAAGGATGCCTAAAAAATATCTGGTTTGATTCATCATGCACGATGAATTTTGAAGAATATGTGAATTTACATAAGAAACAACAAATATTAACAACTGTAAAAAAAGATAATTGTGGTGATTACTTTTTACAGCTATGTATGAAAGATATTTATAAGATTGTGAAAGTAGAAGAAGAGAAAAGAGAAATTGGAATTGATGTTGGAATTTCAACTTTGATGACTTTATCAGACGGAACAAAATATGATAATCCTAGATTCAAAAATGGTAAAGACGGAAGTGTTCGTCAACATCGTGAGATGTTAAATAGACAATTATCCAGAAGGCAAGGGTATAGCAATATTGAGTTTAGGAAAAGGTTAAGTGAATTAAGAAAAGAAAATGTTGAATTAAAGCCTTCTAAAAGATACATAGAAACAAAAGTTAAAAAAGCAAAATTAGAAAGAAAGGTAACACGACAAAGAAAATATCATATGGAGAATATGGTGTTAGAAGTTATAAAAAGATCAGACTTTATTGGAATAGAAACTTTGTCGGTTAAAGATATGTATGTCAAGAAAAACAAGAGTGAGAAATGATAATTTATCTGATGCGGCGATGGGAGAAATTCTTACTTTATTAAAAAGAAAAGGTGAAGAATATGGTGTACCTGTTGTTGCAATTGGACAATATAAAAAATCAACACAAACATGCAGTAAATGTGGTTTTGTGAACGTAAAAACAAAAGATACAAAAATAAGAGGCTGGATTTGTCCTGAATGTGGAGCGATTCATGATAGAGACATTAATGCTGCAATTAATATTTTGAATATGGCTAAAGAGAAAGAATATAAGAAGCAAATAGCTTAAATACATATACATGGTTGCAGGTTCAACGCCGCCATGTGCGAATATGAAGTGAACATAAGTTATACGGTTTATTCGCACTAAAGTAGATAAAAGAAATCAGTGAGTAGTAATCATTTATTTACATATACGAAAACGGATAACGCTTTTGTAACCTTAGAATTGTGTAAGTTACATAAAATAGATATGTCATATTTGTGTATTTTTGATGATGTAGTTTACATAAGTATGAGGATTGAAATACCCGTATGTTTTAATAACATCTGATTTAATAAGATGTAGTTTACATAAGTATGAGGATTGAAATCGCAAACAGATGAGAACATAGCAGGGGCATTGTATGATGTAGTTTACATAAGTATGAGGATTTAAATTGCATATCACCTGTGAACTTCTGAATGGAATGGAGATGTAGTTTACATTAGTATGAGGATTGAAATGCGATCGAAAGCTGCATTATAAAAAATAGAAAAAGATGTAATTTATACAAATATAAGGATGGAAACAGATTATCGATAAAGAATTATTAGATTAAAAAGGAGAATAAAACTATGACAGGATATGATTTAGTAGCAATTGTGAACTTACTAGAAGACCATAACAAAAAAGATTATGGATTTGCATTATATAAGGAAGAATATGAATTACTTAGAACAGCAAATTTGAATAATACACTTGTGGTTGTAAATGCAAGAAACAAAGATAGGAGAGTATTAGGAAAGGTAAAAGTAATTTTACCTGTGAGTGTATATGGCGAAAATCCTACAGCTCAGGTAGTCGGCGTTGTTAATATGAATGCATATATGAAGAGAAAAAAAGAAGAGAAAAAACGTATTGATAAAATCAATGAACTTAAGTCGTTAATCAAAAAGAATGAGATAGAACTTACAGCTCTTGTTATGGAATTGAGAATGTTAGAAGGCTAAAAGGAGAGAAATAAATAATATGAAATATCCATTCTATTGTCCGAAATGTGGGCACAAAGAAACTATTACAATGTCGATGAAAGAGTATACAGGCGAAGGACATATGTGTCCGGAATGTGGTGAAGAAATGAAACGAGAAATTGACTCCATGGTTTGCAGAAGTATTGATAAGACAGGAGATTTCTATAGAAGTTTTAATTAAAAGATAGTTGTGGATTAGTGTAAATGGTAGCACGATGCGGTATATAGCATTAGAAAAGGTTCGAATCCTTTATTCACAATTCATATGCGGAATAAATTTCTATACATGTTTCATACCCTCAATAAAATAAGATACATAAAGTTCTGCATATGATTTTCATCGGTGTTTATAATCAAATATCACCTGCAGTAAATCAAATATTTAGAAACTGTAAACGTTGATTCAACAAACTATTTCATTTGTCGCTATTTGAAAATATTTGTGAACAGCATGTGATATAAGATCGTAAATACCGATGTGATTAATATTAAAAGAGGTGTAAAAATGAGTAGCTGGACATATGTACATGGAACAATTGTTGTATCACCATTAGGCAGAACACAACACGAGAAAAGGTATATTCTTGAAACTGTTCTTGATCATCTTCCGGTTGTAACTGGATCAGAAAGAGATATGGAAGTATATGTGATTCAAAAAAGAGGATATAACAGCTCAAGCAGTAGCGATGAATTTTTTGAGGGAACAAATAACTTAAGAGATTCAAGAGGAAGAAGAAGTTATAAACGTGGTTGGTTACATACACAAGACGAATATATTCTTGTTGTTGATGGTGCATTACGTGATAGAGAATTTGAAGATACATTTCAGGAATTTATGAAATGGATTTGTAGATTATCAAAAAGAGTTATTGTAGATGATGTGAATGTGAAAATTAAAGGATTTGACAAGCAATATGTTATAGATGATTCTGATCCGTTTTACAACATGAGTGATTTCGATAAAGACAATTGGTGCGATTATTTGATGTGGAAATATGACAGAGATGAAGATGGAAATTTATTAAGTGGAAAGCCGGGAAAGAGAAATGTGTAATTACGATTATTTAGATGATTTATATGACTATTGTGACGAGTGTAGAATATATGGTGATGATTATTACGTGGATGAAGGTGGAGAATGGATCGATGCATGTGTAAATTGTTTTATGGATACTGAAAATACTAAAAATAAAGAGAGTGAAAAGAATGAGGAAACCTAAAGTTGAGAATAAATACAATCTTACCATGAAAAAGATTAACAAGCTCAGTGTAGGAGATGAATCAAAGATTAAGGAACCGCTGTTTTGGAGAAATAATGTTATCAATGCATGGTGTATTAGCAAGTTTATTGGAACAGATCGGGATGTAAAGTATGGAGCAAATAACGATATTTGGATAGGTATTTATGATAAGCCATATTACAATAAAAGAGTTCATACAAGATGTGATTGCTTTGGTGGAATGTGTACATATAAGTTTGATAAATTTTATCAAGAGAAAGATATTGAAAATGAATTAGATTTAAAAACACAGGAAGGGTTGTTGGGAACAGTAAACTATTTGATTGATGAAGGAATTTTGGTGATGGAAGATGGACGGAACAGTTAAACAATTTTAAAAAAATAATTCGTCAGTGATAGTCTCAATACGATATTATCCATTTAATGACGAATTTGAAGTAAGATTGAACAATTATCATACAAATAAACATGCATATATGATATTTCGTGATATAAATGAAAGTTCATTAGATAAAATGGTTGGGATTGTTAGTAATAGATTTAGAGAAGAATTGTTGGAGTGATTATAAATATGAACGAGAAGAAAGTTAGAGAAGCGATAGAAGTAATAAAAGCGAATTATCCTACAAGCGGATATTATATGTTGCGAGAATCATTAGATATCGCAATCGAAGCACTGGAAAAGCAGTTGCCGAAGAAAGTAGAAAACTGGAATGGACAAGCATCGTGTCCTGGATGCAAAAAGCTGTTTGGAAATATGGCAGATATAAAAATGCTTCGTTATTGGGATTTTGATTGCTGCAATCATTGCGGTCAGAGATTGGATTGGAGTGAGGAAGAATCATGATGGGAAGATGTAAATTAACAAGTATATGCGGACACGATTATTGCTGCATAGAATGTCCGGACAACGATATTTGTAATATACAGTGTGCAGATGAGGACATGTATGAGTATTGTGTGGAGTGTCCGGAATATGAGGAGGTGGAGTGATGAAAAAATATGATATTTTAATTGCAAAATTGTATGCGTGCTGTGGAAATCAGGAAGAGTTTCCATGTGAGCTGATTACCATTGATACTAATAAAATGAGCGAGTTATTGGAAGGTGTATTTATAAAAGCAGGATTGTTGGAGGCAGAGTGATGATAAAAGTAAAAGCGAAAGCAAATTATGGTTTTGCTGGAACAAATATGGAATTTGAAGAAGAGTTTGGTGATGATGTAACTGATGAGGAAATCGAAGAAACTATGAGAGATATGGTTATGGAACAGGTTAATTGGTCATGGGAGAAAGAGTAATTATGAACAGAGAAATACTTTTTAAAGCAAAGAGAATAGATAACGGAGGATGGGTGGAAGGGGTTTAGAGCGTACGAAATATGATGATGTAATCTGGATTGTAGATGTGCGTGGAGAAAAGTGTTATAGATGCGATTCAGACACCATATGCCAGTACACAGGACTTACCGACAAGTACGGTAAGAAGATCTGGGAGAATGATATTGTAGAACTTCCGGATGAAGAAGGTTATTTTACATGTAAATGGGAAGAAGACGCCGCAAGATTTGTTATGAATGGGGATGGATTAACTGTTAATTTTGATATCTATTGGAGTTACCAGACGGAAGTGGCGGGAAATATTTTTGACAATCCAGAGTTGTTGGAGGTAGAGTGATGAAAATAATGATAACTATATTGCGCAAAAATGGAGAATGCAGAACTTGGACAAATGCAAGTGCGGAAGAACACTTAGTAATGAGTCTTACAGCTTACGCGGAAGGTGTAAAAAGATGTGCGGAATCATGGGGAAAAGAAACGGAAGAAGTGGAAAGAGTGCTGAAAGAAGCGCTGGAAATCGAGAAATAAAGTATGAACGTATTAGAGAAAATCGTGGAAGAAATCGAATCCATGAAAAATGACGCCTACGAAACCTTGAAGGAAGAAAAGCGGAGACACGGAGCAAGCAAAACAGCAGAAGAACTGGAAAGCTATATTTACGGGTTGACTTGCGCAGTAGATGTCGTAGAGAAGTATGTGGATAAGGAGGATACGGAATGAACGTACTAGAGAAGATTTTGGAAGAGACAAGCAATATTTACAGGGGTGTGGAAAGTAATGAAGATTTAGAATGGAACAGGGCAGTGAACAAGTGCCAGAATATTATCCATGGTTGCATGGAAGATATCCCGGATATCGCGAAACAGGCGAACGATATCCTTGAAAAGTTATCTTTCTTTTATGGACAAAGAGCGGGAAGAGAGTTGTGGAACGATAAACCAAGAAATGTGCAGGATGAGGACATAGCTTCATTCAACCGGGATATAGATTTTTTGCGGACAATCATAAATGACCTGAATAGCAAACGTTGTGGTTGGATTCCGGTAGAAGAGAGATTGCCGAATGAGGAAGAGTTTAAAGAAGCATATTGCAGAAATAAATATGCAGCGGAATTTGTCGTAATGATTGAAGACGCAACAAGACCAACGACATTATATTACAAAAATGGGAGTTGGTTTGATGAAGAAAGAAATTATTACAGTGTTGTAGCATGGCAGCCACTTCCAAAACCATACAAGGAGGGATAAATAATGTCAGAAGATACAAAACAGCAGTTGCAAATTGTTCTTGATTTATTGAGAAAATCATTGATAGATAATGGTGTTTCTATGGGGCTATCAGAAAAGAAAATAATGTTTTTTGATACAAAGAAATATTTATCGACAGGAAAGTTTGATGGATTTTCTGTAAATATTGATAACTTAGTTAAATAATGGAAGCAGAAATTCAAACGGAGAAAGAGAGAGCTAATATATGAAGAAAAACAATGTAAAAACAGCCACCATCAGATGTGATGATAATGCAGAAGCAGTTGTGTTTTCTAAATATACAACGGAAAATTCAACTGATTTTGAAATCTCTTTTGAGGATTCATATAGCGGTGGAGATTTTAAAGGAATTATTGGAAGATTTAAAAGAGCATGGATGGCGTTCTGGAATAAGCCGGTATGTTATACAGGTATATATTGCGAAAGTGGGCGTGATAGAGTAAGAAACTTTCTGAAAGAATGCTTGGAATTGGTAGAAGGAGAATAGGGAATATGAGAACAGTATATATTGCAGACGATGGAAAACAGTTTGAAGATGAGTATGAATGCGAACATCATGAATTTGAGTTAAAATATCCACATCTTCAAACAATTGAAGCGTACAATAAAGACGGAGAAAAAATGACAGATCTCTTGGATGAAGATACATATAATAATTGTGAAAAAATTATTCTTCATTCAGAAGAAGAGTTATCTGATTTACAATATGCCGCAGACTGTTTAGGATTTTATTCATACAATGACATTACCGAAATCGGGGAATGGATTTTTGATTATGAAACAGGGTATTTTAGTAAAAACAAAAAGTCTACTTTTGTACAGGAGTTATCTGACAAATATGTGGAGATATTAAAAGAATGTAGATCAATAAAATATCAGGAACACGCGGATAATACACTATTAAAATTATTATCTGATTTAGGATATGCAGATGTTGTAAAAGCATACAGAGAAGTTCCTAAATGGTATTCATGATATTCGTAAGTTTAAAATATGAAACCGTGATTTCAATTTTTGGAGGTGGTAACATCGGTGATGAAATTATTTTAACTAAAAGAAAACCAAACATAATTGCTGAAGAATGTGTATGCGAAATTACAGAATATCTTAACAACAATGTTAGATATAATTTTGGAGATGTTCATCCATATTCTTTATGTTACATATATGACTCAAGAAGCATTTGGGGCAACACAATTGTAATTCGTATGCCAGGATCAACAATTGGATGTATTAAATTTGATGATAGAAATGTAATTGTAGAGTGTTGCATTGACGCTGATACTATGTCGAAGAATAACTGCTTTTCTAAAGACATTAATGAGCAACTGAAACGATTTGTCGGAAGAACATTGATATTTCCGGAAGAATAGAGGTAAAGAATTGAATTATTATATTAGCGACTTACATTTATTTCATAAGAATGTGACGAATGAAGGATCAAATTTTGATAATAGACCATTTAATACAATGAAAGAAATGCATGATGTTATTAAGAAAAATTGGAATTCAAAAGTTACAAATGCGGATCATGTGTATATTTTAGGAGATTTGGCATGGAAAGAAAATGAAGATGCGATTGAATTAGTGAGTACATTACGAGGTAATAAACATCTAATATTAGGCAATCACGATAAAGTAACAGATCAAAGATACCGACAGTTATTTGTAGAAGTTACGAATTATAAAGAATCAAAAGATAATATTGACGGGAGAGAACATCATATTGTAATGTCGCACTTTCCTTTAGCTTTTTGGAATCATCAGCACCATTACAGAAGAGATGGGAAAGAGCATAGAGTGTGGTCTGTTCACTTATATGGACACGTACATAATTCTATGGAAGAAGATTATTATCAAGAGTATATCAAAAAACTAAACAGTGAATATGAAATTAAGTGTGTAGCAAAAAATGTAGGGTGTATGTTGTGGAGTTATACACCAGTAACATTGAAAGAAATTTTAAATGATGAAGGAGAATAAATTTATGAGAGCAATGTTAAGTCAGCCAATGGCGGGGAAAACAGATGAAGAAATTGTAAATACAAGAGAAAAGGCAATTGAATATCTAAGAGATAGAGGATATGAAGTTGTGAATACTTTGTTTACAGACGAATGGTATTCGAAAGATAAAATGGAGGAGAGAGAAGTCGTACAAATTCCGCTGTGTTTTCTCGCAAAATCTTTAGAGAATATGAGTTTGTGTCATACGGTATATTTTTGCAAGGGCTGGGAAAACGCCAGAGGTTGTCGTATTGAGCATGATGCAGCAGTTGCTTACGGATTAGATATTATCTACGAGGAGTAAAATTAATGAGTGGTTTTGAAATACGTGGAATTCAAAATGTAAGCTTTGTAGACCTTAAAACTGGTAAGAAGATAAATATAAAAAATGCAGAAGCACCAGTATTGAGCGAAAGCAAGGAGATTAATAAGCAGGAACCTACTAGTAAGCTGGATATTTCTAAAACAGCACATTTTACATGTGAACTTACATATTTAAATAAGAAGGAACTTTTTCAGGCATTATATGGAACCACAAATAATTACAGAAGATTGCATGGTGGGTATGTATTGAGAGAGACAACCAGACGAAAATACATAATGAAGCATAAAAGATAAGTGAATAAAATAGACACACATCTCCGCGACCAAACTTTGATGGGTGTCTGAAAACACAATACATTGGACAATTAGGAATCCAACGCAACTAATATATTACATATCTTTACATGTTTAGTCAAGCATGGATTCCAAATTTACAAAATTAAATAGAAATTGGAGTGATTATTATCGGAGAGTACAAACCAATTAATTTTACATATTATGATCCGAGAACCAGCATTTTTAAATCTGGGAAAAGTGACAGAGAACGTATTTCTGTTTATAAGTGTAATAATTGCGAAAATTGCGATGCTTATAAGCGCAAATGTTGTGTGATGCTGAACGGATTATGGTGGCATAAGTGTCCTTACGGCACAATTGAAAAGAAAGAAGGTTTTACAAAAGCAGCGCGGAAATGTGGATATTTAATAATGGAATATAAGGGAAAATACGGAGATGTTGAATATGCGTTAAAACCATTAAATTTTGTATGCGAAATTGGAGATTATGTTTATCTTGGATTGCCACATCTTAATGGATATAATAATCCGATTCGAAATAGTGATTTCTTTGTAGATAATGACATGATTAAGAAAGAAGATTTTACACCTGAATTTATTGTGGAACTTATTAAATATAGACCATATGCACTCATGGGCGGAGAAATATCTTCTTATCAGAAAGAATATGTTCCAAAGTTTTGTGATCAACTTAAAAGATTTATGCCTGATATGTATACAAGAGTGTGTGAAATTTATCCGGAAATTAGGTCATTGGTAGAGAATATTGATTATACAGGCAAGAGAGCAAAGTTAATGACACTTCTTCCTGGGGAAGTTAAATTATCAACAAAAATTCTTGAGTGGGATGGTGAATTGCTGCATGGAGAAGGATACCAGATTTCATTTTGGGGATTAGACGACGAAGAAGTGACTATTATTCCAAATGAAAATACAATCGTGACGATTTGCGACAATTCAACAGTAACAGATGAAACAGAGTTTGAGGAATAGGTGTGAAGTAAATGAAACATAAAGTTAGAGATCGAGTTAGAATTCGTCCTGATTTAAGGACAGATATTAAGTATGGCGAGGGTGAAGCTGTAGATGAGATGTATGCTTTGCGAGGTCAGATTGTAACAATCAATGAAGTAGATACCGAAGGGGAATATTATCTTATGGAAGAAGACGAAGGTTATTTCTGTTGGACAGACGAAATGTTTGAGGATTCAATGACAAATGGTGATATGATTCGCGCGTTGTCTGACGAAGAGTTGGCTGATTGGTTGGTGGAAGTATATGAGAATACAAAAACTTTTGATGAAATATATAAATGGATAAAAGAATTATGGTGCGAAAGTGAATAAATTATGGGTTGTAAATTCAAAAACAGATGTCCATCATATTCTGGATGGTGTGAAGGTATTAATTATCCAATGGAACATTGTATTTCGTATATCTTGGATGATTATGAAAACGAAAAAAAGAAAACCGAAAACTTGGAATGGATCTACCATACACCTAAAGAAAATAATGACTCTATAGATTTCAACACTATAGAAAAAGCTCTGGGTTTTCGTCTGTTTGCTTGGCAGAAGAGTTATATTTTACATCAAGGTTTTAGACAAATGGGAAGAACAACTGCCGAGGTACTTCAGATGTTATTTGACAAAGATCAGTATGATAATCCGATCGACTTTACGGAGCCGCCTAGAAACAAAAGACTACGCATATTCCGTCAGCAATTTATGGAAATTTGGGAGAAACTTCGAGATGCTGGCGTTAAGATGAGACCGGTGTTATGGAATAGGGAAGATAAGGAAAAGTATGAAACAAAGATTGATTATTACAAATATGTAAGAACTCGGCTTCGAGAATATGGAAAAGGAGAATAATGTGGTGACAAAAGAATTAGGTAAAATTACTTTTGCAGAGTTTGGAACTATGAGAGATTATCCATTTCTAATAGGTTTACATCTCTGCTTTAAAATGGGAAGTAGCGGAATTGGTGACGGCGGAAAATATACAGTCAATATTAGTCCGGAATGTAACTGGAAAGATTTAAACCGCGAAGCAGCGATCACTAAAACTATCGAATACATTGACCGGATATTAGAAGATGCAAAAGTCAATTATGTATCTGAGCTACTTAATAAACCAGTCGAAGTAACTATTGAAAATAACACATTTAAAGATTTTAGGATTCTTACTGAAGTATTATAAAGAGAATAAGTATATGGTAAAAGAAACATACAAAAAGGCAATGCAACTAAACGATGATATTTGGTTGATTAATTATCACTTACGCAAAGCAAAAGAAGACAAAACATGGATTACAATTTCAACACCACTTAGAAAAGATGAAGTTCTTTCTTCAAGATTCCAAAGAGAATTAATTGAGTGGTTAGAGAAAAAGATGATTGAGTATCAGAAAGAATTTGATGAGTTATAAAAAAGGAAATAATAAAATGAATTTTATTGAGAAGTATAATTGTATTTTATGTAAATATAACAAATTAAATTAGCAATGAAAAAATATAAAGAACTAAAGAGGAAGTATAAATGGAATTAAATGTAGGAGATTTATTAAATAAAAACTGGATTTCAATAAAAAAGGTTGGATTACCAGAATTAGAAGAAGTTGATAAATATGTGCATAAAAGTAAAAATGTTTTAATTCAGACTAAATGCGGAGATATGTTTGTCGCACATTGCGAAAAAAGATTTTATTATGGAGGAAAGTCATATGAAATTAAATGGTTTTCACATGGAACAGGCGGTAGGAAAATGAAAGTTATGAGTAAGGTAATTGCTTGGATGGAATTACCGAAGAAGTATGAAGGAGAATAAGAAATGATTAAAGAATTTTGTTTAGCATGGGAGAAAAATAAAGACAAGCTTGAGGAGTATTTTAGAAAGACTAGACAGGAAGAATATGGTAACTATGAAGATCTCGTAAAATTGCTGTTTGATATCGTTATTAATCCATCTATAGAATGTGACCATTACCGGTTAGATACAGAAAATATTTTAGTTATCGATGATGGTGATTATCAAGGAACTCAGGTATTTATATTACACAGGGATCAGTATCAGCCGAGTGTTGAAGACTATGTGTACACGAATACTTATTATGGTTCGTGCAGCGGTTGTGATACTTTGTTATCAATTAACGAATACGAAGATGGATTACCAAGCGAATCACAAGTAAATGATTACATGGATTTGTGTTTACATCTTTTACAGAGATGTCATTATATGATTGACGAGGAGGAATAAAGATTATATGAATACTGAATTTAGTGAAAAAAAAGAGATTGAATTGATTAACAGTATTATACGAGAAGCTATTGTACATGGTTCTGATAACGGAGGAGCATATGAGATTAATGAAGATGGTTTAAGAGAATCAGTTTCAGAATGGCTTGAGTATCATGATTTGTCTGAAAAATACACACTAAGAAAGTTTAGTGACGGATGGAATGTTATGAAACTTTGTAGAAATTTTGAAACATTGACTGATATTAAGAACATGACAGATTTAAGGAAATGGGAGCTATGGATAAAATCTTTTGGAATTAAATATAGAATAGAAAATAACGATGTTCTTCATTATAAATACTTATATGCGGACGGCATAAATTATTTGGTGAAAATTGTTTTTGATGGTGAAACAGAAATGTTCAAATATATCGACAAAGAAAATTATAGTTAATAAAGAAAATCAGAAAGGATAAAAGTTAGGGTAGCTACTAAGGACATGTCACCTTTCTGGTGAAAAAATTTGAAATATATGGGGAGTAAGTCTCGAATAGCGAAACATATTGTTCAGATTATTCAGAGATATATAGATGAAAACAATATTAAATGTTACATAGAACCGTTTTGCGGCGGACTCAATGTGATAGACAAAGTTAAATGTGAATATAAAATTGCATCTGATATACATAGATACTTAATAGCATTGTTTAAAAATATAGATAAAATATACACACTTCCAGATTTTATTACAAAAGAACATTATTCAGAAGTAAGAGAATGTTTTAATGAAAATAATAATTGTCTTGAAGATTGGTATATTGGGGCAATAGGATTCTTAGCAAGCTATAATGGTAGATTTTTTGATGGTGGATATGCAGGGCTGGTTAATACAAAATCAGGAGCCACAAGAAATTATTATGATGAGGCGAAAAGAAATTTGTTGGCACAAGCAAACAATATTAAAGATATTGAATTTATCCAATGTGATTATAAGTATTGGACAGGATTTGAAAATAGATTATTTTATTGCGATCCACCATATCAAAATGTAAAACAGTATGGTATAAGCAAGAATTTTAATCATGATGAATTTTGGGAATGGTGTAGAAAATTAAGCAAGAAAAATATTGTTCTTATCAGCGAACAAAACGCACCGCAAGATTTTGAATGTATTTGGGAACAGGAAGTTAATAGAACGATAGATAACAACAAAAGAGTTAAAGCCACAGAAAAATTATTCAAATGGAATGGCGGTGTTTCCCATGAGTAGCATTAGTTTACAATGTGGAGATTGCCTTGAACTAATGAATAACATTTCTGATAAATCAGTAGATTGCATTGTTACAGATCTTCCATACCAACAAACTTCCAGAAACAAATGGGATGTAATTATTCCATTTGAACCATTGTGGGAACAGTATAAAAGAATTGCAAAAGACAATGCTGCAATTATCTTATTTGCAAATGGCATGTTTACTGCAGAACTGATGATGAGTAACAAACAAATGTGGAGATACAATTTGATTTGGGAGAAGACACAACCAACAGGGTTTCTAAATGCTAAGAAAATGCCTTTAAGAAGTCATGAAGATATTTGTATTTTTTATAAAAAACCTCCTGTATACAATCCTCAAAAAACAACTGGACATGTTAGAAAAGTGAGTAAAGCAGAACATAAGGTTGGATGTAAGAATACAACAGATTATGGAGAACATGGACTAACTACATACGATAGCACAGAAAGATATCCGAGATCTGTATGGAAATTTGCAAAGGATGTTCAAAAATCAGCTTTACATCCAACGCAAAAACCATTGGCATTGATAGAAGAATTGATTAAAACTTATACTAATGAAGGAGATTTGGTTTTGGATAGTTGTATTGGTTCCGGTACAACTGGATTAGCTTGTAAGAATTTAAATAGAAGATTTATAGGCATTGAAAAAGATGAGAAGTATTTTGAAATAGCGAAAGAAAGAATAGGAATATAGATATGGATGTTATAACAATAAATACGGACTGTCAAGAAGATTATGAACGAAAAGTGAGATCATTTTTAGAATATGGATATGAGTTAAAATCATGCTCATGTGGCTATTATGGTATCTCAGGTGACAATTGCTTTCCTTATTGGATGGCAATTTTGATAAAAGTATAAAGAATGAATTGTCTGATTTGTGTAAAGTTGAAAATAAAAGAGAGAATAATATATTAACGATCGCAAAATAACGAAAGGAGTATGAGTGTCATGACCTAAGTTTGCAAAGCTCCTTTACATATTGAGAAAAGTATTTTTAGAAGAATTACCTCATTCACAATCAGGAAAGACGATAAAATGGAGAGAATGCATTGGAGAAGATGTTAAATTTGAATATGATGATATAAAAGGATATTTAAAAATAATTGATTATCAGAATAAGAATAATAAGAAACCAAAATTAAAAATCTTATTTAATAAGACAGAAAATTGGATTTATGCCAGTCAATTAAGAACATCTAATATTGGTTTACTAATCGGCGCAAAAAGAAATAATTCCAATCAAAAAAGAGCATGGAAATATAAAATTGGAGATCATATTAAAGATGAATATAACAATATGACAATTATAAGTAGAGAAGATGGAAAAGGGTATAAATTTATTTGTTATAAATGCGGATTTGAATGTGGGGAACATTATGTTAAACAAAAATATAAAAAAGAATACTGGATGTCTTTAAACAGCAAAAGCGGATGTAAAACACTATGCCCTTGTTGTAGCAGCACAATTGTCGTTCCTGGAATAAACGATTTAGCAACAATAACTCCTGAAATTATTGAATATTTCATAGGGGAAACAATTGAAGAAAAAATAAAAAATGCATCAATGTACACGCCGTATTCTAATAAAAGAATAGATATACAATGTCCTAGTTGTGGAAGGATACATCGTAATATAATAATAAATAATTTGCAGAAAAATCATTTTGGTTGTTCATGTATGAAAAATAGGAGTTATCCAGAAGGATTTTTCACTTCATTATTAGAGCAACTAGGCGTTAAATATATTTTTGATAGAAAACAAAATTGGTGTGTGTTTTATAATCCATATACAAAAAAAGAAACTTATGGAAGATACGATTTTTTACTTCCAGATTTAAAAATAATTGTAGAAATAGATGGCGGGTATGGACATGGGTACATTTCTAATAGGTTAAAGAAAGATTTGTTTATTGATTCAAAAAAGGATGAATTGGCAATTAAAAACGGGTATAAAATAATCAGAATAAAAGCCTTGGAATCAAATTTAAAATATATGAAAGAACAAATATATCAATCTGATATATGTAAATATATAAATATTGATAAAGTAGATTTTTCTATTTGTAACAAAGAAGCAAGAAAAAATATATATAAAGAAATTCATAAGTTAAATAGTGAAGGTTATTCTGCTACTAAAATTTCAGAAACAGTTGGTATTTCTGTAACAACCGTGTGTAATTTTTTGAAAAATAATAATTTAAAACGTAACATACCAATTCGCAAAGGAATACATAATATAAAAAATTCAAAAACATTAAAAATAGAAAAATACCCAAATTCAAATATTTTTATCGAATACCCATCAGTTCATATTTTATCAGAAAAAAGTGAAAACGATTTTGGGGAAACATTTTCTGCCGGATCGGTTGGAAACGCAATTAGAGAGAATAAATTATATAAGGGAAGGAAAGTAATGTATATATAAAATACAATTTTCAAATAGTATGTTGAGGTAATTTTTGTTTTGAAAAAGATAGAGAAAAATATTGTTAGTTCTAAGGTGTTTTACGAGCTATCAGAAGAAGAACTTGATGAAATGAAAGCGGAATCAAGAGCAGCCGGTAGAAAAGATGTTGCAGAGTATATCTTTTATGCGCTCTCAAATTATGTTTATGAATTGAATATTGGTGGGGTAAATAGTTTTATGCATGAGTTAATACCGTTTTTGAAAAGAAAATCAGATGGTATTAGAAATCACGGTATGTATGACTTTTTTGAATGGTGTGAGAAGGAGAGAAGATGAGATTTAAAGGAAATATTATTATCACAGATCCATGTTATATCTGCAAAGAAAAGAAAGAGGTAGGAGAATATCCTAAAGCAAAAGATTATTTTTCTCATAGTAGAGAGAAATATTATCCAGATTACAGAAAAATGGATGAAAACGAAATTAAAGCGTTAGAAGAAGATACTGGTTTTCCAGAAGAGTTTTTATTAGAAGAATGGATTCATAAATCTGAACAGTATGAAGAAGAGAATAAAAGATATGAAGCAGCACTTCAGGAATATAGAAAAAATAATGTTTCTGATTGGAAACTATGCAACTATGGAGAAGATATGGAAGTGCTAGGAATCGAAAACTATATCTGTAGAGATACGTTGTATGGTGATTGGTCTTGCACAACTTACAATTCAGATACACATGAAAAACTTGGAGAGTTCTGTGCAGATTCTGGAATGGTTGGAGTATTTTTGCTAGATGAAGTTTCCAGATTTTAACTACCATATTGAGCGTCCATGGACAACAACATTAATTAAAGATTTTGATGGAGAAATTGATTTTGAAATTATTCATACAGAGGGTGTATATGAAAACGATACAGAATTTTATAGCAAAGGTGAAAAGTGGGAAGATGATTCTGTAATTGTTGTTGGAAGAGGTAATATCAATTTTGAAACAAAACAGACAGGATTTTAGAAATGTGGTGATGTAAATAATGTGTTGTGAGTTTTGCAATCGTATAAATACAAAATTAAAGGAAATTAACATGTATGAATGCAAAGGTACGGATAACAGGAAATATTACGCTTTGGATATAGAAAGACCATTGGGGATGATTCCGGAACCATGGAGAAATAAGCAGCTTGAAATCAATTATTGTCCAGTATGTGGGAGAAAATTAATTTAAACTTTGCGAGCTGTAAAAACAAAAAGTTATAAATAACAAGAAGAATGGAGAGATATAAGATATGAAACATTATTTATATTATGTGGGTATGAAATATAAATATAAAGGGTCGTGTAAATGGAAATACGTCCAAACTCATATTATTGCGACAAAAGAGAATATTGAGAATAGTATTAAAATGATTATTAGGTATTGTATGGACGATGATTTAGAATGTAAATTAAAAGAATTTAAATATTTTAAAATTAAGGAAGCGTCAGAAGAAGAAATTGAGCGGAGTATTAACAACGAAAATTTCTTGCGTTTCCCGGACGGAACGAAGATATGTACTATTCCAAGACATTTATTATTATACGAGCTTGGAGGGAAGTATTAATTAGTAACAGAGAATAAAATATTGACGGTCATGAACGTCAAATAAAATATATTTTTCATTTGAATCAGATCAGTTGCAAATGGTCTTATTACATAGATATTTAAGAAAGGACAAATGAGTAATCCTAGGTAAAATGTGTGTACACACCTCTTATATAGAGGTAAATGGTAGAAAATAAGGATAAAAAATATAATTCAGATAAACAGTGGGAACTTGTAAATTTTTGTGAATTTGATAAATATGCAACAAAAAGTTATTGTGCTATTCATAATGTTGATGAAAGTAAAAATCTTGGCGATATTACAAAGGTTGATGAAACTGAGTTAGATAATTTTAATATGATTTGTGGAGGATCACCGTGCCAGGATTTCAGTGTGGCTGGTAAACAAAAAGGCTCTGTGTGGACTTGTAAAGATTGTGTGGATGATAATGGAAAGCATTTTGAATATAATCCATTAACAGTTCATTGGAGTAAAAGAGATTGTTGTCCGAATTGTGGAAGTAAAAATATTGAAAAGACAAGATCATCTCTTCTTGTTGAATATTTACGAGTAGTTAGATCAAATAGACCTAATTTTGGAATTTATGAAAATGTAAAGAATATCGTTGGAAAACAGTTTAAAGACACAACATTTAAATTATTTACTGATGAATTAGAAGAATATGGATATAACGTATATTGGAAGGTTCTGAATGCTAAAAATTATGGAATTCCACAGAACAGAGAACGTGTGTATCTGTTATTTATTAAAAAGGATTTGGATAATGGTAAGTTTGAATTTCCAGAACCTTTTGATAATGGATTAAGATTGAAGGATTTATTGGAAGATGAAGTCGATGAGAAGTTCTATATTTCTGATGAGAAAACCCAAAAATTTATATCGAGTATTGAAAGTAAATATGAGAAAAGTCAAAATGATAAATTTGTGTGTGAAGAAAGAAAAGATGAGGGGCTTCGAACTTATAAAAATGATGTATGTGGTGCATTAAGAACAATTGATTCATGTGGTGATAAAAGAGTTGTAGAAATTGACCAACCTAAATTTATTGGAAATGTAAATCGAGAAGATTTCGGAACAGGATATGCCGGAGGCGTGTGGGATGATAGTCATATTAGTCCTACTTTAACGACTATGCAAGGTGGTGGAAGACAGCCACATGTATTATGTGGAATTGATAAATCATATAATAAACCAGAGTTAATCGAATATGCAAATTGCATTGCAGCGAGAGAGGATAGAGGAATTAGCAACAGAAAATCTGAAGGAACTGCTGTTCTAAAAATTGGGAATATCAACCCATCTGGTAATGGTATGAATGGGTCTGTTTATTCGGAAAATGGATTGTCTCCAACATTAACTACGAATAAAGGAGAAGGAAGTAAGGTTGCAATCAAACAAGCAACAAAACAGGGATATATCGAATGTGAAATTGGTGGTGTTGCAGATTTGTCTTATCCAGATAGCAAAACGAGAAGAGGTAGAGTCCAGGATAATGGGAATACATGTCCAACAATTACTGCGACAGAAACAGGCATTTGTAGAATTGAACCTAAAGAAAGATTTTTTAAACAAGCACTTGAAACTTTAAATGAAAATGATTGCAACTCGGGGGATACAATTAATGCATTTAATAAACATGTAGATAAAAGCGGGTATTCTCCTACATTAACAACAAGACCAGAAGGATTTAAAACAGCAATTCTACCAGTTACAGATGATATTAGAATCCGTAAGCTAACTCCAAAAGAGTGTTTTAGGCTCATGGGATTTTCTGATGAGAATTTTGATGCTGCACAGAAAGCCGGAGTTTCAAATAGTCAATTATATAAACAGGCAGGTAATTCAATTGTAGTAGATGTTCTTTATTACATATATGTAGAGCTTTATAAAGCTATGCCTTATTTGTTTGATAATTTGAAATTGAGTAGTTTTTTCTCAGGTGTTGGCGCATTTGAGATTGCACTTGATAGGTTATATGAGGATATTAATTCCGGAAATTTTATAAATCCACAGACAGAGTAAAATCTGTTTGTGGGAAAGAATATTTCTGTCTTAAATATCAAAGAACAGAATATGCAAAGAAGATACGAAAAGAATACGAATCCGGAATAATAAAAGAGCGCAGATGCAATATGAGAGAATATACATTTAGGACAGACGGATGTAGCAATACAATAACAACAGTTCAAAAAGATAATTATATTGCAGAGATATTTGATTGAAACTCACGTTTCATAAGGGGGATATAAAATGAAAACAAGATTGATTGATGCAGATAAGTTGGTTGATTCGTTAAGAGCAAGTATGAATCATGGACGCGAAACATTTCCAGTAGATCTTATTGTTGAAGCGATTGATGAGCAACCAACTACTAAATATATAGAACAAATATCCAGAGATGATATAGAGGATATATGTTTTAAATTAACATGTTATTACATAGCAACAACAGAACTATATGATAGATCATTGACTGATGAAAGAAGAGTAGAAGACAATACTGAGGCGTTTACATATTCAGATCCTAGAATCAGACGACTGTCTAATAAAAACGCTATTCTTACATATAAAATGATACAAACAATTGCAGAGTATAAATTTGGAATATCACGACTTGTCTTTAATAGAAGCTATAAAGAACAATTGAAAAGATGTGGCAATTTATCCGCACAGGGGTGGATAGATAAATATAATTTTCTCTGTGAAAATGGTGAAATGGATTTCATAAAATAAGAGGTGGATTAAATGCAAGAAAGTAAAAAAATATTTTATGACGTAAAGATTAAAGAAAGATATATGATGGAGGAATTATATAAAACTAAAATTAAACAGTATTTTACTGCATCAATTGTAGGCAAACTAGAGCATAATTTTTATTTTGAATTAAAAGATTCTGAAGAAATTTTAATTATTCCGTATTGTTATATTGAATGGTTATCACCAACGAAAGTAGATGATAAAGAGAAATTGGCTAAGTTCAGCAAAAGGGAAGTTCACGCTTATCAAAATGATGATGGAACTTATAAAGTAGAAATACTAGAAGATAAATTAATTACGGAAATTGAAAAAGCAGATATATATATTACTGTATATGCAACGAAAGATGGAAATAGAATGATTAGTTTTACAGAAAAAGAATAAAATAGAAATTCACTTTCAAATGGAGAAGAAGATGGTAGAAATTAAGATCAATAAAGTTGTCGATGCTTTAATCGAAATGAGCCAACTAATGGGTGTTGATTATAAAACAATTTGGGAAAAATATACTCATGAACTTATTACAGAACAGTTTACATGGGAAGAAGTGGAGAAGGAATTAAATGCAAGGAGCATGTAGTTGTTACAACGCATTTTATTTGATGCCATAATTTGCAGAATTCGGAAAATTAAAACATCCCATTTTTAGCCTTGTTATAACGGTAATAATTTTTTCTATTACTGTTATAACAAGGATTCCAGGGGTTCGGGGATGGAAGATCCCCGTATTATTTCTGCACTATTTATTTTTCTGAAAATGGCATATTATAATGTGCTGATCAACATGTAGTAATCAAATTGTAAAATGTATTATCTATACGAGTGATATGGATGTTGGGATAAATAAATTGTTAGAAATCGAAAAGGATAAAAACGAATCTGGAATTGAAACGGTATTTAAAGGCATCTCAAAATCATGTTATATCAGATCAGAAATTAGATTCAGTGACGGTGAAGAATGGATTACAGTTAATCCTAATGCCGGAGCAAGAGGATATAGATGGAGAAAAGCGTGGATTGATGCGAATAACACGACTATTTCTCAATTGTATTCGAATATTGTTCCGTGTGGAAGCGGATACCAATGGGAAGACTATAAACTTTTTAATTTGTAAGAGAATATTTAAACAGTAATTATAAAACAAAAGGAAGGACAAACGTTCACATGTGAGTAAAGCTGCGCAGCTACTATGGTGAATTGAGATTGAATGTAAATGATGAAAAAGTTTCACTAATATTGAAATTTAGAAACATGAGAACAGAAGATTTTGTAGAAGATTATATGGGTATAAAGCTTACGTGGTGGAAAAAATTATATATCAGAATGATGACAAAAATATTGGAAAAGACACTTGTTGTTTGAGCAAATATATGAAAGGTTAATTTTAAGAGGTGAAAATTATGAGTCAGTGGACACATGTGAATGCAAGTTTCCGATTAAATAGTATTGGCGAAATACCAGATGAAGAAATTATTGATATCTTTGGAAAACAAGTTGATTACAGAGGTATGAGCAATATTGAATATGATGAGAATTATGAGGTAAAAGACAAACATAAATATCTTCCAATGGGATCAGAAGGAACGTTGGAGATGAGCATATGGCATAATCCTGATAAATCATGTATGGCTTCAACAACTGTGTCAGTATTTGGCGATTTGAGAGATTATGGAAACTTTGATGAAATTGAGAAATGGTTTAATAAGTGCTGCGATAAATTTTTTGTAAGACAAGCAGTTTGTCAAGTTGAAGTCGAAGGAGTTGGAACAAAGATATTCCAAAATAAGTAATGGAGATGTAGTAAGATAATGAACCAGGATTTAAAAAAATGTTTGATAAAAAAATGGGCTGTTGTTGGGTTTGATTATTATAGAGCGATTGATATTATGTCAGGAATTGAGAAAACATGTGGTAAAATTGTTTCTAAAAAATTTCATAGTAAATATGAATTACGAACAGAATTTACAGACGGAACAAAATTAATCTGGGTGGAAGCATCAAAATCATTCATAGGATTTAGATCCGGGAAAATGTGGTGTGATGAGAGGATTGATAAAAAGTTTTTTAATACAGTAATCATGCCATGTTATACAGGAGAATACGAAGATATTATTTTTTTGTAATAAGATGAATGAAAGAATAGTTTCATAAAAAAAAGAGGAAAATAAATGTATCAAAATTGTTGTAAAAAATGTGGCAGCACAGATTTATATACTGATCAAAAGGGTAACAATACGGGATTGTATTGTAGTGATTGTGGTGCATGGATTAAATGGTTATCAAAAGAAGAATTAAGAGCATTTGATCATAGCAAAGATATAGAGGAAGAGAATATAAAAGGTTTGTCCAATACAAGAACATATTATACTCCAAAGTTGAATTTGGATAAGGTGGAAACAGTTGATGACTGTAAGAAAATTTTAAAATTTTTATGCGATTTTTTAAAACCAATTGAAGAAGGAATAACTTATAAAGGATTCGATGAGGTGAAAGAATATTTTGACAGTTAAAGATCTGATTAAAAATAAAGATTACGATTACATCTCATATAGATTAAAGATTCCAAAAGATAAAGAAAAATATTACGGAAAATCCATATTCATCGGTTGCGCTGCGAGTAAGGATGGGAAACTGATTTCCATGGATGGAGACACCTATGAAGAAGATGATACAGTCTTGGAATATGAAGAGTGGAGTAAACCAGAAGAGAATATAAAGAGTGGATTAACTGTGGTGGTAGATTGACAACAATAATAGGAGGAATATAGACTATGAATTTGGTTAATTTAAGGGTAAGAGCCGTAGGATATTATAGTTTTTCAAGGTATGAAGAAAATAGACTAGTCAAGAGTGAAACGTTCGAAAAGATATGGTGTAACCTAATTAACAATAAGGTTTGCATAACTGATTTAGACGGAAAAGGGAATAATTGTTATACGAACATTGAAGTTGATAATGTTATAAGCAAAGATATTGATATTCAGAAAACAGGATTGGATAGTTGCGATGGGTATCATTTAAGGGACGTTTTAGTTAAGGTATGCAATGAACACAATATTGATTTTTGTAAAGAAGAAAATGAAATTAATAGATATAAGGAAGGTTTAGATATGTATACAGAATTTGTGTGTTACATACCAAAAAGTAAAAAGAATGAACTAAACGAACTTGTATGTAATTTAATTAATTCTGACCAATGAGAATAAATGTCTTTTTACTATTGTAAAAATTACAGATTGTATAGTGAAAATGAGTGAATAAAAAGAGATAAATCTTGTATTTAAAAATTTTGTTATAAATGAGGTGACAAATTGACCGATTATCAAAAACAGTTAGTAACTGACAATCATAATTTGATCTATAGATTTTTACAGAAAGAAAAATTAAATATGGAAGATTGGTATGATTTGGCTGCAATTGGAATGTGTAAAGCAGCGAAAACATTTAATGAAGGAACGTCCAAATTTTCTACATATGCATTCAAATGTATGTTTAATGAAGTGTATAGCGAAAAGAAAAAAGAGTTACGTCAAAGGACAATTCCAAAAAATGAGATTCTATATTATAACACAGAGTATGAGAACGAATCCGGAAACAAGGTAGAATTTATTGACAAAATACAATCAGATCAAAATGTTGAGAACGATTGTATTCATAAAATTGCTCTTCGAAATGCATTTAATAAAATGAAAGAAAAACATAAACCTATCATCTCATTATTTTTACAAGGATATAAACAAGTGGAAATAATGAAAATTGCTGGATGTTCTCAGCCACATGTTTCGAGAGTAATGAAGAAATTTGTAGACGAATATGCGAGATGTTGAGATAGAAGGAGATAAATATTATGTATTGTGGATATATTACAACACTTAAAGGATTAAGAAAACATAGCAATGCTGATCGTTTACAGTGTGTAGAGGTATTCGGACAGAATGTGATTGTGGATTTGAGTTATAAAGATGGACAGAGGGTTGTATTCTTTCCGTCTGATGGACAGCTTTCTGAAGAGTATGCAAATGACAACAAACTCGTGAGAGTAAAGGACGAGAACGGAAATAACGTTGGTGGTTATATGGATCCAAATAAGAGAAATGTAACTGCAATCAGATTAAGAGGTGAAAAATCTGAAGGGCTGATTTTACCAATTGATACACTTTCGAAATATACTGATATTAATAAACTGAAAGATGGAGATCAAATTACAGTTCTTAGAGGACATGAAATTTGTAAAAAGTATATTCCAAGAGGAAATAAAAGAAGTAATATTAACTCTAATAAAAAGAAAGAGAAGTATAAAGAAAATATTTCCTATCCATTTTTTGAAGAACATAAAGATACTGCGCAGCTTGCATATAATTTAAATTCTTTTAAGCCTGGTGATACAGTCTATATTACACGTAAGCTTCATGGAACATCTGCTCGTACTGCTAAGACATTAAAAATTACAAAGAAAAATAGTAAGTTGAGAGAATTATTACATATGAGACAGAAACAGACAAAAGAAATTTCTGTTGTGTCTGGAAGTAGAAGAGTTGTAATTAAAGATTTGAATGGCACAGATGGATATTATTCTGATAATGCATTCAGAAAAAAATATCACGATTTATTAAAGGATAAATTACCTGAAGGATGTGAAGTGTTTTACGAAATTGTAGGATATGTAAATGAGACTACACCAATTATGGGTTCTGCATCAAATTCAAAAGTCAAAGATAAAGAGTTTACAAAGAAGTTTGGGAAAGAGACAACATTTTCTTATGGTTGTCAGCCAGGAGAATCTGAGATGTATGTTTATCGTATGACTATGACAACCGGTGATGGAACAGTAATGGAAGTTCCTTGGGAAGTGGTTAAAATTTGGTGTGATAAACTTGGTGTAAAATATGTTCCAGAATTAGAAAAATTTATTTATACAACAAAAGAAGATCTAATGGAAAGAGTAAATAAATATTTATCTGGTATGCCGGCAGATGAAATTGGAAGAACACATATTGCTGAAGGTGTGGTTGTACGTATTGATAATAGAGAATCATTTACAGCTTATAAGGACAAAGTGTTTGAGTTTAAGGTAATTGAATCAATTATTAAAGACACTTCAGATGTTCCGGATATGGAAGAGGCTGAAGAATTAATGGAGGAAGCAATGTAAATGCAACCCAAATTATTTATTATGTGTGGACTTTCTGGAAGTGGAAAGTCCAGCATTGCAAAAGATTTAGCTGTCAAATATAATGCAGAGATTGTATCTTCAGATGCAATTAGAGAAGAATTGTTTGGATCATGCCAAAATCAATCTGATAATGAAAAAGTGTTTAATATTTTTAATAAGAGAATAAGAGAATCATTAAATAAGAATAAAAATGTAATTGCAGATGCAACGAATATCACGATAAAGTCACGACGCGCGATTGTTGAGCACGTGAAAAAATTGGATGTTGAGAAGATTTGTTATATTGTACCTAAGAAATACAAAGATTGTGTTAAAGATAATAAGAATAGAGAACATACAGTACCAGAATATGTACTCGAAAAGCAGTTAAGAAGATTTCAAATTCCTTTTAAAGAAGAAGGATTTAGTGAAATTGTTATTCATGATGTGGGATATACATATGCTGGAAAAATCCTTCCAAATGCAGTTACGATATCAATGACAGGATTTGATCAAAAAAATCCGCACCACAATATGTATTTAGAAGACCATTGTGATTTTACATATAACAAGTTTTCAGATTTGGCTCATCCTTATGATGTATATAAAAGCGGTTTTCTTCTTGGTGCAAAAATACATGATTTTGGTAAATTGTACACGCAGACGATTGATGAAAATGGGATTGCTCATTATTTTGGACATGAAAATGTCGGATCGTATTGTGTTTTAACAACATTGTATAATCCATTTGAAGAATATAATACCGATGTTTTTTTGTTAGATTGTTGTTTTTTAATTAATTATCACATGATGCCTTTTAATTGGAACACGGAAAAAACTAAAAATAAATGGAAAAACATATTTGGCGAAGAAAAATATAACATGTTATTAAGATTTCATGAGTGTGATAAAGCGAGGTGTGAATAATGAGAAAGTTATCTGAAGAAAATTTAGATACAATTAGACAATATAACAAGAATTTGAGTGAATTATATTTAATGGTAGAAAATGGATGTCAATCAGATATTACTGTTGATGATATGACAGAATGTATGGAGTGTATTTGTTCATTGATAAAAACAAATACAATGGCTAATACATCTACTGATATGCATAAACAAGATATTGAAATTTTACGCGAGATTATTTGTGATCAGGCAATTAAGATTCAGAAACAGAAGAAAGAAATGGAGCGATTTAAATATGAAGATTTGTACAGGAGCATGTAAAAAATGTAGCGAAAAACCGGAGCCAGAGTGCGGAGAGATTTGTAGAGAGATGGCTGAATTGCAACTTGATTTATTAAATGAGATTCTTCTTACAGAACTCACAGAAAAGCAGGCGGACTTAGTAAATAAATGGTGTCATTTATAAAAATAGGAAGGATGACTGATTATATGAAAATTGTATCGAATAAGAAAATGATGACAAATGTAATGAACATTAAATCAGGACATGTATTTTGCTTCAGAGAAACTTACTATATGAAACTTTCAGATATCGGAGAAAATTGTGCGGTGAATTTATTAGATGGACTTGTTTACAGTAACTCATTCTTTAAGTCGGATGTCTATGAAGTTTATGCAGAACTACATGTAAAAGATAATCCTAAAGATAATAATGTAATCGTGCAAGAATAATTTGAAAGACAGCTTTCATTAACAGATTACGAGTGGTCAGTAGAACATATTTGTAAGAATTTAGATATTTTTAAAACGATTCATGATTTGTCAGAAAGAGATATTGATTCTTATAGAGAATTTATCCTAGGTATGGACAATGTAGTAAATATCGAGACGAGAATTTACCAGGGACAGATCCAGTGGAAATACGAAGATAAGAAAAGATGGAATTATATTGAATTGTAAGGAAGAACAAATGAACAAGTCAAATGAATTAAATCTTGGTTTTATACTGCAGTAGAACGGAGGTGGATTTTAGTGATTATTGTATCGTGGATTTTTGTAGGTTTTCTTTCATGGCTGTTTTTGCTTCTTAGTACTTTAAGGAAAAGTGAATATAACAAAGAAGATTTAAAGGATTATTTTAATGTAAGAGATTTATTATGTATATGTTTATGCGGATGGTTTTCACCTGTAATTATATTTGTAATTATATTACTTTGTTACATAGCTGATAAATTTGAATCACGAAAGTGTAGTTTTCGTGGATGGTTATACGATATTCTTTATAAAATAGCGAATGTTGGAGTGAATCAAGAAGAGAATAAGAAAAAAGAGGACTAATTATGCTGGTGAGATCAGAGAAAACGTGTAGGACAGTTCAGGACGCAGTTGATTTTATTATGGATGAATGTAAAAACAAAGATATGCGCATTGACCGTCTTGTAAAAGAGAATAAAAGACTGACAGACGAATACGACAAAGATGAAGAAATTCAGAAGATGAATCAACAGTTAGATAATATGAGAGAAGATCTTCTGCGCGGATTTCCAATTACAGAGATTGAAAATGAGAGAATTAAGAAATGGAAGAATGAACACGAAGAAAAAGTTCATGGAATTACAAAATCTTCTAAAAAGATTAGGTATGGTGGAGCAATTGGCGGAAGCTATACATATCATTTTACGCCAACATCAATTGGAGTGTTTGGGACGGTTGAGTGTAGCTGCGGTGAGCACTTTGATTTTTCGGAATTATGATTAAATAAAATGAAATAAATTTAATATGTATATAGCTTTATTATTTTTTGACTAATTTTTGTTATAGATATTATAAAACATATAGATAAAAGGAGAATAGAGAATGAAGGAAGATTTTTATAAAGTAAAGACGACTTATAATCTATGTAAGGAGATGTGCAGTGGAATTGGATTAGAAATTTCTAAATCATCTGTATACGAAGATAATAATAACATTGAAATTTCTAGTTTTGAAATTTTATTTCCAAATAAAGTAATTAGAGTTGATTTTAGTGATAACACACAGGAGAAAGTTGTTTGTGATGACAAGGACAAGTTTGATTTACAGAGAGGTTTATTTGTTGCTTTATCAAAAAAAATGTATAAAGACAAATATACATTAGAAGGAATTGAGCATATGGCAACAGAACTTTCTTACCAAAAGAAATATGTAAAGATGGTCGATAAGGCAATTAAAGAACATGATAGAAAACTTGTTGAAGAAGAGAATAAGAAACATGAAGAAGCAATGAAAAAGAGACTTGCTCATGAGCGAAAAGTAAAAAGAGATAAGAAAAAACGTGAAAGAGCAATTAATATTCAGAAAGAAGCGTATGTACGCGCCATGAAAGAGATTGGTGATTTACATAAAGAAAATGAAAAAGGAGAGTAAGATGAACGGATTAACAAATGAACAAGTTGTGGAAAACAGAGAAAAGTACGGTTCTAATAAATTACCAGAGCCGAAATTAAAAAAATGGTATCATTTTGCAAAAGATGCTCTATGTGAAAAAATCACTATGATTTTAATTGCAATTGCCATGTTGCAAATGGTGTTGGGGTTTTTAGGTGTAATGGAATTATCTGAACCGCTTATGATTATGTTTGTTCTTGCAATTGTAACTTGTATCGCGGTTAAGACAGGGTTGGGTGTACAAAAATCAGCAGCAGAATTAAGAGCAAAAACATCTATTAGGTATTGTGATGTAATACGAAATGGTCAATTGCAAACAATCAATAAAGATGAATTGGTTGTGGGAGATGTTGTTTGTGTAGGAATGGGACAAGAGATTTTTGCAGATGGATATCTTATGGAAGGTAAAATTTCAGTTAACAATGCTGCAATTAATGGAGAAACAAAAGAGTGTAAGAAAACGCCGATTGATGGATATATTCATAAGAAAACAACATCGACAGATGCGTATACAAATCAGAATTGTTTGTTTGCAGGAACAACCGTGATGTCCGGCGAAGGAAAAATGGTTGTCACAGATGTTGGTGTAAATACAGTCAATGGAGATACATTGGTAAAAATGCAAACACTAGAGGCTCCTAAAACAGCTCTTGATATTGCGTTAGATAATTTAAGTGGCTTTATTTCTAAGTGGGGAACGATTGCAGCATCAATTACGTTTATTGTTCTTACCGTTTCTGGAATTATGGAAGTTGGTGTTTCAAAATATTTTTCGGATGACATTTTCAATTTAATTCAGAAATTTGCACAGAATTTTTCAGTTGCATTAACCATTGTTGTTGCTGCAGTTCCGGAAGGACTTCCATTAATTGTAAAACTTGTTACCAAACAGAACGTAAAAACAATGGAGAAGTTCAATATCCTTGCCAAGAATCCAGGTAAAATTCCTGAATTAGCATATGTTGACATTATTTGTACTGATAAGACAGGAACATTAACAACAGGTGTTATGACTCCAAAGATAATTATTGGTTCAAATACAAAAGAAATTGATATGAATTCAAAATTGTGGAATGAAATGAAAAACAACATTGTTTTGAACAACAGTTCTACATTTGACAAAGATGGGATGATTACTGGTGGAAATTCAATTGATAGAGCCATGATGTCCTTAGTTAATTCAGATGAATACAAAAATATTAATAAGAATATTCAAATGTTAGACAAGCAAGTGTTTAGCAGTAGTAATAAATATTCAGCGTTTACTACAAAGGACAACCTTACATATTATAAAGGAGCGCCTGAGAGAATTATTGAAAAGTGTTCATTTATGATTGATGAGGAAGGAAATAGAAAATCTTTTACATCTAAGGACAAAGAAGCGATTCAGAATAAACTTAGAGAAATGACAACGAAATCTATGAGATGTATTGCGTTGTCTTCTAAAAATGAAAAGTTAGAAGAGAATAAACTACCGGAAGATATGTCATTACTTGGTATTATTGGAGTCGTTGATCCTGTTAGGGACGAGGTTCCAGACGCAGTGAATATTGCACATAAAGCTGGTATTCAAGTTATTGAGATTACAGGAGATTGTATTGAAACTGCAATTGCGGTAGCAAAAGAATGCGGAATTTACAAAGATGGTGATGTAGCTCTCACAAATGATGAATTCGAAAATATGAGTGATGAAGATGTCAAAGAAATTATCCCATCATTGAGAGTAATTTCAAGATGCTCTCCGAATACAAAATTGAGACTTGTTACTTTAGCTCAAGAGATTGGTAGATCTGTTGCGATGACAGGAGACGGGGTAAATGACTCGCCAGCATTAAAACGTTCTGATGTTGGATTTGGAATGCAAACAGGAAGCGATGTTGCAAAAGAAGCGTCAGACATTGTGCTTACAGACGATAATTTTGCTTCAGTTGTAAAAGCGGTAGAACTAGGAAGAACATTTATGCACAACATTATGATGTTTTTAGAGTTCCAGTTACCGATTAACATTTCTTTACTTATTTTGAGTGTGTTGTATCCGATTGTAGCAGTTGGATCATTACTAGCATCGGTACAGATTCTTATTGTAAATATTATTATGGATTCGTTGAATTCACTTTCTTTTGGAGGAGAGCCACCAAAAGAAGAATACATGTATGAAGAGCCAATTAAAAAAGGTTCCGGATTATTTATAAGGGGAGCCAAAACACGAATTGCAGTTAGTACAATATCTTTTATTGCATTATATGGAGTAATCATTCTTAGTCCTATTTCTAAAATGTTTTTAACGGATGTAGAGGCAATGACTGCGAGATTCGCATTGTTATGTTTTATGGCAGTGTTTAACGGATTTAATATTAGAACAGATAGTTTCAATCTATTAAAAGGAATTAGAAAAAATAAATTATTTGGATATATCGCAATTAGCATTTTTATGATTACTGTAATACTTTGCAATTTTGCAGGTGAATTGATTAAGGTAACACCGTTAGATTTCAATCATTGGTTAATTATTGTAGTTCTTGCGTTTATGGTAATACCAGTTGATTTAGTAAGAAAAGCAGTTACAAAAACAAATAATTAAAAAGGAGAACATGAATATGTCAATTAGTTTAGTAAAGGGTCAGAAAGTTGATTTAACAAAAGGAAATGACGGATTGAAAAATGTTGTATTTGGTTTAGGATGGGATACGAACAAATATGATGGGAATGCACCATTTGATCTTGACGTATCTGCATTTTTAACAGATGCAAACGGTAAAGTAACTGGTGAACAGGACTTTATTTTCTATAACCAGCCATGTCATCCAAGTGGAGCAATTGTATATTCTGGTGACAACAGAACCGGCGAAGGAGCTGGCGATGACGAAACAATGAAAGTAGAGTTGAATAAGATTCCATCGAATATTGAAAAAATCAGTTTTGCTGCAGCAATTTATAACGCCGAAGATAGGCTTCAGAATTTTGGGATGGTGTCCAATTCATATATTAGAGCATATGATGCTGATACAAATGAAGAACTATTTAAGTATGAATTAGATGAAGATTTCTCTCTTGAAACAGGTATCGTTGCTGGGGAGCTATATCGTAAAAATGGAGAGTGGAAATTTAACGCAATTGGATGCGGATATAATGATGGATTTGTAGCTATTGCAAAGAACTTTGGATTGAATGTATAAAAGAAAAAAAGAATTAAAAAGGAGAATAAGAATATGTCAGTAAATTTAGTAAAAGGTCAGAAAATCAGTTTATCAAAAGAAGTAAATGGTCTTGAGAAAGTAGTTGTGGGGCTTGGTTGGGATGCGGCGAAAAAAGGATTGTTTGGTAGAACACATGATATTGATTGTGATGCTTCAGCAATTGTTTTAAGCAACGAAGATAAATATATGGATGTTATTTATTACGGATCACGCCGGTCAAGTGATGGTTGCATTTTACATCATGGAGACAACTTAACAGGAGATGGTGACGGAGACGATGAACAGATCACAGTTGACTTAAAAAATATGCCAGAAAATGTTGGTAAAATTGTATTTGTAGTTAACATCTATGCATGTAATGCAAGAAAACAAGATTTTGGGATGATTAAAAATGCATTTATTAGAATTGTAGATCAGTCTAGCAAAAATGAAATTTGTAGATACAATTTGTCCGATAATTACGCTGGTAAAACTGCAATGATTTTTGGAGAATTGTATAAGAAAAATAATGAGTGGAAATTCAATGCTATTGGAACAGGAACTACAGATAAAAGTATTAGCGAATTAACAGAAAATTACAGATAAGAAATGAGGTGCGAGAAATGTCTGTTAATCTTGAGAAGGGACAAAGAGTAGATCTAACAAAAGGTCGACCATCATTACATAAACTTCTTATTGGACTTGGATGGGATACAAATCATTATGATGGAGAATCTGATTTCGATTTAGATGCGTCTGTATTTATTACAGGCGCAAACGGAAAAGTTGGTAATGACAAGGACTTTGTGTTTTATGGAAACCTTTCAAACTCAACCAAAAGTGTCATCCATACAGGTGACAACAGAACTGGCGATGGAGAAGGTGATGATGAGGTAATTAAAGTAAATCTTCAGAATTTGCCGAATAATAGTGAAAAAATATCCGTTGCGGTAACAATTTATGATGCAAACAATAGGTTACAAAATTTTGGAATGGTAGAAAATGCGTATATTAGAGTATTAGACGAAGAAACAGGAGAACAGCTATTAAGATATGATTTGAGCGAGGATTTTTCTACTGAGACAGCGATTGTTGTTGGAGAAATTTATAGACGCAACAATGAATGGAAGTTTAAAGCAGTTGGAAGTGGTTATAACGGTGGGCTTGAAGCGTTATGTCGCACATACGGAATTGATGTTGAATAGGAGAATAAGTATATGACAAATTTTATGTTTATTGTATTGGTCGCAATCGTTGTTATTTTAGTCGTTATTTTCTTAAATTCTTCGTTTGGAAAACAATTAAGAGTGAAATTAAAAGGAAGAACAGACGAAGTAATGAGACAAGATGCGTCTACTCCAGAAGGGGCAAAAGATTATTACAATGCAGCTATTCGTGATAAAGAAGAGTTTTATAATAAAGCATCTACAACATATGCGGAGATTTCTGGAAGATTAGACAGCGCAGAAAAGGATTTATACAATGCGAATAAAGAAATTATGCGTATCACAAAAGAAATTAACGCATGTTTAGATAATAATGATGAAAATTCTGCAATGCAATATGCTATGAAAAAAGAAACAGTAGAGAACAAAATCAAGGTATTAAAAGATACGATAGAAGAAATGAAACAAGCTAAAATGCATCAGGAAGAAATTAGGAATCAGGCAAGTTCAGATCTTCAGAAATTAAAAGAGGAAAAAGAACAGGTTTTATTCCAGATGGAAGCAGATAGTCAGATTATTGAACTCCATCAAAGTATGGACAGTATGAATATGAATAATGAGAGTGAAAGAATGCTAGAGAGAGTCAGAGAAGGAGCCAAGAAAACGAGGCGAAGAGCAGAAGGAAGTAGAATTGCTTTTGACTCTAGTGTACAAGCTCAAGACATGAGACTTGAAGCAAGCGAGAGAGAACGAAATGCAAGACAAACAATTGAAGAAATGAAAAGAAAAAGAGGTAATAAATGATTGTATTAAATATATGGGTATTTATTGTGTGTATCGTAATGGCAACTTGCATTGGGTTCTTTTTTGGAAGAAAACGTAAATAAATTTAGCTGCATATGGTGTCACAGCTATATGCAGTATTTAGAAAAATATTAAGATGAAACTTTCGTTTCGTAGGAGGTGAATAATATGTCAGTACCATCAGGGTTAGATTTTAGTAATGTAAGACATGTAAGAGTTTGGCATGAACAGTTTGAAGCTATTAAAAATAAAGGTGAATTCTTAATTGTAGAAGATAAGACTAATGGCAAATGTGTATCGTTTACTAGAGATCATGATGAGGAATGCAAACCGAGTGAATCATATTTAGAATTAAAAAAAATTATTAGAAGATACAAGAGAAATTGTAAAAAAGCTAGAAAAGAAAAAGGAGAATACGATTATGAGTAGTGAAAAGTTTATTAGTTTGTGTAAGGAAAACGTAGTGAAGTATTTCAACGAAAATTCAGATAAAACAGATAATATGTCTATTACACAGGAAGATGTATATGTTGTTTGGTACTGCAAGACGCTGCAGAACCATAAAGCATTGTTAAGTACAAATATTTCTGATGGCATGTATTATGAGCTTACATATAACGGGGATAAAAATGAATTATACCTGGATGCTTATAAGAAATGGCAGAATGTAAAAATTGATTTGAATGAAGAGGAGTTTAAGTATGGAGAATAATATTACCGTAAATATGGAGAATCTTTCAGAGGAAGAAAGAAAACAGTTGATGAAGCTGATTCAAAAATCTAACGGGTCAAAATGGAAGGTGTGTAAGCCTAAAAACAATGAAAAGTATTTTTTCATATCTGGATGTGGTGTAATTAATAGCTTTAGGTGGATTAATGATTCTACAGATAATGGTTGTTATGGAATTGGTAATTGTTTTAAAACAGAAGAAGAAGCGGAGTTTGCTTTAGAAAAAGCAAAAGTAGAAACAGAGCTTCGACGATTCGCAGAAGAGAATAATGAATACGAAATTGATTGGACAGATGAGGATCAAGAAAAATGGTGTATGTACTATTCTTATATGGATGGAGACGTATATTTTACAAATGCATATTATCACAAGAGGAATGATATTTATTTTTCATCCAAAAAGATCGGGGCGCAAGCGGTTGACTCTATTGGAAAGGAACGCTTAAAGAAATATTATTTTGAAGTTGAGGATTGATTATGTGGGTTAGCAAGATGGAATATGATGCATTACTTCAAACAGTAGAAGATACAAATAAATTAGTTAGAGAAATTTATAGTGATATTTGGTACTATACTCATCTTTACGAAGATTTAAAAGAGCAGTTTGATGAAATTAACAGACATTTTAAATATGGAAACGAAAAAGGTATAGTTGTTGTTAATCCAAAAGGAGATCATTTTGTAGATACTGACAAAGGAAGAAAATGCGTTCATGATTGTTTTTATATCTATAAGAATGGTAGAGAATATAAAGTAAAAGGCGTTCTTTTGGGTGGAAAAGATAATGATCCAGGAGCTGTTTTTGAAGCAGAGCAGGATAAAGATGACGAAGATATTATTAAGTTGAAAGAAACCTACATGGATAAGTATAGAGAGAAGAATGTCAATAAATATGTAATTAATTTAAAAAGCTGCAGTTGTGTAAAGATTTAAAACGGAGAATGATATGAAAAAGAACTTTAAAATTACAGGATTCTCAGCGCTTATATTTTTCAACATTCTGTATTCCATTCAGTGTTTGCTTGTATGTGGAGCGATGAAATTATTAACGTTGATTTTACCTATTGACTTTAACTTGGAATTAACAGTTGTGACATTTGTAGTAATCAAAGCATTTCAGATTATTGGATATTCTGTTGGATTTAGATGGGAATAAAAATGAAAGAGGTGTTAAAAGAAGTGTGGGTTAGCAAGGATAGATTTGAGGAGCTAGAAAAAAAAGTATAAGGAGCTAGAAGAAAAGTATAATCGTATCGAAAGAATTTTAGAACATTCAGATGGAGAAATAACATGTAGATCATATAGTGATGGTGAATATTACGTGTATATTAATGGGAAAGAGTATCAATAAAAAATCCCAGACTATTTTTGTATATATGATTTAGAAAAAATCGATGGACAAGATGAGATTATTAAAATTAAATGTTTTGGAAATCTCTCCGTAAAAAAATGTTATCTTGTTGATTTAAAATCTGGTGGAAAGATAGAAATAAATTCAGAAGATTTGAAAATTTAGTTTTATTAAGGAGTGAATTAAATATGGTAGAATTTGATATTAATTATGAAGAATTAGAAGAAATGTCTTTGGAAGAAGCGCAGAAAATTGGGAAAGAATTTGACGAAGGTGATTTGGAAGATGCCGGTGCAATTATTGACGGTAAAAAATATAGAGCAGAATTATTAGAAGACGAAAATTGGGATGACCAAGGGAAATATCAATACAAATATCAGACAGGTATTTTGTGTGAGTGCGATGACAACTGGAATACTGTTAAGAAATTTGATATTGCATTAACTCTGTGTATTATTCGTTCTGGATCATATTTTAGCGATTATTATTATGAGTATGAAAAACCGGAAGTACATAAAATCGTAAAGAAGGTTATTCCTGAACAGATTGTCCCGGAGAGAACAGTAGTTACGATTGATGAGGAGGATGAATAATGGGAGTGGAATTTTATACATGTGAAAATTGCAGAGAAACATTTTCTGATTATGGAAAATATGTATCATGCGAAACCTGTAGTACAAAATGGTGCTGTGATGAATGCGCTGAAGAAGATGGTTATGTGCGAGAACATTGCAAATTACATCCAGATTTAGACGATTATGACCTTATGTATGAATATAGAAAAAAGCATTGTAAATACGACAGTTGTACAGACTGCGAGCATTATGTGCCGGGTAGCTGCAAGTATTGTAGAAATGAAGATTATTCGGATGATGTGTTACTGGATTATTGTATGGAATTACTCGGTGTTACAAGAGATCAGTTAGTTGAGAAATATAATAATAGGTAAAGAGTATGACAAATGCGGATTTTATAAAAGAACAATTAGCAAGATTAAGTGACAGAGAAATTGCAGAAATTGTGTATCGATATTATGGGATTAAGACATCTGGAATAGAATATCCAAAAATACTTAAAGCAGCAAGAGCAGCATTTAGTAAATGGGCTAATAGCGTTGGCAATAAATCAAATTATGTAAAAGATGATGGTTCAATTCCTTCTATTTGGGCATGGGAAAGATGGCATATGCCAAATGGGAACTGGGAGAATAAAGGAAGGACAACAGAGGTGTCTTTACAAGTTTGGCTGACGATGCAATATAACGAGGAGGATTGGAAGGATGATTAAATTATTCACACATAATGATCTTGATGGAATTGGTTGTACAGTTCTGGCACGATTAACATTCAGTGAAAATGTAGACATTACATATTGTGACTATGATGAAGTAGATACACTTGTAAGAGAATATATCACCAAAATGGACAAAGGTCATGATACATGTTTTATTACAGACATTAGTATTAAGGATGATTTGGCTTCTGTGATTGACAGGGAATATAAAAATAATTTTAAATTATTTGACCATCACAAAACAGCATTAGAACTCAATAAATATGATTGGTGTACTGTTAAAACAGAGAATAATGATACAGGACTTATGACAAGCGGTACAGAATTATTTAGTAAATACCTGATTGACCATAAATATTTAGATGTGGATGTAAGTGATTTTGTAAGAATTGTAACAGATTACGACACATGGAGATGGTCAACACTTGGCAAAGCCGGACTCGTTTCAAAAGATGTAAATGACTTGATGTATTTATATGGAAGAGAAAGATTTGAAACGTGGTGTATTAGAAGTATTGAATCTGGTAGTTTCCCTCATTTTGATGAAGAATCAAGCTTGATGTTGACTTTTAATAAGAATGAAATTGAAAAATATATCAAAGATAAAGATAAAATGATTATTGTTAAATGTGATAGAGAATATATGTATGGAATTGTTTTTGCAGATAAATACATCAGCGAGCTAGGAAACGAACTATGCAAATTGAATAGAGAACTCGATTATATTGCAATTGTAAATATGAGTACATGTTCGGTTTCGTACAGGACAATAAGAGATGATATTGATATGGGTATGATTACTAAAAAATATGGTGGAGGTGGTCATCCTAAAGCAGCAGGATCTAAATTTGATGTTTATAAAGTTACAAAATTTCTTGATGGATTATTAGATTAGAGGAGAATAAGAAATATGACGATATTAAATATTATTATGTGTCATTTGATCGGTGACTACGTTTTACAATGTGATTTTATTGCAAAGACAAAAGGTCAGAACTGGTATCACTTGTTTGTACACTGTCTTCTGTATTGTGTCCCATTTTATATTGTGTTTGGATTTACATGGCAGCTACCAATTGTTTTTATTGTTCATGTAGTAACAGATGCATTAAAAGCAAGATGGAATAAAATAACTTATACTCAGGATCAAATTATACATTATGTGATTGCACTTATTTACTTGGCTTGTTGATAGTAAAAAAATGAAAGAAGCATTATTTCATAAGGAGAATAAGATGAAATTAACAAGAAAAGAAACAGTTTCATGGCACAGAAAAATGTGGAATTGGATTGCTGACAGGATTGAAGAAGAAAAAGAATATCAACATATTAACGTTTTAAAAAAAGAATATTGTGAAGGAAAAGGGTTTTATTATGTAACAAGTAATTGTTTTTGTTGTGAATATACAAAATACATTTGTGATTATTGTCCTATTGAGTGGAAAAGTGAGGTTGAAGATTTTATGTGTATGCAAAAATATGAAGAAGATGATGACGAAGGATTATATGCATTATGTTGTAATGAACTAGATTGGGAAGAACAGGCAAAATTAGCAAGACAAATTGCAAATTTACCAGAAAGACAGGATTTGTAATATGGATAGGCTTACATATAAAACAGAACTAGGTATTTGATTGTGGAGAATAAGAAATGGGAAATGAGTTAATAAAAAAAGAAGATGTATTGAATCTTTTGTATGGCTTCAAAGATGACGATGAGGCTCCTAAAAATTATGGAACATTGTTAGACATCATCCGTTTTGTTAGAGTCATGCCTGGGATTACAACAGAACATATACATGAATTGGAATCTCGTGATACAGCGAAGAAACCAAGTATCGAGGGAGACGGGTATGCCCCAGATGGAACATTTATATGGGACATATGGATCTGTCCAAACTGTAATGAACATTATGAAATTGATTATGATGAATATGATTTTTGTCCGAAGTGTGGACAAAGAATTGACAAGAGTGAATTAGAATAAAATGGCGAATAAGATGTGCAATAATATAAAAATTCAAAAATTTGTATTTCACGAACCCGCATGGTTGCTACGTTTGTTGGGGGTGAAAATCGAATGAAACTGGAAATCAATAGTTTCTATAAATCACAATTATAGAATTGAATATTTTTAAAATTTGTCGTGAAAGAGCGACAGTTTCTTAAATGCGCCCATTTTCGGGGTTTACATAGAAATTTACATATTAGTAACTCTATGTTCCGGCTGCTACGCGGTCGTTCACATATAAAAAATATACATTTAGAAGGAGATTGAATTTATGGCAAGAAAAGAAAAGGCAGTATTAGAGAAAAAAGGATGGGCAAATTCATTTGTGTTAGTTGGAGAGGCAAAGATTAGTGCTGATTATACATACAAATTGGACGAGCGTTCCGAGAAATCTGATTGGGTTTATAACTCCTTAAATCTTGGAGTTGATTGTGGTGATGTGTGTGGAACAGTTTATGCAGAACTCATGGGTGGATATGGTGCAGAACGTGACAATGTTGTTTATGTGCATGGAAAAGACGAAGACGGAAAAGACGATTTCGAAAACAGATTCACAATTGATTGGGATGATAGATTTGATGAAAAAATTCTGGAATCTGTAGGTGATTTATGCTTCATGACTGTTGGTCTTGAAAAAGATAAAAATGGAAAAGTATTTTATAAGAAATTCTTAACACCATATGACATGATTGCTTATATCAATGAAAACCTTGAGGATGGAATGGTTGTTAATGTAAAAGGACAGCTTAAATATTCTTCATACGAAGGAAATGTAAAAGTAAGAAAAGAGATTTCTAGTCTTGTGCTTTCCAAAGCAGATGACAGAAGTAAGTATCATGCCAACTTCACACAGACAATGTTGCTTACAAGGGATAGCGTTGGAAAGCCGGACAAATCAACAGGAATTTTACCTATCTATGCAAAGATTCTCGATTATGTAAAAGAGTACAAAGGTAAAGAAGTTAGATGCAATATCCCATATGACAAAGCATTTGAGTATGAACTTGACCTAACTAAACCAGAAATTTCACAGAAAGTAATTGAAAAACTTTTCAAGGTAAAAAGAGGAGTTACAGAGATTACATTTGAAGGAGATCTGATTGAGGGCGGCGCAGTTGTAACAGCAACAGAAGATGACATTCCTGATGATGTTAAAACCCTTATTGAGATTGGAGTATTTACATTAGAAGAAGCTCTTCAGAAATGTACAGTGAATTCAGGAAAAGAAAAGAGAATGGTTATTAGAAAACCATTGATTAAAAATGTTGAAGGGAAAGACGGGGCAAAAACACCAGTGCTTCAGAAGTTTGAACAGAAATATGATGAAGATGATTTAACTCTTGATTTTATGTATGAAGAAGAATCAGAAGATGCAGTTGAAGATACTCATGGAGAAGATGAGACAAATGAGGAGGCAACAAATCCAAACGATATGTCTTGGCTTGATGCACTTGGTTAAAATACACAACTTAAGATAAACACAAATAAGAAACTATAAATATGAATTGCAAACAAGTCTATGCAGTACATAACTGCATAGACAGAAAATAATACAAAACACAATACATTTAATTTTGGAGGACAACAACTTATGGCAAGAAGATTTGGAAAGAAAAATGAAGTAAAAATTGATCCGCTTAAATATAACATTTGTTTATTAGGGGAACCTAAAATTGGAAAGACAACACTTATTAAAGAAGTATGTGAAAAGTTAGCAGGAGAAGAAGGATACATTTTTCTTGAGATGAATGGAGAAGCCGGTGCAGATGCAATCGAAGGAATTGTGTATGAAGATTGTGATGAATGGGCAGATGTAGAAGATATCGTAGAAGATATTATTGATAATAAAACGACAGATTATGCAGTTTTAAGAGCAATTGTGGTGGATACATACGATGGTTGGATTAAGTTGGCAGAGCAGGAAGCGATTAGATTGTGGAACAAAGACCACATGGATAAAAAGGCAGATACAATTGATGGAGCATGGAATGGATTCCAGAAAGGTCAGGCAAAAGCATTTGAGCTTATGTTCAATATCATTAAAGATTTAAGAAAAGTTGGTGTAGCAACAATTGTTATTGGACATGTAAAGAACAAAGAAGTAACAGATATTGCAACAGGAACAACTTATCAGACATTAACATCAGATGTTGAAAAGGTTTATTTCAATCTACTGAAAAAGAAAATGCATTTCCTTGGACTTGGGTACTATGACAGAACAATTGTTACAGAAAAAACCGGAAAGAAAAACATTGTAACAAAAAAAGATATCACTGTAAATAAAATTGTTGATCAGCATAGAAAAATCAAGTTTAGAGATGACAATATGGCGTTAGACAGCGGATCCCGTTTTGCAGATATTGTTGATGAGGTTGCATTTGATACAGATGAATTTATCCAGGCGATTACAGATGCAATTAAAGCAGAGCAGGCTAAATCTGGGAAAACATTTGAACAGTCCGAAAAAGAACAGGCTGAAAAAGAAGCGGAAGTGCTGAAAGAGCTTGCTAAAAAAGAGGCTGAGAAAAAGGAAGAGAAAAAAATCGAATCTGTAATTGAACAGATTAAAGATTTTATTAAAGATAACAAAGGGAATATGGAAGCAATTAAGCCTCTTCTTGAGTTTTCAAAAGAACACGGATATACAAATCCAACTTTGATTGATGATTTATCGATTGCTGAACAGGCGTTAAGTATTGTTGCTTAAGGTGGTGATGTAATGAGAGTAAAGCCTGAACCGATAAAGATGACAGAAGTTGAGAAAAAAGAGTGGAGTGAATTGTATAACTATGTAAAAAAAGAGATCTTATTTTACGACGATAATCAAAACATTCCGCAAAACATTTGCAGAAAATTAAAAGGGATAAGAACGGGAAAGTTTATCGAAAATAGACTTATTGAAAATCAGGCTGAGTATCCATACAAAATCATTTTATACACATTCCAGATATGCAGACCAAGAATATTGGCTGCATTATCTGGAAAAACATTTGAGTCAGAAATGCAAAAGGTTAATTACATTTGTGCAATTGTAAAAAACAATATTAATGACGTTTATGAGATGGTTAAAAGAAAAGAACGCAACGATGAAAAAGTCGAAAATATGGATACTGAAATTCTGACGCATAAAGCAGCTCATTACCAAACAAAGACCAAAGAATTGAAGAACGACAAATTGAAAAATTTATGGTAAGGAGCGTATTAACAAATGGCAACAAAAACAAACGCAAAAAAATTAACACCATTTGAAAAGGAATTAATTGAAACTATCAAACAAGTAAACAAATATAAAGAAGCTGATGAGGCAAATATTGTTGCGATTTTATACAAAAATTCAGATTTGATTTATGAGACAAATTTGCATTTAGAAGAGTTTGGCAATAATGTTTGGAGAGTTTACTGGACAATTGCGGATGACATTATAAAGGTAGAAAAGAAAAAAACGTTAGATGAAATTACTGTTGGGTTGTATCTTGAGAAACATCCGAAGTTAAGAGAAAAATATGACGAGTATGGCGGATATGAAACTATTGAAGCAGCAGGTGGATATGTAAAATCAGAAAATCTTTACGGATATATTGACGAACTTCGTAAATGGAATAGCGTAATTAAATTGGCAAAGATGCGTTGCGCAGTTAATGACAGATTAAGTGATTATTGTGATATGACCGCGGAGGAAATTTACAATGAGTGGGAAGCGCAGCTCAACGATATTTTTTCAAACATTGATTACGATGTAAAAAGTTACGACATTTGTGACGGAATATACGAGTTAATTGAGAAATTGGACGAGGGGTATGCAGTCGGTCTTCCATATAACAATATGGATATTATTACGAAAGAAACCGGTGGTCAATATCTGGGTAGTATTACATTGGTTGGCGGTTTGAGTAACGTTGGAAAATCAACGTTTGCAAGAAATGCAGTTATCCCAACAGCCATAAAAGAAAAAGAAAGAATTGTAATCATTGTTAATGAGGACGGTTTAGGAAAGTGGCAGAGGGAACTTCTTGTATTTGTAGCAAATAATATCATTAAAGATGATCTACAGAAGCATGTTGTAAGAGATGGACATTTTGAAAAAGGAACAAAGGCAATTCTATACAAGGCAGCAGATTGGCTAAAAGAACAAACAGACAATCATATTATTACAATTCTTCCATTCCAACAATATAAAACAGAAAATGCGATAAAAACAATAAAGAAATACTCAAGTATGGGAGTTAAGTATTTTCTTTTGGATACATTTAAACTTGACGCAGGGAATGTAAGTGAAAAATCATGGCTTGAAATGCAACAGAACATGGTAAAGATTAATGATGTTATTAAGCCAGAGGCGAAAAACCTTCATATTTTAATTACATTTCAGTTGGCAAAGGGTAGTGTGAAGCAAAGGTATTATACACAGGATAATATCGGGATGTCTAAAAATATCATTGATGTTGCATCAACATGTATCATGATTCGTGATTTATACGATGATGAATATACAGGGGAAAAGAGAGAATTAAGAGTATATAAATTAGAAGGTAAAAATGGAAAGACGAAAATTCCGGTAAAACTAGATAAGGACAAACATTATCAGATTCTATTTATTATTAAGAATCGTGAAGGTTCGGCAAATAGATATCAGGTAGTAATCGAGCATGATATGTCCAGAAATATTATCAAAGAGGTTGGAATAACAAATGTTCCAGTAGACTTTTAGAAAGGCGGTAAACAGTGTTGTGACGATTAGCGAATTAAAAACTTACATATATAAAGAAAATAAGATTGAGTTTGTGTTGCAGGAGATAGGTTGTCACCACATTGTTTACCATCAAAACAAAGAATATTATTCGTGCGGAAATATAGATGGCGACAACAAATCATGTGTGACTGTAAAAAATAACGAATATTTAAATGTCACAGATTATACAAGGGAAACATTTTTTGATGATAAATCAGACATAATCACACTCGTTCAATACAATTTATATGCCAAACATAAGAAGCATACGACATGGGAAGCTGTGAAAAATTTACACAAGATTTTAGATCTTGAACTTTCATTCAAAAGGGAAGAAAAGAAAAAAGAAAAAATAGACCCATTACAGATATTTAAAAAGGTTAAAACAAGGCGAAAAAAGGTTAATGTACTTGATTTTGAAGTGCGTGATGAGAAAGAGCTTGATACATTTGTTCCTTATATACATATAGACTGGTATAAAGAAGGTGTCATGCCGTGGACGGTCAAAAAATTTAGTCTTGGATACAGCTATAAATACAAGAGAAATGTAATTCCATTACGGTATTGGCTTACCGGCGAGTTAATGGGATACAACATGAGGACAACGGTTGAAAATTATGATCTATTCGATATCAAAAAATATTACATTACTCCAGGATATCCAAAGCAAATCAACTTATATGGTTTATATGAAAATAGAGAGTCGATTGAAAAATCAAATTATGTCGTGGTTGTAGAAAGTGAAAAATCTGTATTAAAAAGAGACAGTCTTTGTGATTCGACATGCGTTGCTGTTTCTGGACATGAAATATCAGATGAACAGGCAAGGATATTAATCGGTTTAAATAAGGAAATAATTATCTGTTTTGATAAGGATATTGATATTAATCATGTAAGACATTGCTGCGAGAAATTCTATCATATTAGAAAAGTGAGCTATATGTACGACAGATGGGGAATCATAGGTGATAAAGATTCGCCAGCAGATGCGCGAAATCAGATATATGAGTTCATGGTGAAATACAGGACTGTATATGACGATCATGAACACAAAGAATATTTAAAATCGTTACGAAAGTAGGTGTTTATCATAGGAAGAAAAACAAGAGAAGAATTAAAAGAGATTATGTCTTATTACAAAACTGATCGATTATGGAGTTGGTCTAAATTCAATGCATACCATACATCTCCATATGAGTACTATCTAAAATATATTAAGCATGTTCCAGAAGACAGAGATGATTGTATTTATGTGGTAACTGGTGGGATGTCACATGATATTATGGAAAACTTGTATTTAGGACATATTAAATATGAAGAAATGGATGAAAAATTTGAAGACTCTTGGTTAACCGCAGAAGTGGCGGATCTAAAATTTGACAGAAATGACGAAAAGAAAAATGAAAGTGTCAAACAAAAATATTATGAATGTCTAAAGCATTTCTTTAATCATCACAAAATGTTTAAACAGCATATGGAAATCGAAAGATTTGTTACTGCAAAAATTGGAAACAACGTATTCCAGGGATATATTGATGCTGTTTATAAGGATGATGACGGTAATTATCATATCTTAGATTGGAAAACAAGTTCCATTTACAAAGGTAAAAAAGCAGAAAACGAATGCGGACAGTTAATTGTGTATGCAATTGCTCTGAATCAAATGGGGATTCCAATGGATAAGATTCGTATCTCATGGGATTTTCTAAAGTATGTCTCAATTGATTGTCAGCAAGCAAATGGGAAATGGACAACGAGAGAAATTGAAAGAAATCAGATTGGTGTGAAATTGCAGACCAGTGTGAAGATGTGGTTAAAAAAATGTGGATACGAGGAGAAACAGTTGGAGTATCTTGATCTTCTTATGCAAACAAATGACATCAAATGTCTTCCGGAAGAGGTGCAAGAAAAATATAAAATGAATGATTGTATTGTAACAGTTCCGATTACAGACGAGCTTTTGAATAAATGGACGACAGATATCATTGACACAATTTGCGAAATTGAAGAAAAAGAAAATAAATATCAGAAACTGAAAGACAATAATTTGTCAGAAGCAGAAAATGAATTCTGGGACTCAGACGATCAGGTAGAGAAACAAAGCTATTACTTTTCTACATTGTGTGCTTACTCTCCGAATGTACATCTACCATATAAAAAATATTTGGATAAGCTAAATGCTAAGAAAGAGCAGCAAGATAATATTTTTGCAGGTGTTGGAGCGGACATTACATCTAATACACAGGGCGAAATACTGGGCGAGGACGATATGTCTTGGTTAAATGATTTATAGAACTGAGGTGAGTAAGTGGAGAAGAATTATGTACCAACTAAAGAAGAGTTGTACAACGAAATTATTAGAGTATATAAGAAATGCGAAAAAATGAACAAGATAATTCTAAAGGAAGAATCTAACATAGAAATAAGTGATTATTGTTTACATAAGCATGGAGGACTCCAAAAGATATGTAAGGAATTGAATATACAATTTACATTCCACCAAAGAGTTGATCATAAGGATGTTGTCCAAGATTTATTGAGGGTATTTAATGAGCATCAATATTTAAGTACAGAAAGTTATAAGAAATACGGCAAATATTCTGTTACCTGCGTTAAAGATCATTTTGATGGATCTTTTAATAAAGCATTAGAAACTCTTAATTTGCCTATTAATATGTATAAGAATGTTACGAAAAAAGATATCAAAGATGACGTTTTAGAAATATTTAAAGACAAAAAAGTTAGTAGTACTGTTTACAGACGCGATGGTAAATATTCACAATCTACCATTGAGCGATTATTTGGTTCATGGAAAGGACTGATGAAAGAAATGGATTTGCCATATACTGCACATGATTATGGATTTGATGAAATGTTAAGGCAATTAAATAATGTGTATGAAAAATATGGATGTATAAACAAGACATTGATAGATGAGGAATGTGATTTTACTTACCAGGCGTTGAAGTATTATATAAAAGATAAAGAAGAACTATGTAAATTACTTAATAAAGAAAATTTGTTTTCAGATTCTTTGAGCGTAAAAGCGAATCTTTTAAGACGCATATTATATTTATTATTCGGAGATGAAAATATTGAAACTGAAAAAACATGGAGTTGGTTAAAAAATGATAAAACTCAAAAAAATTTATATGTTGATTTCTATATAGATAAATTTAATTTAGCAATTGAATATGATGGAATACAACATTACAAGATGTATACAAGTTTTCATAGAACTGAACAAGATTTCATTGACTCTTGCGCTAGGGATAAATTAAAAGACAAACTTTTAAAGCAACACAAAATTGATTTAATAAGAATTCCATATACATTAAATTTATGTGAAAAAAATGTAAACAATCTTGTAATTAGCAACTTATTAAGTAAGAATGGGACGAAAATATGAAGAGATACGAAAATTATCATAAACATTGTCATGAAAGTAATATTACAACATTAGATTGTGTTGTAAAAAATACAGATTATATTTCTAGAAGTTTAGAATTAGGCTGTAAAAACTATTTTACGACTCAACATGGATGGACTGGAAAATATTTAGAGGCATATGATTTATGTGAAAAAAATAATTTGAAAATGATATATGCTGCAGAATTATATATGGTAAAAGACAGAAAAGAAAAAGATAATTCAAATTATCATGTTGTAATTGTAGCAAAAAATCAAGATGGATTTTATGAATTAAATGAAATTATGTCGGAAAGTAATAAAACAGGTTTTTATTACAAACCAAGGATTGATATAGAGTTAATTAAAAGATTAAATCCAAACAACTTCATTATAACCTCAGCTTGTGTAGGCGGAATATTGAGACCAAGCAATGATATGAAAGTTATGTTTGAGACTATATATGGACATTTTAATAAAAATTTTTATTTAGAAGTGCAAAATCATCAATATGATATACAGACTAATCATAATAAAAATATGCTGTTGTTGAAACAGCATTATGGATTAAAGCTAATACATGCAAATGATAGTCACTATATTTATCCGGAACAGTCAAAAGATAGGCTAAAATTTTTAAAAGGTAAAGGAATGAACTATGGTGATGAAGATAGTTTTATTCTTGATTTTCCTGATTATGACACAATTGTAGAACGATATAAGAAACAAGGAATCTTATCAGATTGGCAAATTGAAGAAGCATTACAAAATACACTAATTTTTGATGAATGTGAAAAATTATATTTTGATAAGGAAATTAAAATGCCAACTATTTATCCAGGATATACGCAAGAAGAAAAAGATAAGGAACTTGCAAAGCATATATGTAGTAAATGGGATAATGAAAAGGTAAATGTTGATAAATCAAGATGGGAAGAGTATAAAAAGGGAATTGCATATGAATATAAAATAATAAAAGATACTAAAATGTCTGACTATTTTTTATTTAATGAAAAAATGGTAGATCTTGCGAAGAGAAAATATGGTGGAGTTTTATCAAGAACAGGTAGGGGATCAGCAGTTTCTTTCTATATTAATAAGTTACTTGGATTTACTGAAATTGATAGATTTGCAGCACCCGTACCATTATATCCAACTAGGTTCATGAGTACTGCTAGAATTTTAGAAACAAGATCTTTACCAGATATAGATCAGAATTGGGCACAGGTTGATGCACCAATTAAAGCCTCAAAAGAATTATTAGGTGATGATGGTGTTTATTATATGTATGCACTAGGTACTATGAAGGAATCATCAGCATTTAGAAATCTTTGTAGAGCATATGAATTTCCAATGCATGAGTATAACGAAGTCGCTAAAAATATTGATGCATATAGAGAAGATAAGAAATGGAAAAATATTATTGAAGAATCACAGAAGTATATTGGTACAATTGAAAGTATTTCACCAAGTCCGTGCAGTTTTGTTTTGTCAAATAAACCTTTATCTAGAGAATTAGGTTTAATTAAGATAGGTGGAGAATTATGTGCATGTATTGATGGATATACATCTGATGTATGGAAATATCTTAAAAACGATTACCTTACTGTAACAGTATGGCGTATAATTTCAAATTTTTATAAAAGAATTAAACAACCAATTCCTAATATTCGTGAACTATTAAATAAAATAGATGAAAATACATGGAAATTATATGAAGATGGTATGACATCAACATTAAATCAAGCTGATACAGAGATTTCCACGTCAATGTTAAAAAAATATAAACCAAAAACAGATGCAGAAATGAGTGCTTTTGTAGCTGCAATTAGACCTGGGTTTGCAAGCTTGGTAAATACATTTCTAAATAGAAAAAAATATACTACGGGTGTAAAAGAAATCGATGAAATATTGGCACCGAGTTATCATTTTATGTTATACCAAGAATCTATTATGGCATTTTTAGTATGGTGCGGCATGAAAGAGGATCATACATATGACATCATTAAAAAGATTAGTAAGAAAAAATTTACAGATGATGCAAAAGAAGAGTTAAGACAAGAATTGTTGCATGGATATAAAAAGAATCTAGGAACAGAAAAAGGATTTGATGAAGTTTGGCAAGTAGTAGATGATGCGGCTAGATACAGCTTTAATGCTTCACATGCAGTATCAGTAGCATACGATAGCCTATATGGTGCTGAAGCAAAATCACATCATCCATTAGAGTATTTTGAAACAGTGTTGAATGAATACAAATCAGATAACGAAAAAACTAGCCGTATTATTGCTGAATTAGATTATTTTGGTATTACATTAGAGGGTATTAAATTCGGAAAATCAAAGAATGAATATACGTCAGATAAAGAAACAAACACAATATATAAGTCTATTTCATCTATTAAGTATTGTAATGAAAAAATAGCCACAGAATTATATGAACTTGGTAGTAAAAATAAATATAACACCTTTGTAGAAGTATTAGACGACATTAAGAAGAAAACATCAGTCAATTCTAAACAACTTACAATCCTTACTGGTCTAAATTTCTTTAGTGAATTTGGAGGTAATAAATATTTACTAAATGTTATTGATATCTATGAAAAGTTTTCAAAATGTAAACAAATCAGTAAAAAGAAACTTGACTCATTAGGATTAACAGAGTTTTTGATGAAAAAATACTCTGGTAAAGAAACAGCTTCATTATATAAGGATATAGATAATGTAGGTTTGATAGAAGAACTTTGTAGTCACGTAGAGAATAAAAAAATGGGTATTATTGAATCTATGAAATTTGAGAAAGAATATCTTGAGTATATCGTATATACCAACGAAAGTGTTTCTCCACTTTATTATATGGTTACAGATTTCAAAACTTACAAAGATACGACAAAACCATATATTACAGCGAGACAAATTAGAACTGGCAAAGAAATTAAAACCCGAATTAAGCAAGGAAGAATTTTCAAGGAAGACCCATTTGGTCAGTGGTCTGTTCTTAAAATAAATGACTTCGCTCAAGAGTTTAAGAAACGACCAAATGCAGAAGGTAAGTGGGAAGCGACAGACGAATTAGAAGATATCCTTACAGAGTATGAGGTGATTAGGTGATGAAAAATTATGGATAAAAAAGAAGTTAAATTTAAATGTTCTGTGGTTAGAAAGACATATGACGGTGGAGATTTTAAAATCTACGCCGTTGATGTTGACAAAAATAAATATCCGGATATAAAGCTCACAAAATATGGCAATGTTACTTTAACAGGTGAGATTCACGAACTTGGTATTGGATCAAATTATGAAGTTGCTGCAGTTGAACAGTTATCTAAATATGGATACGGTTACAAGGTAACAAACATTAAGAGAGATAGACCAACGAGCGCCGAAGAAACATATATCTTTTTAAGAGAAATTCTCACAGAAAATCAAGCCGATGTTCTATGCGAGGTTTATCCAGACATTGTAGATAGGGTAATCAATAATAGATTAGAGGATATTGATTTAAACAAAACGCCAGGTATCAAAGAGTATACGTTTGAAGTAATCAAAAATAAGATTGTTGAGAATTTTTGTCTTGCAGAAATTGTTACGGAATTTCAAGGAATGCTAACTCTATCTATGGTAAAAAAACTGCATGAAAAATACTCGTCTGTACAAATGATAAAACAAAAAATGAGAGAAGATCCGTATAAGTGTTTATGTGGATTAGCAAGAGTTGGTTTTAAAACAGCGGATTCTATTCTGCTAGAGCTAGAAAGAGAATCTATAAACAACATTAAAAATGGTAAAACCCCGATTATAGAATTTTCTTGTGATTTAAAAACGAGTAAGCAAAGATGTTTGTCATGTGTGTTGTATTTATTGGAAGAGAATGAAAATGATGGACATACAGTAATGAATATTGTTGATTTAAGAAATCAATGTATGAAACTAACCCCAGCTTGTTCTGACTTGTTTGTTGATTGCATCAAACATGAAAGCATTATTTACGATAAAGATACAATGTGTGTATCATTGAAATCTACATACGAAACAGAGAGCGCTATTGCAGAAACGATAATTGATGGATTAAAGAACAATATTTCATGGGATTACGATATCGAGAAATATAGAATCATTAATAATGATTGTGAGTTATCAGATGAACAAATAAAGATTCTTGAATACATATGTAAATATAATATTTGTATTCTAAATGGATCCGGCGGTACAGGAAAAACATTTTCTACACAAGCAATTATACATATGTTAAAAGACAATAATAAATCATATGAACTGTTTTCCCCTACTGGAAAAGCTGCGAAAGTCTTGTCAGAAAATACAAATGAACATGCAAGTACAATTCATAGAGGTCTTGGGTATATGCCGCCTAACAATTGGGGATACAACGAAGAGGCAAAAATGACTTGTGATGTTCTGATTATAGACGAGTTTTCTATGGTTGATTTAAATCTGTTTAAGCATGTTGTAGATGCGGTTGACTTTAAACATACAAAATTACTTATGATTGGAGACAACGCACAGTTACCATCTGTTTCATGTGGAAATTTGTTACATGATTTTATGCAGTCAAAATTGATTCCAACGGTCACGCTTACTAAAGTGTTTAGATATGGCGAAGGTGGTTTGATGAAAATTGCAACAGATGTAAGACAATGTAAGACATATCTTGAAGATGTAAAACAGCAGTGTACATATTTTGGAGAAAACAAAGACTATGCTTTTATTAATGTTGGCTCAAGCGTACTTGTAAAAAATGTAATAGCTTTATATAAGAAACTATTGTCTACAAATTACACAGTGGACGATATTCAAGTGTTGACTTCTTATAAAAAAGGCGATTTTGGTCAGGTAGAAATTAATAATCAGCTACAGAAAATAGCGAATAAAAATTATGGAAGCCAATCTTATATGAAAATAGGTGATGTAGTCTACTATAAAGATGACATAATTATTCAAAATGTAAATAATTATCACGCAATGATTTATTACGAAGATGATTTTGTTTCAGAAGATGCTCCGAAAGAAACTTTTATTGCAAATGGTGAAACCGGAAAAATTAGAGAGATAACTCAAAACAAGGTTGTTATTGAATTTGACGATGTTCTGGTTGAGTACGATAGAAGTGCAATGCAAATGTGTGGATTGGGATACTGCATTACTATTCATAAATCTCAAGGAAGTAGTATAAAAGTAGTTATTTTGATTACTCCATCAGCACATACATATATGCTAAATTCAAATTTGATTTACGTAGGACTCACACGAATGAAAGAACGGTGTTTTCATTTTGGAGATGTAACAACTGTGAACAGAGCTATTAAGAAAAAAGCTAATTTAGCGAGAAATACATCTATGCAGAAATTATTAAAAAGGAGAGTTGACAATGAACGTAGATAATGTTATTGTATTAAGTTTTTCAATTTTATTTGTGATATATGCAATTGTTGAAATCTTAAATATTGTGACAAATGTAAAAGTTAGAAACACTTATTCTGAATATCGAGATTTAATAAAAGAGCAGAATGATTTATTAATTCAAGATATTCATTACTTAAAAACACTTCTTGGAATTGCAATCGACAAAGCAGAATCAAATAATAAAGTTGGTGAATAAGGATGAACAAAATTGAAATTATATTTTGGTTTTTGATCTTATTTTGTAGTTTGTACATCATTACTTATCTAGTTATGTTATCTAATTTTATACAAGCAGAAAGGTTCGAAAAGAAGATTAGGAAATGGAGAAATAGAAAATGAGAACTGAAATTGTATCTTGCAAAGACTATGTAGACATTAAAAAGAAGGAACTAAAAGAAGAGATCAAACATCTTTATAAAAAACCAGTCCTTGTCGTAATTCAGATTGATGATGATAAGGCTTCAAATTCCTATATTAAAGGAAAGCAAAAAGATTGCGATGAAATCGGAATGGAAATGCGTCATGTAAATATTTATTCCAATGCGGCAGAACAGAAGGAAGTCGAATGTATTATAAAAGATATTGCAAATTCTGATACAGATGGAATTATTATTCAACTTCCAATTCCAGGTAAATATAATTTGGAAAGATTACAGAATCTGATTCCAACAGAAAAAGATGTGGATGGATTTAGAAGAGATAGTTGTTTCAAACCATGTACGCCAAAAGGAATTATCGATTGGATGGAATACAATGACTTTGAATTTAAAGGCAAAGACTGCTGTGTATTAGGCAGAAGTAAAATTGTTGGACTTCCGTTGACTAATATGTTGATCGAAAAAGGTGCAACTGTTACATGCTGCAATAGTACGACTATGAGCACAGAATACTACACTAGAAATGTAGATTATGCCTTTTCTGCAGTTGGAGTTCCAAACTATTTTGATTTTTCAGACTTTTCAGATTTTTGTGAGCTTATTGTAGATGTTGGAATTAATCGAGATGAGAATGGAAAATTATGTGGTGATGTAAACAATGTTGATTTTGAGAGATATCTAAATAATACATATGTTACGCCGGTACCAGGTGGTGTTGGTCTTCTTACAAGATTGGCATTAATGCAAAATGTTGTAGACGCATATAAAATTCAGAAAATGAAAGGATGATTGAATGTTTAAATTTTTTAAATGTAATCACGAATATAAAGAAGTCGGAAAATATTACACAATCGTCATGGATTATGAGTGCAAACATGTTATGGCTGTTTCCGTATCCGAGTGTGCAGTTTGTGGAGAACGAAAATCTGATGTTGTATATGAAGAAACTATTTCTTCAAATTCAGAATACGAAGTTGATGACGTGATTCAAACATTAGAAGATAGAGGGTTTTGTCCAAAATTAAACTTCATGTTGGATGATTATGAACGAAGAAAAAATGCAAAGGAGTGATTTGATGGATAAGGTCAAAAGAATTAAAGAGCTTGTAGAGCAGCTAAACGAATATAGAGATGCTTACTATAATGAAGCAAGATCTGATGTTTCTGATGCAGAATACGATAGATTATTCGATGAATTATCGGAGCTTGAAAATGAAACTGGTGTTGTGTATACGAATTCGCCAACACAGTCCGTTGGGTATGAGGTGAAATCTGAACTAGAAAAGGTTAAACATTCCCATCCAATGCTATCACTGGATAAAACAAAATCTGTAGATGATTTAGTAAAATTTGCTGGAGATAAAGACTGTATTTTAAGTCTGAAAATGGATGGATTGACATGTCTTCTTACATATGAAAATGGAGAGTTGGTTCAGGCAGAAACTCGTGGTGACGGTGAGATCGGCGAATTGATTACACATAATGCAAAAGTGTTTGAAAATATTCCGTTATCGATTGATTATAAAGGTCATTTTGAAATCGAAGGAGAGGCGATTATTACATATGAAGACTTTGACAAAATCAATAAGTCATTGCCAGACGATAAAAAATATAAGAATCCGAGAAATTTAGCTTCTGGATCTGTACGACAATTAGACAGTAAAATTGCAGCACAACGCCATATTAAATTTATCGCGTGGAAAGTGCCAACAGATATTGCGTCAAGTAGTTTTATCAATAGATTGCAGTATGCTTTAGATATAGGATTTGACACTGTTCCATTTTTACCTATTCGTGGAAATTGCAATGCTGAATTTATTAATATTGTGGTAGAACAATTACGAAAACGTGCAAAGGAAAAGAGCTTTCCGATTGATGGCTTAGTGGCAACGTACAATGATATTACATACGGAGAGTCACTTGGAATGACAGGTCATCATCCCAAACATTCTATTGCATTTAAATTCGCAGAGGACTCAGAAGAAACTGTATTGAGAGAAATCGAATGGAGTATGGGCAAGACAGGAACTCTTACGCCAGTAGCAATTTTTGATTCAGTTGATTTGGCAGGAACATCAGTGAGTAGAGCTTCATTGCACAACATTAGTATTATGAAAGAATTGAATATTTCTATCGGATCAACAGTAACAGTTGTAAAGAAGAATGAAATTATTCCACAGATTATTTCCTGCGATGCAAATGCTATGGATGCAGATATTCCTACAACATGTCCTGTATGTGGCGGAGAGACTCGGATTGTAAAAGAAAACGATTCAGAAGTTTTAATGTGTGTTAATCCTCATTGTAAAGGCAAGCTACTAGGAAGAGTTTCTCATTTTGTTTCCAAGAAAGGTATGGATATCTCAGGTTTGTCAGAAGAAACAATTAAGAAACTCATTGAACTTGGATGGATTACAGAGATTACAGACATCTACAATCTTGACCAGTATTATGATAGGTTATCTACAATGTCTGGATTTGGAAAGAAATCAGTAGACAAGTTAAGAACATCAATTGAAAATAGTAAAACCGTAAGATTGGATAAATTTATTGCATCATTAAGTGTTCCTGGGATTGGAACATCACAGTCAAAAGAGTTGGTTAAAGCTTTTGGTACATGGGACAAGTTTAGAGATGCAAGCGTTGGTTATTATGACTTTACGCAGCTTGACGGTTTTGGAGATGTATTAAATAACAATATTCATTCTTGGTTTGAAGATATGAGTAATATTGCAGATTATCTTGCTTCTCTTATGACGTTTGAATCAGAAGACAATTCTAAAACAAACAATTCTTTGAATGGCAAATCATTTGTTGTTACCGGAAAAGTATATAAATTCAAAAATCGTGATGAAGTAAAAGAAGCTATTGAAAAATTCGGTGGGAAAGTAACAGGTTCTGTAACAAAATCCACATTTGCTTTAATCAATAACGATATAGAATCCAATAGCAGTAAAAATAAAAAAGCAAAAGAACTGGGTGTTCAGATTATTAATGAAGAACAATTAATTGAGATGTTGGGTATGTAGTTATTCTGCATACCGAAACAACGTTATAATAGGAAGGAACTAAAATTATGGAAATCAGAATTAAATTAAATACTGTAAAAAATGCAATGCTATTTGCAACGGTTTGTGACAATTATGAAGAAGATATTGATTATATTTGTGGGAGATATCAGATTGATGCTAAATCAATTCTTGGGATTATGGGAATTGGACTCGAAAGAGAATGCACAGTTGTGCTCCACTCGGAAGATGAGTATGTAAAAAATAAATTCAAAGAAGATATGAAACTGTGGGCTTTGGAGGACTAGCATGAATAAACCAGATTTAACAAAAATGCGAGTAGAAATCAAATGGGCTGAAGATATGTGGCAGCAGATTAAAGATGCAACAATGACTACAATTGGAAAGGATAAAGGTTCTTATCCAGATCATGATTGGAAACTGAGACTTCTTATGGCAGAGCATTCTCCAATCAGACTTGGATTTGTAATTTTAAAGATTTATAATGCACCACAATTTGTACATGGACATTTGGTACGTCATTCTAATGGTGTTGTTCCGTTTGTTTCAAGTCTTAGAAATGACAGAAATGATTATGATGAAGCACCAAACAGAAATACACTGCAGAGTGCAACATATTACTTTAATTTTCAGGCATTAATCAATGTAGCACGAAAGAGGTTGTGTAATTGTGCAAGCTATGAAACAAGAAAAGCGTTTGGAATGATTAGAGATGAAATTGTTAAACTTGAACCAGAAGCAGCAAGCAGAATGGTTAGAGAATGTGTGTACAGAAACGGAATGTGTCCGGAAATGTTTTCATGCGGATATAACAAAACAGATGCTTTTGAAGAGGAACTAATGGAATATATTAAAGGATTTGAGAGTCAAATCTGTGATAAAATGAATATCAGAAAAGGAACAAATGAATAATGTCAGATATGATTTATTATTGTAAACATGAAGAAAATGATTGTCCTGTAAAAGATGCATGTGAAAGATATGTTGATGCAGAACAGCACCAATGCAAAGTTACATTATATAAAGCAATGTGCGTAGACGATAATGGACGAGTATTGTTTATTAATAAAACACCAATTATTGCAGAAGAAACAGAGGTGAAGTCTGAATAATGGCGATTATTATTTTTGGGAAAACAGCAAGTGGGAAAAGCAGAATTGTGAATGAGCTTGTGAAAAGAGGATATAAAAAGATTGTAACGACTACAACACGACCGGCAAGAAAAGGTGAAGTTGACGGAATTGATTACAACTTTATTACCGATGATGAATTTAAAGAGCTTATTAATACAAGATATTTTGCAGAGTGGAAGAAATATGACACAGTAGACGGAACGTGGTATTATGGTTCTCCTCTCGATGAAATATCCAGATCTGATAACAAATCAATCGTGATTCTAACTCCGGATGGTTATAGAGATATCAAAGATGAGTTAGATGAACACATTTCTATTTATATATACGCAAATAATAAGACAATTCGAAACAGATTATCCAAACGTGGAGATAAAAAAGAAGAAGCTGATCGTAGGATTTTACATGACAATAAAGATTTTAAAGGTGCGGAAGAATTAGCAGATAGAATCTTTTATAACAACGACGGTAAAAATATCGATGATTTAGTAGATGAAATATTTGAATATTTAAAAACGAGAGAGGGAGAATAAATAAATTGATTAGAACAAGTGGGATGTTGATGAGAGAGTTAGGGATGTATCCTGACGATTTCATCACAGTTAGATTAGGAGAAGAAGAATATGTAATTGATAGTATTGGACACACGAAAACACATGGAAATATTGATGACACCTCTCATTTATGTTTAAACGTGAGAGATGGTGGTAGTGGTTTTGTTAGGAGGTGAGACGAACATGGATTTTAATCAACTGGGTACAGTGATTTTCGCAATCGGTACAACAATGTGGATCCCAATCTGGGCGCTGTTTGAAGGTGTTGCAAAATGTATTCGTGCATTCAAAGGTACAGATGTGACTATGGAAGAGTTTAGAAGTAACAAAAGTCATGATGAATGGTCTGATTCTGATGATGAAGATTTGGAAGAAAACAAACCGAAAGAAGAGAATAATGCAACGGAACAGAAAACCAAAAGAACTAGAACTACAACGAAGACAGCAAAAGATAGTTCTCAGAAGTAAGAAAGGATGATGTGTTTGATGAAAGTAATTAAGAAGGATGGAACATTAGAAGAGTATAACGAACAGAAAATTATTAATGCTATTGATAAATCTGCACAGAGAGAAAATTTTACATTTTCACAAGATGAATATGGAATGATCTGCAACAGAGTTCTTAACGAGGTTGATGAAGAAGACTTTGAGAATGACGAAGTTCCTGTAGGTTTTATTCATAATATTGTAGAAAAAACACTTCTTGATTTGTTTCCAAAAGTAGGATATCAGTATCAGCAATATCGTAATTATAAACTTGATTTTGTACATATGATGGATACGGTATACGAAGAGAGTCAGAAAATTATGTACATCGGGGATAAGGAAAACAGTAACACTGATAGTGCTCTCGTATCTACAAAGCGAAGTCTTGTATTTAATGAATTGAACAAGCAGTTGTATAAGAAATTCTTCCTGACAGTAGAAGAAAGGCAGGCTATCAATGATGGATATATTTATATTCATGACATGTCAGCTAGAAGGGATACGATGAACTGCTTTAGAAGAGACACACGTTTCATTACCGAACTTGGAGTTAAATCTTTTTATGATTTTAAAGACGGTGACAATGTAAAAGTTTTAACTCATAAAGGCAGATGGAAAAATGCAATAGTTAAGTCGTATGGATGGCAAAATATAAATAAAGTAACTTTTAAAAGAGGTTCGAGCAAAACAAAAGATGTATTTTGCACTGCAAACCATAGATGGATTTTGAAAGACGGCAGTGAGACAACAGATCTAAAAATTGGAGATAAATTAATCGCAGCTCCAGATATAACAAATTATTCATGGGATGAACTAAACAAAACTGAAAAATTGTTATGGTGTCTTGGATTTTCTATGGGGGATGGGGCTATTGTAGAAGATAACAAAATACCAACAATGCATGTAAGATTATGTGGACATAAAAATGAATTTGCAAATAGATTCTCAGATGTTGGATATTCTGTAACATATCCGCAGAGTTTATATGGTGATGGGATTGTCAGAATGGTGAACATTCATGAGAAAAAAATACCATGGTTGATGTTAAATTGTGAAAATATTAAATATTATATTGATGGATTTTTATCGGCTGATGGCGCTTTAACAAATTGTGAAAATATAAAATTTAGAAGCGTTCAGGTGACCGGAGATTTAAATAACGAAATATATGACTTATTAAACATTGCTGGATATTATGTTACATCAACAAAAAACAAAACTGGAGAAGTAACAAATTATGGTGTTAGAAAAAAAACAACAATAAACTATCAAATCAATTCAAATCAGGCAGATAGAACATGGAAGGTAAAAAATATCGTTCCAGACTGTCTTAATCCAAAAGCAGAGGTTTGGTGTCTTGAAGTAGAAGATGATCATAGTTTTATTTTGGAAGGAGGAATTCCAACAGGGAACTGTTGCTTGTTTAATGTCGCAGAAGTAATGCGTGGTGGATTCGAAATGGGTAATGTGTGGTATAACGAGCCAAAAACATTAGACACAGCATTTGATGTGATTGGTGATATTACATTAAGCGCTGCGAGTCAGGAATATGGTGGTTTTACACTTCCACAGATTGACGAAGTGTTAGTGCCATATGCTGAAAAGAGTTATGAAAAATACAAACGTGAATTTTATGATATTGCAGATAACTTACTGGATTATAGACATTCAGATTTTGAACAGAAAGCTCATGACTACGCTATGAGAAAAGTAGAACGTGATATGGCACAAGGTTATCAAGGACTCGAATACAAATTTAATACTGTCTCATCCAGCAGAGGGGACTATCCCTTCATCACCATTACATTTGGTCTGGGAACAGATTCTTTTGCTAAAATGGCTTCAAAAACATTTCTTAGAGTACATAGAGAAGGACAAGGAAAAGACGGAAATAAAAAGCCTGTATTGTTCCCAAAACTTGTATTTCTTTATACAGAAGAGCTACACGGAAAAGGTAAAGTAAACGAAGACTTGTTTGAAGAAGGAATTAAAACTTCTGCAAAAACAATGTATCCAGACTGGTTAAGTTTAGATGGAGATACAACAGTGTCTAAAATGTACCATAAATACGGAAAAGTTATTAGTCCTATGGGTAAGTGCAAATCAGCCCATGTAAAACGGTATTAAACCACTTGCTTAGTGGGTGTGATTCGTTTGAATTGCTAACAGATAGGTCTATAGGAGAGAGATCGTTTGTACTATAGATGAAGCTGTGCCTTTTATACAAGGTCAATCGACTAGACGTGATGAGTGTAGCGTCGTAGAAACAGAGATAAGCACTGTTTCCAAAGATACCGCCTGATGACGAGAATTAGGACATCTCAGAGGGAAAAGCTAGTCAGTACAATTGGTGACAATTGATGAATATGTGTAGAGCATTTCTTTCTCCTTGGTATGAACGAGGGGGAATGGAGCCGGCGGATGAAAATGATGAACCGATTTTTGTTTCAAGGTTCAATATCGGTGCAGTATCATTACATCTCCCGATGATTCTTGCAAAGGCAAGACAAGAAAATAAAGATTTTCATGAAGTTCTTGATTATTATCTTGAAATGATTCGTAAATTACATCAGAGAACGTATGATTATCTGGGTGAGATGAAAGCGTCAACTAATCCGCTTGGATATTGTGAGGGCGGATTTCTGGGTGGACATTTGAATCCAACAGATAAGATTAAACCATTATTAAAACCTATGACTGCGTCATTTGGCATTACAGCATTAAATGAACTACAGCAGTTATACAATGGTAAATCTCTTGTTGAGGATGGTGAATTTGCAGTTGAAACATTGAAATATATTGATATGAAAGTAAAAGAGTATAAAAAAGAAGATGGCTGGCTGTATGCAATTTATGGTACTCCAGCAGAAAATTTATGTGGACTTCAGGTAAAACAGTTTCGTAAAAAATATGGAATCATTCCTGGTGTATCAGATAGAGAATATGTAAGCAACAGTTTTCATTGTGGTGTTTGGGAGGATATTACGCCAATTCAGAAACAGGACTTAGAACATAGATTTTGGAATTATATCGAAGGTGGACGTATTCAGTACTGTAAGTACCCGATTGGATATAATATTGAAGCGATTAAGACACTTGTAAGACGGGCAATGTCAATGGGGTTTTATGAAGGTGTAAATTTATCACTTGCGTACTGCAATAATTGCGGGCATGAAGAATTAAATATGGATATTTGTCCGAATTGTGGAAGTAACGATTTGACAAAGATTGAAAGAATGAATGGATATCTGTCGTATTCAAGAGTTCATGGGGATACAAGATTGAATGACGCAAAGATGGCTGAAATTGCAGACAGAAAGAGTATGTAAAACAATATTGTGGGTTGTCTCAAATGATAACCCACAAAAGAAAGGGTGGTAATTTAATTTGAAATATCATGATATAACTCACGATGACATGATGAACGGAACAGGATTAAGGGTTTGTTTATGGTGTTCTGGCTGTGATCACCATTGTAAAAATTGTCAGAATCCTATTACTTGGGATCCGAATGATGGAGCTAAATTTGATATAAAAGCTAAAAATGAAATATTCAATGAACTATCAAAAGATTATATTTCTGGAATTACTTTGACTGGTGGCGATCCACTTCATCAAAAAAATCTTGAATCCGTTCTGGATTTGGTTAATGAAATTCGTCTTTCATATCCAGAAAAAACAATCTGGCTGTATTCCGGATACACATGGGAACAAATCATGTATCCAGTTGTTACTAATGATTTTAATCCAGAAAGAGACAAGTTCCTGAAAATGCGCCGAGAAATTGTAAAACAGTGTGATGTACTTGTAGATGGGCGCTATGAAGAAGACAAGAGAGACGTTACATATCACTGGGCAGGCAGTACAAACCAGAGAGTGATTGATGTCAAGAAAACATTAGAGCAAGGAAGTGTGATTCTATGGGAGAATCAGTAAAAGTAAAAGATATTCTGTATTATGCAAGAATCATTCCTACGGTTGGCATATTTGATGTATGCCAACTTATAATCAGAACAGTAAGAAAAGATTATTTTGTTGGATGCGACAAAGTAGACAAACATGCTTATCTATTTAATTATTCTGATTTAGGAGAAGTCGTGTTTCACGATCGTAAACAAGCATTAAATAAAGTTCTTGCTGCAGAGGCGAATAATAAAAAGAAAATAAATAAAGAGACATTTTACGAGGAGTATTGATATGGATGCATTAATTGGTATTGTAGCAGGATTCTTTTTAGGGTCAATTTTTTCTGTTGTAATAATGTCGTTGTGTGTAACGTCAAAACGGTCAGACGAATTTTATAGCAGATTTGACAAACAATACGATGATTTCAAAAATAAAGACAAGTCAGAGGAGTAATAAATTATGAAACAGCTTAAATTACATAGACAATGTACGCATAGTAAATTAACCAATTTTGGATTCAGGAAGTACGGCTTAAATTATAAGCTGTTTCTTCCTCTATATGAGAACAAGTCAAAGACAGTAATTGCTGCAGAATTTCTTGTCTCATCTTTAGATAACTATATTGGATATGATGTCATGGATGTGTGTAACGATACATTGTATACAGCATTTTACGACAGAGAATATACAAACGAAGAAAAGAACGATGTTTATAAAACAGTATATACGAGACTGTCTGACATTATGGATGACATGGTAAAAGCAAAAATTATTAGAAAGAGAGTGATTTAATTTATGAAAAAAGTAGCAAAGTTTAGCAAAGTGAGTTTTGAACAGTTTGTAGAAGATTGCAAAGGTATTTTAGGAGATGTCTACATTGAAAACAAAATGGAATACTTATCAGAAAAATATAAGAATATTAATATTCCAAAGAGAAGCACAGCATGTAGTGCCGGTCATGATATTAGTACGCCTTTCAATATTAAAATGACTCCGCATCAAAGTATTACAATTCCAACTGGTCTTAGGTGCGAAATGGATAGAGATTACGTAATGCTGATTTTCCCGCGTAGTAGTCTTGGGATTAAGAAAGGAATGATGATCGCCAATACTGTTCCAGTTGTAGATGCCGATTATGCCTATGCGGATAACGAAGGACATATTTTTATCTGTATTAAGAACAATGGAGAGGACATGCTTGAATTGGAAGAAGGCGACAAAATTGTCCAGGCTGTATTTATTCCATTCGGTGTTGCAGATGAAGAAGAAATCACAACTGAACGCACTGGCGGTATTGGCTCAACAGGAAAGTAG